CAGAAATAAATACTATTGGGGATTTATTCGAGGTACAAGTAGGTAAGTTAGAAGAAGATGATGAATATGTAAATTCTACAGTTAAACCCGGAGATCAATCAGTATTGTTAATCCCAGCAATCTAAAGAAGTTTAATATGTATGTTATAAAAAGAGATGATGGTGGTTATGTAATGTCATATAATAGTGACTTTGATATGCTTGAAATAATCTTTGATAAAGGTGCTGCAAGGATATTTGATACCTTAGGGGAAGCACAAAATGCCAGAGCAGATTTATCCGAGATTGCACCATTAAGAACATTTACTATAGAAAAGATATAGTTAAAGGAGAATAGATATGAGTACTACTTATAACTTAAAAGACTTTGATGAATACCAAGAATTCTTTGATATGGTCATTGAAGACATCGAAGATAATAATTTAATGTCGAAAGAAGGCTTTCCATTAGATGAACATAATAATCCAATTAATATTGATTGGTTATGGGAAAACTTCGGACAACATTTAGATGGAACTCAAACTGGATTAGGTATGCAAGTGTTTAATGAAGTTATTAAATACTATGAACCTATCTCTAAAGAGCGTAAAAAAGAAGTAATAGAAATGGCTAAGTCTGACTATAAAGATGCCTACGAATGCGGACATCTTAATCCAGAAGAAGATTGTGACCCTCAACTCTTAAGGGAATGTGGGTTAGTCACTAAACAAGAACAAGAAGTATATACAGATACCTATGATGAACTTGTGGGATAAATATAAAAGGAGTAAAGCATGAGACCAACAGTAATGGATGATTATAAGGCTAAAACAGATGAAGCTAAAGTAGTGGGTATAATTATTCTTATCTTTATAATCATGTTAATAGTTGGTATAATTAAAATAATCATAGGAGGTTAATATGGATCGTGAGTATGTATCAATTGGTGAATATTTGTCTTATGGCTTTACTAAAGATAGAGTATTGTTTATAGATGATATTGTTAATAATATAAAAAACAAATATATTATAGTTTATCCATCAAATGCAGATTGTCGTTTAGTTAAGTATAAAATTATAGATGTAGATAAAGAAAATAGTAAATTAATAGTACAACCTGTTATTATGACTTTTATTAAAGAAAAAGCAACAATAGGTAAAACCAGTAAATACATTTATGCAAGAACTTATAAACTAGCATTAAAAAATAAATATAGTAAAGTTAGCATTAAACTAAGTAAAGAAGATATTTATTTCATTAAAATAGGTATATCTAAAATAACGGTATTTGATATTGAAGAAATAGATATAAATAAACCATTTAAAGTTAATACAAACTGTAAATATAAAGGAGTATAATATGACAAAAACACTTAAAGAATTGTTTGTCATTAAAGCAGTTAATAAAAAGACTGGTACTACTAGATATATAGAAATAGATGATGACCAAGTAAACTTAGTAAAGTATAAAAGTGATGCAACTTTATATGGAAAGTATGAAGTAGCATTACGAGAAATGAAAAAATATTGTGAAAGTGAAGCAATAAATACTTTTACAGTAGAAAGTATAATAGTGACTGAACATTAAAGGAGTATAATATGGCAGAAGCACTTAAACAGTTGTTTGTAATTAAAGCAACAAGTAAAATTACAGGTCATATTCACTATGTAGAAATAGATGATGATGAAAATACTGTAAGTTTAGTAAAGCATAAAAGTGAGGCTAGTTTATATGGCACACGTAAAGCAGCAGAAAAACAAATGAAAGAATTCTGTAATGGTGAAGAAACTCATGAATATACTGTAGAAAGTGTTATGATGAGTTTAGAAGAAATGATGACTGAACACTAAAAGAGTAAAATATGAAAACATTTTTTGGTTGTTTATTTATTGGAATTGTGACATTCGTTTGGGGTATCGGTATTGGTCAAAATATTGGTGAACAAGATAGTAAAAAACAAATTGAACAATTACAAAAATCTTTAGACTATTGTGAAACCGGTTGGAAATTAGATGCTGAACTCTTCTTTCCAAATCTTTGCAAAACAATCTGTGCAGAAGAATTTGAAAAGATGTCATGCTAAACTAAAGGAGTAAAATATGGCAAACAAAGCGTTATGGGAAGTATTAAATGGTTTTAAAATAAAACACGATGACTTTAGCACATGTGAATTCTGTGAACAAATAGAAGCAGAAATGGGTGAAGGTTATGAAATAGAAGTCTGGGATCATGATGACTATGATCTAGGTGATATACCACAAGTAGTAGTTGAATGGTTAAGTGATCATACTAAAGGTAAGATTGTAGAAGACTTACAAGTACAATTGTATGAAACTGATGATCCTGGTGATGAAGCATTTATAACAGTAGTAGCATTAAAAACAAAGGAAATTTAGAATGAAAAAGATACATGTGGTTAAACAATACCAACCTACAGAAGGATATAATGGGGACATTATATGTGCTTATAGTAAAGAAGCAGATGCAATTGAAGCCGCACGTATCTTAAATAAAACTTATGGAGATAACTGTACCTTCAATATGGATGGTGACTATGAAGAAACATTAAATGAAGATAACTGTCACTTCTATATAGTTGAAACAGCCTTTGTAGATGAACCCTTACCAGATGATTCAAGGTATTATGATTACTTTATAATTAAATGCGGTTGGGTTTACGTAGGGGAAAATGGTATTACGGAAGATAAGGATAAAGCAAAGAAATTTAGTACTTGGGATGAAGCTCGTAGTATGATTAAAGTATTAAATTCTTTGGATATATATAAAGATAAAGGTCCATTATATATTAAAGGAATATTAGAATATTAGGAGGTTAATATGACAGATCCTGTTAAAGAAGTATTAGCAGAATATAGTGAATGTGAAACCTTTAGTAGGTGGTTAAAAGAACATAAAGGTATTAACATGACACCAGAAGAATGCTGCAAAATGTTTGGATATTTCAAAGATTATAGACATTGGGCTGATATGGTAGTACCACAACGTATGGCATTATTCGATTGTGCAAGGAATATCGTTACACATTGGAATGGTTGTATGGACCAGATGAACCAGTTATTTGAATTATATTATACAATTAAGCATGGTATAAACGGATTAGAAGATAGATTAGAGTTATAAAGGAGAATGAAATGACAGAATTATATATACCTTGCTCTAAAGACATGGTAATGTTTATTAGAGAAAGAGATTTGAATTATTCGAATGCTATATTACACGGTGGAGTAAAATCCCGACCATGCTGCATGGAAGATATATATAAAACTAATTCTATTTATAAAGTTAGAGTAACACCAGAATTTACTGCAGCAGTTAAAGATTACGCTATGAGTAAAGGTGTTACATATTTAACTGTCTTAGATTTACCAGGAGTTTTAGGTATTAGAGATAAAATAGTCTTATATTCTAGTGAATCTATGCATACCTTTTGGACTATGAAATGGGGATTTGCTGAAGACTTTCCTATCTATTTTGGCTTAGCATCGGAATTTGAAAAACTACCAAGAACAAAGAAGCAGCAATCTTTAATAGATGAAAAGAATAAAAAAGAAGCTCATGTTACTATGGTGAACTTATCCGTTAAAGACAATCTTATCGAAATACTCAAAAAGAAAGGCTTCCTGTTAAATAAATGCTATGGAATGGAAAGTTATAGTTTTAGTACAAAAGAAAGTTATAATAAATTTGTTGAAGAAGCATTACAATACTATTTGAACCATATAGTAAATGAAAATAATTTAGGTTGTAATATTAAGATTAGACCAACTAAAAAGAATTATACAAGATGTTGGGCAAATCCTTTTATAGACCTAGAACTCATTACTTTACCTTTTGATGGAGATAACAATGACAATTAAGAAAGCAATCCTTCTTATCCTAATCTTTTTAACTTGTATAAGATGTATAGTTATTGGAGCTAGAATGAGAAATCAACACAACTTAAATGTATGTAATATCGAGTTGAATGTAGATGATACTACGTGGGAATATATGGAAGATACCTTAGGGGAAGGTTGCCTCAATAAACTAAAAGATATTAAAATTAAGGAAGAATAAAATGACTATAGAAGAAGTTAACAAAGTAGGATATTGTACTGATAAAGCATACTTTTTAGGTACAGATAAACAAGACTATGAATCAATTCGAATATTAATAAATAAACCAAAGAATGGAGGCTGTTATCGTACAAACAAAGCTTATAAACTTACTATTACAGCGGATGATATTAAAAGTCTGGTTGCTGCACATATGAAAAGGACCTTACCAAAACCTTCTTTTGTTAGAATATATATTTCAGAAATTGTATATCACGTTTTAAAAGCAAATGGTTATAGAGGATACGTTCTTTCTAATTCAGGTAAAGATTATAGTGCTTATTTATATGTTTCTGGTAAAGGCTTTATTAAGCAGTATTCATATACAAGAGAAGCTACAGACTATAAGAATAGTTGTACTGTATATGTTTATAACTTACAAGATTTTACAAACTTTTATAAAGACGACACTTTTATATCACAACAAACTAAGTTTAAAATAAACAGAGCTACAATTAAAGACATCGTCTTAAATATCCTTCGTAAAAGTTACCCTAATATAGCGTATAAAGAAGATAACCTCGATGGATATTTTGTATTTCCAGTAGGATATGCAAAATCTCAACAGCAATTTATATCTGATGCTATTGAATACTATTTAAATGATATAGTATTAAAAGAGTTAGGATGTAAAGTAAAGGCTTTGCCTGGTGCTAAAACCGGGAAGTTATTTAAATTAAGTGACGTTGAAAGTATATTAACCAAAGGAGTCTAAGATGGCTACATGTATGTTATATAAAGTACTTATCGGTGCTAATTACGTAGATTGCGGACGTACCTTTACTTCTTATGAAGATGCACAAGATGTAATGCATGAATATTTAGATAAAGGGGTTTCTGCTATCGTAGCAATCTATGATGATGTGACAGGTGAATTAAGTTTTTAATTTACTTTTTAAACAGATCAACATATAATATAATTAGATAATAGATTTAACTAGCATTTAAATTTTCCTTTTGTTATTATCTATTATCACACCACGCTAGATAGTACTAAGGATATTTTTTATCAACCATTCATACCTTTCCTTAGTATTATTTAGTGTGTATTCTCCCTCATTCAAGAAAATTTCCAATTATAATAATTTTTTTATAATCTTTATATTAAATCATGTGTTCTATTAATTGGACCTACAATAGACCTTACAAAAGTAATACACCGAAGTAGTGACTCCAAAACGCCCGGCAATGTGCGGATGATCCTTCTGGGGGCTTGCGATAAACCAAATATCCGGGGGAAAGAAGTATATCTTTCAACTATATATAAAGGATATGACAATTTATATATAGCAAATTTTATTCTTATCTATACATATCTATAATAAGAATTAATCCAGTAACTGTTCTGGCTGATCATAGTGAAGAGTAACCTATGAAGAAATATAAAGAAGTAGTAAATATATTAACAGAAATGGAAATATAATACGAAAAAAGGATAAATAAATATATTTCTTTCCGGAAGGAGTTTAGACCAAGCCCCTTTATTATTTGATAAACTATATGATTTAAATAGTATATAAATAGAATTGGAAAATTACTTATTTACATTTGTACAAATATGCTATAAGATTATATAGAAATGCTTGACGGCGTTTTAATGTTTTAGATTATAATACGCACTTACTTCGGCCGACTGGAGAGAAGTAAGTCTTTTTTTTTGCTTTACTTTTATTTATTTAATGCTATAATATATTTTGTAATCATGTTAATGGTTTGTACTTTTATTCGACATTTTAAGTATAGACTTTCCATTGTTACGCTCTTGAAACCTTCCCTTTTCTTCGCTTTGTCCAAGAAGAACTTTCCTTATAAGGGGAGGTTTTTTATTTACATTTATATATTTCCACTTTATAGTATACATAGCTTATTAACCAAATACAGAGGTTATTGGCAAGCGAAACACACCTAATATCCTATATGATTTGTATAGGATATCTTTTTTATCAGAATTGGAAAATTAATCATTTACTTTTATATAGGAATGCGTATAATATAAATATGTTCAAAAACATAGATGGAAATATATAGGTTTCTGCGAAAGTCCTTTCAAGCAAAATAAGTAATATATTTCTGTTGAACGCCATATATACAAGTAAATGTTGTCAGAGTTCCCCTTTGTAATAATACTTGTATATAATCTCCGCTAGGAGTATATATAGTAACGGGTCCTTCCTTTCCAATTCTCTCTCTCCTCCTGTTCTATATATATTCCTAACATTCTTAATAACATTAGACTCCTAACATACGTGATGTTTTTAAGGTTAATCCCTTCTTTTTATAGAGAAGGGGTTTTTATTTACTTTCATTAACTATACCTTTTAAATAGTAATAAGAAACCCCCATCCGAAGACAGGGGTTTGATAGGTTTTCTAACTAATTACTTAATTAAGCAACGTTGAAGTTAGAAATAGCACCTTTAACCAAGTATTCTGGCTTATTTACAAATAAGTCGTAGAAACTCAAGCAACCTTTGTGGTTACGTAAGTTTGGAGCTTGGAATGTTGGTGTCAAATACAAAGCAACCCATTCAGCTAAGATGATTGCAGAATCACCTAATTGGAAGCCCTTGAAACCAAAGACAACTTGATCAGCTGCCAATGTTTTTGTATAAGGAACTGCAATTACGTTGATTGTACCATCACGCAATGTACCTGCTAAATATGGACCAATTGGTTTCTTAGCTTCTGGAGCAGCTTTAAAGCCTTCGATTTGTTCGATAATTGGCAAACCTTGAGTAGCAGAACAGATGATAAAGTCAACAGTTCCACGACCTGCTGTTTCTTGGATAATACCACGAGCAGAAGAAATAGTTGTTGTATATGAACTATAACGTTGTGCCAATGTCAAGTTAGTACCGTTAGCTGAGCAGTCAAAAGTCAAAGATGGATTAGCAACTGCAGCATCAGATACTGCTTTAACTAATGCCAAGTCACGTTCCCAACGAATTGTACCAGCTAATTGATTTGTGATCAATTCATCTGTATCAATTGCTAAGTGAGCGTTCATGACTAAACCTGCAGCAACAGAATATGAACTCATCAATGGGTGTTCCTTAGCCAAGATTGGTTGGTTAGGAATATCGAATTGAATCTTACGAATCAAATCTTCATCGTGTTCTGTATCATAAGAAGCTGTAGCATTCAATACTGTACCATCAGCAATAACAGCTGTATCCAATTTCAAAGTTGCAACACCTGTTTGTGCATCAACTGTACCAGATACGCCCTTACCGATAACTACATATGTACCACCAACACCATCCAAAGATGTGTCTAAACCGTAATCACGAGCAACTTCTTTACCATCAACTGTAACGATAAATGAACCTGCACGTACTTTTACTGTTGTGTTTGCTTCTAATGCTGCTGTTGGATTCAATGTAGCTGCACCTGCTGCTGTTGTAGCTGCTGTATAAGAAATAACACCTTCAGTAGAATATGTACCGTCAGTTGCTTTTTCGAATACAATATCACCTTCTGCTACGTCTGCTGCTGTCTGGCTGTAACGTGTCTTAATTGTAAAGATTTGGCCAGATTGACGATCCATAGCTTGAATGTCTGCAATATAATTTGCAACCATCATTGGATAAAATATATTAACGATATCCAATACTTGTGGAGTCAAAGTTGAGACGCCTGGTGTTAACATTGTGTTAGCTGTAGCGTTGATAGCATCTTCATGTAAGATATCTTTGCCGTCTGTTTTCATAACGTAGTCAGCTGTATTTTCCATGATTTGGACTAATGTAGCTGCTGCATATTTAGCTTCTTTGGAATCAGATTCTAAACCTTTAACCAAATTTGGGCAACGAACACCTAAGTTAGATTCTGCTAAGAATTGAGCTGCGTGTGCGATACCGCGGTTCATTTTGACATTGCGTTTAGCTTCTGTCAAACCTTGTTTTTCGATTGTTTTTAAAATTGACATTTTATTTATCTCTTATATATATGTATGTATATCTGTATTTTATACTTGTATTTAATTTTTGTTATTGTTAGCGTATAAAATGAATTGATATACTGTTTTATTTGTATAGTAATAAAAAAATACCTATCTTTATTTATGATAATCGGGACTAATATTGCGATAAGGGATTAGACCGAGTATTGTTGGTTATAGGTATTCATCTACACATTCCAGATTAGGGTTGTTTCTATAATTAATAGAACTATAAGTTTGGGATAGTTAATACATATTTAGAATAATTTTTATTAATTTTTTTCTTATATATAATATAATAACTATAAAAGGAATTGATTATGAAACAAAATCAAGAAAATTATGTTGGAAAAAAGTTTAGTAAATGGACAGTTATAGAAGATTTGGGTAGAAATAAATATAATAAAAGATATATGAAATGTAGATGTGAATGTGGAAAAGAAGCAGAAATAACTTTAAACAGTCTTAAATCCGGTAGAAGTACAAGCTGTAGAAAATGTGGAAGCACTAAACATGGACTTTCTACAGATAGGCTTCATAGAATTTGGTGTAAGATGCTAGAAAGATGATATAATATTAACTGTAATATTTATTGTTATTATGGAATGAAGGGAATAAAAGTTTGTGATGAATGGAAAAATGATTATGAAACATTTAAAGTTTGGGCATTGAAAGCAGGGTATAATAAAGAATTAACCATAGATCGTATAAATACTGATGGTAATTATGAACCTGATAATTGTAGATGGGCAACTTATAAACAACAAATATTAAATAGAAATAAAAACAAATCTAATAAAAGCGGTTATATAGGTATTTGGTATACTAAAAATATGAAGAAATGGAAATCTGATATAGTAATAGATTATAAACATATACATTTAGGCTATTATGATACACAGAAAGAGGCATTAGAAGCTCGTAATAAATATATTATAGATAATGGGTTAGATTACCCTATACAAGAATATATTGGGGAAATTGGTAGCGTAAAGAATTAATAACTATTTAATTGATATAGTAAAAGAAATTTAATATGGGAATATATATAGAAGCTGAGAATTATTTGCAGATGAATATACCTAGACTGCTTGGTGAATTGACTAAAGCAGATAAAGAATGTTATGGGTGTAATATATGTGTATTTGCACCTTTTGGAAAAGAATATAAAGGTTTTAGTACAGTAAGTATATGTATATTGAATATTAGGTTAGCGTATAAACCGGAGATATTAGCATATATTAGAGAAAAATTTGGATTTGAGGATGCATGGATATATAAAGATGATGATCATATATTAGATAAGTCAGGTATCTTTGGTAATCTTAATCTAGCATATAAAATACCAATAAGTTTAGTTGAGCAGCTTGCGGTATTATATAAGATAACTATTTAATTCATATAGTAAATAAAAAGGATTTAAATATGTTAATATATATACCTGCAGAGAATTATATACAGTTAAATTTATCTAAGATGCTTTCTGAATTGACAAAAGATGATAAAGAATCCTATGCACTTAGTATAAATGTATTTAAAATACCTTTTGGGGCAGAAAATGCAGATTTTTCTATGGTATATATAAGGGTAATGAATATTAAATTAGAGCATAAACAAAACTTTTTAGATATACTTAGAGAAAACTTTGGGTTAGATCCTATGTGGTTAACTAAAGATGAAGATTATATATATGAAAACGATGAAACAATAGCAAATTATAATTTAGCATATCAAGTTCCGATTGGTTTAATTGAAAAGTTAGCGCTATTATATAAGTTAGCTATTTAATTGGTATAGTAAAATATACAGTAAAATCAAAGACTTAGACTTAGAATGTTTAAGTTTTTTAATTTTTTGAATTTTTTGCTTTACTTTTAATAAAAATTAATGTAAGATTGTAATAACTCAATAATGAGTAATAGTAAAAAGGACATGGAAATGAATAATGAAAATGTAATTTTTAATAAAGAAACAGTAGATACTGAAACTTTAAAGAAGTTAGGCATAAAATCTACTACAAGTACTTTGAACTTAACGATACATGAAAAGCGCGTATTGGAATTGTTTAAAGATAAAGATACTGAATTGACTGTTGTTGATATAGTGTTGGGTTATTATAATAAATATACCAAAGACCATAGTAAAGAAAAGTTGATAAACCGAAATTACATGGGTTTAATTGTTTATAGAATGGCTCAAAAGAAGTTATTAAAAGCAGTTAAAAGAGGTGTATATAAACTAATTTAATAAAAAGATTAAAAATGGAAAATAAAAGTAAAAAAAGATATTTATATATTGCAACAAATCCATGCTTATATGGATTTATTAAAATTGGTATAACTAATAGTATAAATGGTAGAAAAGCTACTTTATCAAATACTAGTGTGTTAGAAGATTTTGAATTTGTTGCTTTATTTGAATGCCAAGATGCTGAAAAAAATGAAAAAGCTTTACATAAAGCTTTTGCTGCATATAGACATTATACCAGAACTGGTCGTGAAACAGAATTTTTTAGTGCAGATAAATTAGATGAAGTTTTAAGTTTTGCTAGAACATCTTTACCTGGAAGTAAAGAAATTACACCTAATTCTACTAAAAAACGCCGTAATAATACTACGTTTGCTATGTTGAATATTCCAATTGGTGCTAAGATTTATTATATGAATTGTCAATTACCAGCATGTACTGGTATTGTAATGCCAAAGAATAAAGTTCAATTTCCAGGTTTCGATAAACCAGAAAGTGTATCAAAAATTGCCGGTAAATTAGCACCTGCAGATAAAACTAATTCTTTAAATGGTTATCAATTATTTTATTACAACAATAAAACTTTAGAAGAATTAAGACCAAACGAGTAATATAATCAAGTCAAAAAGCTTAGATAGAAATATTTAGGCTTTTGACTTTACTATTTAATAAATATATATTATAATAAAAATATATTGGGGTTAATAAATAAAATGTCTAATTCTGGAAGATTTATTAAAGGACATAAAACTTGGAATAAAGGCCTTTTTGGTTGGCAAGGGGCTAATGCTACTAGTTTTACTAAAAAAGATATTGAAGCTAGACGTATTATTGGTAAGCCCAGAAAAGGTCGAGATGGTATGGTATGTAGTAGTGAAGAGAAAGTACCTGTAAGAAGCCGTAATGGTAAAGTATATATGCACCAGCGCAGAGTAAGTTATAGTAAATGGCTTATGGAAAAGGAATTAGGTAGAAAATTAAAAAGCAATGAAGTAGTTTATCATATAGATGGGGATAAGTTTAATAACGATTTAAATAATCTTGAAGTTATTACTAGAGCTGAATTATTAAAAAGAAATGGTAGGAGATAATTATGATGACAGATACAGAAATTGCTACCGCAATAGTTTTTTATCTTTCTAATAAATTGAATATTAATGCAATTCCACAAGATTATACTAATGATATTGCGTCTATAAGTCTTAATTATACTCCAAGTGATAAGGTTTTTAGTGTAGCATTAGATATAACTCATCATTTAACTAGTAAAGAAAATATTAATGAAATAGTAGAAAGAAATATAAAATGGTTTAATAATGATACAAAACGGAAATTAGGCTTAGATAAGCCAAGTCGAATATATAAAGATCTTATAAGTCAAAGTTGGATGCTTGCTAAAGTAATATTAATGTATGATTTAACAGAAGATATAGAAAATACTTTACTTGTATTATCTAAAATACAATAATTTGTTTTACATTTAATTTGTAGCAAGTTATTATTTAAATAGATTAAAAGGTCATTCTATGATATATAATAAAGAATATTTTGATATTGAAAAACTTTTGACACACTATATTCAAGATGAATTAGGTGAAACAAAAGTTAATTTTCATATTAATTTTGCAGTTAAAGATACTTTACCAGAGCCTTATAATTATAAAGAATATCCGCCTTATATTAGAGTTGCTATAAGATCTAATGTATTAAATATAGAAGCTCAGTTGTGGATAAAAAATTGGTTTAAAAATACATTTGGATTAGATAAACCACATTTAGAAAGGGAATATGCGCATAGTAGTAAAGAAATTTTATATGAGATTTTATATAAAGTACCTGAAGAATTATATGATAAATTAAAAGTATTAAGTAAGATCAATTAGTTATGAAGACAGATAGAGATTTTTTGATAGAAGCTTTAAGAACGTATGTGGATACTAATGTCCGCAGCTGTTTTTATTGGAATAGTTTAAGTAGTTATGTATATATTACAGATATATCTGAACTTAAAGTTAGAATTGAATTATCTTTTGGTATATCAAAGAATAAATATCTTAAAAGTTTTCGTAGATTTGCTATTAATAAACTAATTGAAAATTTAGAAAAAGATTTAGGTATTAAAAGTAAATTCAAAACAGATGTTAAATATAGTGAAGCTAGAATAATTGAAGATACATGGGGTTCAAAAGTAAATTATTGTGATATTAATGTTAAATACTTAATACCACGTGATTTATATAACAAATTAGAAATTTTAGCTAAAATAGATAAAGAAAGTATTATAGCTATGGCAAATGAACATGTTAAATGTTCGGAGGTTTTAGTATGAGTAATTTCTTTGTACCTTATGGTAAATGGGTAATTTGTCATGCTTTAAAAGATTATCTAGAAAGTTTAATTTTTCCTATTCCTAATACTGATGAAGCAATTCCTGGTAAATCTTTAGGAATAGCAGATATAATTGTAGGAACTGTTAATGCTCAATTAAATAATGTATCTATTGTAGTTTTATTTCATAATGACTGGAGTCCTAATAATTTAGAGTTTGAATTAGTAGAAAAACATCTTAGTAACTTATTAAAAGATTGGAATAAAGTTATAGATTTTAAGCACAACGGTATAGAGTTTATTGGTAATACCGAGTTAATGACTAATTTAGGCAATTTTTTAAGAATGGGTGGATATATTGTTGTAAAATAAGCTTAAAATTTATATAACAAAAAGTTTATTGTTTTTCTGCTTTACTTTTAATATTTTATATACTATTATAATAATATAGTTAAAAACCAAAAGGGGTAAAAATGGCAACAAATCATAATATGACATTAAAACAACCTTATTTTAATTTGATTAAAGAAGGTAAAAAAACTATTGAATTACGTTTATATGATGCTAAAAGACGTAAAATTGAAATTGGAGACACTATTACTTTTCAAAATGGTGATAATTTTCATACAGTACAAGTAAAAGGCTTTTTTACTGCACCTACTTTTAAAGAATTGTTTAGATATATTGATCCTAAATATGCTGGATTGGGAACTGTTGAAAATGCGATTAAGATTATGGAACAGTTTTATGATAAAGAAGCACAAGGTAAATTTGGTGTAGTAGGTATTTGTATAGAAAATATATAATAAAGGATTTTAAATGAGTACTATTTCTTATGAATTATCAAATGTCTATAATCCAAAGCATGAACCATTTTATGGACAAGTTGCTTGGTTAACTAGAGATATTTTGGACAGTTATGAAGGGCATTGGGATTGGTTACAATATAAATTCTTTCCGGGATTAAAAGAAGGTAAACGTGGGTATAGCTTTGCAATAGATCCATATTCTAAGCAAGTAATTACTACTAAAAGAGGTATTATTCCTGTATATACCTTAGCGGGTTGTGCTTTATTAAAAGATGAACCAGATGAAAAAAAATTATGTTGTTTATTTGTAGATCCAAATTATAGAGGTCAAAAAATTGCAAGTAAATTGATTGAAGATAGTTTCGAAGTATTGAAAACGAATAAACCAGTTATGACAGTATCTCAACAGAATTTAAGTATGTTACAGAAACTGATTGATAGATATGGTTTTGAATTAACATCAGTTAAAGAATCTGTATACAAACCTGGTATTAAAGAATATTTTTATAATGAAGGTTTAGCTAGATAAATTAAAAAGGATATTAAATGTTAAAAAATAGTAGTATTGAAATTATTAAAAACGCTTTAGAAACAAATAATGAAGAACATGTTGCATTTCTTTCACAAAGATGTATTGAATTTGTTGATAAAATAAAAGAAATATGTAAAGACGATGAAGAAGGTCCTGAAAAAGAAAGAGTTATTTCTATATTAATAGATAAGTGTTTAGCTGTCATAAGAAGCGATATAGAAAAAAGGATAAATGGACAAAATAAAGAATTTGTGTCTAAAATGTGTGAAGTTTTAGCTAATGTAAGTAGGAATGAATTATTAAAAAATCAATAGTTTTAGAATTTATTCCAAGGTTTACCGTTTTTATCAATATAAGTAAAAGGTCTAACTTCTATAGAATAATCTATTGGATATCCTACTAGAAAATTATATTCATCGTCATATTTAAGTAACTTTGAATATATTTCTTTTGTGTCAGGTACTGATGGACCAGCATATTCTGAAAGATCTTTATGAATAAGATTGGCTAGAGTTTTTCTAGCTTCTTTTTTATTTTTATATAAGATAGCCTCTTCTTTAGAATTCACCCAACTACTACCATTATAATAAAGTGTAGGACCAGGAATATCTTTTGCATTTTGTTTTAATGCATATACTTCATGCTTTAATGTGATATATTCTTTTAAAGTATTTTCTAATAACGATCTTAGCTTACTCATATAAAAATCCTTGATTCTATTCACTTATAATAGAACTTAGTTACAAAGAATTAAATTTTTTGCTTTACTTTTTAAAACGATTATTGTATATTTAACATAAAATAAAGGTATTAAAAATGGATGAGCAATTAAAAAAAGCTGTTACACAATTATTAAAAAAAGATTTTTCTCTTGATTGGATTTGTAATTCTTTAAATTTAAAAAGAGAAGATGTATTAAAAGCTTTTTCTAATGATAAAAAAGGCAAACCTAGTGTAATCACGAAAGAACTTAAACAATTAAAAACTTTAAATAGATTACAAATAAAAGAAACTAAAGCTAAATTTAAACAAGCCATTATTAATAGAGTTATAGAAACATATAAAAATTATCCAGAGTTATCAGTTAAAGAAAAAGCTATTAAAGCGGGTATAGAATTTTCACGCTTTACTAATATTTCACATAAATTAGGTTTAAAACAACCTCAATATATACCACCTTTAGAAAAAAGAAAACAAAAACAGGCAATTAGAGATATGTATAGTAAAGGTATTTATACATATCAAGCTGTTGCAGATAAATTTGGAATTACAAGAGAACGAGTTCGTCAAATTGTTTCAGATATTTATACAGAGTTTAAAGCTCAAGGCAAAACACATAAAATTGTTAAAAAAGTATTGTGTGGTAAAAATTCACCTTCATATAAAAAAAGTTTAGAAAATTATAATGATATGATTAATGTGTTTAAAATTGCAAAAATACATTATAATAAAAGTATATTAAATTTAAATGAAATAACCATTGCTTACCATAATTTGTATGGTAAAAAAAAGAAAATTAAACCTAGTCATTTGATTTGGGCAAGTTTGTATAAATATATAAATAATAATGAATTAAAAGAAAATGGTGTAGAAATTAAAAGAATAGATAAAAATAAATATACTTTATTAATAGACAAACCTTTAAATAAAGAGGAAATTCCAATGATAGAAAATTTGTTTACAGTAAGTGAAAGTGAAGCAAAAAAATTAAAATTGTCTTCTTATACTATAAATATATATAGAAGTATGGAATTTTTGCGTGTGTTTTGGATTGCTTTAAAAGATTATAATAAAGATAAATTAACATTAAATGAATTAACTACTGCTTATTATAATTTATATGGAGCTAAAAATTCAGCTAAAGTATTAACCAGAAAACAAATTAGTACAAAATTACATAATATTCGGCATAGAGAAAATTGTAGTTATATAGAAAATGTCAAAAATGCCAAAGGATTATATAGATTAACCGAAGCAGGTAAAGATTATGCTGCTAAAATGTTTAAGTAAAGGAGTAAGATATGTTACCTTCTAGTGAAAAATATTTAATGCAAAGATATGAAAAGAAAGAAGATTTTGAATATTTACGCGGTTTAATTGATACTTGTATAAAAGCTTATAATGAAATATCTAAAGAATTAATTAATGGTGAAATAACCATAGATGATAAAAAATACAGTGAATTTGATTTACGTATGGGTATGGTTCAAGCTTGCATGGGAATGATTACAGATAAAGCAGAAGAAATTAAATGCAAACCAAATCCTGAAACATTAGAAGATATTAAAAAAGTTTTAACTAATGAATTAATCAGTGAATTTATGGAAGATTAAAATGCATGAATTAGAAAATACTAGATTTAAAAAAATATCAACCTCTTCTGGTGATTGGCTTATTTATGAAAATGGAGATGTTGAAAGTTATAATATTTTTAATTTTTATTATTCTATTCATCTATTTTGGCCGCCTAAAGAACAGCCTATTGTGCTAAGTGGAAAATATGTAGAATTTCCTCATTCGGATTATTTAGTTTATGATAATAATAAATTTAGTTATTTTAAACTTATTAAAAATCCTGATACATTTAATTATTTATCACCAATGTATTATGAATTGGTTTGGGAATGCGATAATAAAGATTTAATTAAATTTTATATAAAATTAATAGATTCAGGTTTAACTATAGATTCAGTAGTATTAGAAGAATTTTTAAATATGGCAAAAAAATTAAAGGCCTAATTAAAGGCCTTTTTCTTTTATCTTACTATATCCCAGAAAGAATACTCTTTAGTTCCTACTCTTATTACAGTAAAATTCATAAATGGAAATTCACCAGATCCAAAGAAAGCATGATAGTCTGCTTTATCATATAAAGTAATTTGATCAACAGCAACTTTATCTAATTGTCCATTCATTACCAATTGTTCTTCCATATAAGGATCTTGTGCTCCTCTTTTATCCTTTTGTCTTTCCAGATAAGTTACAAATCTATCCCATAAATCTGTTACACAAGTTTCAAACATTAAATTTTTAGTATTAAATGTAATATTCTTGTGTGTATTATACATATTACGAAATACAGTATAATTATCTAAGCAAGATAAATTAACTGGATATTTTTCTGAATCTTGTTTACGTTGATGGAAAATTTTTATGAAGTTTTCACAAAATTGTTCTTTACAAACAGATATGACATTATCAATATCATAATCTTCACGAAATGCCCAGAAATCGAGGGCAGTAGTCTCTTTTAACATTTTTTACTCTTTTAGTTCCGCCACTTGATATTATCGCATGGAAATTATGAAGTCGCAGTCATTGCTACTTCTTATTATATAGAACATAAATTTTATGGCTTTACATTATAAAATATTTAACTTATAATAAAAAATGTAAAATAAAGGATATTTTATGAAATTTGAAAAAGAGATTACTAATACATTAAAAGTTGGTATATTATTTCAACTTTTACATAGGCATCTAATACGTGATATCGAATCTGAATATTATAAGCAAGCATATGAAGAAATGCTAAATGGTAATGCATATAGAATTAATTGGGGAATTAAAGAAGATGTACATTTTGTATTAGCTTTACGTTTAGGTAAAGGTAATGAAGATACTCTTTTTTCAGCAGAAAAAGATGGGGATAAATTAATTATTAATATTTGGTTATCTTATTTAGAAAGTTTAGTCTTATATAGAGAAATAAACAAAAAAGCTTTTATAGTACGTAGAATTGAAAGTTTATCAAGTATAATTATTTGGTATATGCTTTCTTTACTGAATGAAGACAAACAAAATATAGATTATAATTCAATTAATTTTGAAAAAAATACAAAAAAATTCTTTAATTTAAATAAAGTAAAGACAGCTTTTAATGGAGTTATTTCATTATGTTTATTATGTGATGATAAAATCATAACAAAAAATACACCTAAACAAGAAGTTGTAGATGTAATAAAGCAAACAATGGAAAATGATGCTATGCTTTCAGGTATAACTAAGTATTTGGAATCTTTAAATCAATCAGGTTATGATGATTTAGTAGAATATTGTGAAGAATTATTTGAAAAAAATAAGGAGTAAATTATGAAAAGAATTATTTTAGGGATATGCGATTATTTTAAAGATTGTCGTCATGATAGATTAATGAAAAAAGCAGAAAAACTTAATTGTAAGTTATATGAACCAGCTTCTAGATTATTTAAAAAGAATATAGTTGGTTATGTAGTATCATCAGAATGGAAAGAAGGACCAATGATTTACTATATTTTACAACGATTTATGAAACGGAAAAAATTTTAATTTTTTGCTTTACTTTTTAAAAAATTACGTTATTATATATAATAAGTAAAGTGTTGAAACGGTAAGTTATTGTTTTCGTCATTTTTCTGATGTGTCTATAAACGGTTGTACTTTGTATAGTTTGTTTTTAGTCATAAATTTAATGAATGCTTTATATATTAAGCTAGCAAAAATATATAAAGTTAAACAATGATCGCTATAGGGGTAACCTCCTTAGGATTAAATATCTGGATAGATATTAAAATCCGCTCCTATTTAGTGGAATTGAATTCATTTATCTAACATCAATTGTAATTATTTTTTATACTTTAAGCTTCTTCTTTTTGAAGAAGCTTTTTTTTTGTTTTACTTTTAATATTTATTTGTTATAATATAAATATGGCCAGTGAAGGTAATACATTTTTAAGAATAAATTTTCCATTATTAAATACAAGTAAGTTTGTTGCTGCTTTGTATGATATGTGGTATAATCCTACTACTCCAATTCCATATAAATATGAATTAGATAAAATTACACATGATCCTAAAACTAGTATAATTACATTTAATTTTGTTGCTACTTTAGGTAATTATCCTTTTGTTTTAAAAATGATAGATACACGTATTCATGAATGGTTTAGTTTTATAGAAGAAAAATTAGGCTTAGGCTATAATAATCTTATTGAAATGATTAAAAAAGAATTGTCTGCGGATAAATTGAATTGGGAAATATCTTTTATGTATAATCTTCCAAAAGACAAATTAGATCGTATTGAAATTTTATTAAGAATGGAAGGATATTATAAAGAAAATGATTCTAACATGGCATATATGTTTAAAAATTGTACAAATTTAAAAGAGGTAAATTTTTCATCTTTAATGAATATTAGCATTGAACATAAATAAAATAATGGCTTTACATTGTTAGAATTTTTATTATAATAAAAATATAATAAAAAGGTTTAAAATGATAAATACTTGGAATTATAGATATAGTAATAATATGTGGTATGCATCTCTTTTTGCATTTAGACATCCTATTCGTTTTATAAAAGAATTTAAGGATAATATGTATACTTGGCCTTCATTGGAAAATACAATTCGTGAAAAATGGATGAAGTTATATAAAAGATTACCATTTCAAAAGGCTTGTCGTTGGTTAGGTTCTGAATTAATTAAGCGCGTATCTGATAGTAAAATATTAGATACTTTTGAATGTAGAACACGTGATGCAAATACTAAATATTATTTTGCAACATGTCATTTTGGTTACATTAAATTTGAAGAAAAACAATACACTTATAAAGGTAAAGCTTGTAATTTATTTATGGACTTTACAGTAGCCGGTTTAGTTGGTGATGAATCTGCTAAAACAAAAGCAGAACAAACTAAAACTAAAGTTAAAGTACTTTATAAAGGTTGGGTATTTTCTAAAAAGAAAGCAGAAAAAGTATTAAAACAAGTTATTAAAAAGAATCCTAAAATCTATAAATCTGAATATCAAAATTATCCAGAAGCTGCAATACCATACTTAGTGGAATATCCAGAGCATATGTTAAATCTTTTGAATACTGGTAAATTGCCTTGGAATGATATAGATAGTAAGCATTTATGTGATATCTATAATAATAGCAAAGATAATATTGAAAAGCTTTGGTGTTATGTAATGTATTTGTTATCTTGTAGAAATGATTTTAATGCACATGCTGAATTAACAGATATAGCTTCAACATGTGATTGGTACTTGTTTAATAAAGCTAGAATGAAAGATCCTATAGTAGATGCACATTATGCTTTGTTAATGAAACAAGGTAAAGAAAAACAGGCTAAAAAATATATAAGCTTAGTAAGAAAAGATAATAAAAATTATAAAGAAAGTTCTATGAAAGAGATTAAAGAAAAAATTAATAAATTAAAAGAGTATTATTTAAATATGCCTTTTAATTATTATAGAATTTAAGGAGTATGAGATGTTTGCAGCTATAGAAAATAAAGTAGAAGATTGTAAAATAGTTTGTACAGGTCAATCGAAAGGTCAGGTTAAGCGTATACTTTGCCAAATGGGTTTAGACTGGAATCAATATCGAATAATAGATTTGGATGCTCCAGATATCTATAGATAAAGGAAATTAAATGGGCTTTATATTTAGAAAAAGTTTAAATTTAGGCTTGTTTCGTGTTAATTTAAGTAAACATGGATTTGGTTTTAGTTTTGGTATGCCTGGTTTTAGAAAAACATATGGTAGTAATGGTATAAATCGTACTACTTATAATATTCCAGGTACAGGAATATCTTATGTTAAAACAAGTAAAAGGAAAAGTAAATGAAAACTAGGACAAAATTAAATGTAGCAGAATATCTTGAAAAAAATTTAAAAGATGATCCAGCTAAGGAATTAATATTAGAGTATATAAGTTATTTAGAAAAAAGAGCTGAATCTTTAGATAAAATTAGAGCTTCCGGTAGAAAATATATAGATAAAAATAAAGAAAAAAAAGCAGAATATAATCGTATGCGCTATTTAAAAAGAAAAGAGGCAAAAAATGAAAAATAAAAAAATTGATAAATTATTTGTACAATGTGATTGTGGATCTGAATATATAGTTTTAGAACCACAAGATATAGATTGCTTAGAATGTGGTTTGTATATGGGTGTTTTAGCAAATGCTTATCATAAACCTTCATTTTGGCATAGATTTAGACATATTTGGTATACATTGAAACATGGTAAACCTTATACAGATCAGGTATGTTTAGATTTAGACAAAGTTAAAAAATTAGAAATGTATTTGAAAAGTTATATTGCTATGGCCGAATTAGATAAAAAGTATAGAAATAAAAAAGATAATAAATCTAATATGATTTTAATTTATCCTACTAAAAAAGGAAAATAACATGTTAGAATTTTTTAAAATCTTAGGTCTAACTATATTGGGTATTATTGCTTTTGTTATAATTGCGTTTTTCGGCATATGGTTATTACTTTGGATATGGCCAATTATAATTATAGCTTTACCTATTGCTTTAGTTATTTATTTAATCCAATTATATAAAATAGCTAAGCCAACAAAGAAAAATAGAAAGAAATAAAAAAGGAGTAAACAATGAAATGGAAAAAGTTTTATTTTGTACCAAATAATGGTTATAATATGGATAATGAAAATGTTACAGATTTTATATTATCTGCTTTATTTACCGGTGCATTGTGGATTTTGTGTTTAATTCTTATTTTTGGATCTTGGTTTACTGTAGCTGAAGGTGAAAGAGCCATCTTAACTACTTTTGGTAAAGCTTCGAATCATATATATGAAGCAGGTTTACATATCAAGTGTCCAATTATTCAAGATGTAAAAACTTTTGATATTAAAACGATTCGTGCTGATTATAAAACACAAACTTATACAAAAGATATTCAAACAGCAAATATTACTGTGTCATATTCATATAATTTGATTAGTAATGATATTATTGAAACATATAAAACATACGGTAATCAATGGCAAGAACGTATTTTATATCCTAACTTAGAACAAGCCGTTAAAGCTGAAGTGGGTACATGGAATGCAGATCAAATGGTTGCTAATCGTGATAAAGTAGCAGATAATATTTTAAAATCACTACAATCTCGTATGATTGAACATAAATATCCTGTTACTATTACAAATTTTCAAATGATTAATATTGATTATTCTGATCAATTTGAAAAATCTATTGAAAAGAAAGTAGTTGCAGAACAAGAAGCTTTAGAAGAAGAAAATCGTACTAAACAAGTTGAACAAAAAGCTAAACAGCAAGTTATTAGTGCAAAAAGTGAAGCTGAATCTATGCGTATTCGTGCAAATGCTTTAGCAAATAATCCAAAATTAGTTAATTATGAATTTGTTCAAAAATGGGATGGTAAATTGCCACAAATTATGACTGGTGATTCTATGCCAATTTTAATGAATTTAAATAAATAATTATTAAGGAAAAAAAGGCGAAGTTATGTTATTTAAAACATTTGATAATGGATTAGTTTTATTATATGAAAAAAATAAAGTTAATAATAAAGATGCTTTTCATGTAAATGTTTTAACAGGTAGTGCTTTAGAAGAATCAAATGAAAAAGGAATTAATCATTTGGTTGAGCATTTAATGTTCAAAGCAAGTCATAAAAGAACGACTAAACAAATATCTGAAGAATTAGAACAACAAGGTGCTATTGTTAATGCATGGACTAATTATGATAATGTTCGTTTTCATTTTGAATGTTTACCAGAAAAACTTGAAAAATGTGCTGAAATATATGCAGATATGTTGTTAAATAAAAATATTAGTAAAGAAGAATTTGAAAAAGAAAAGTCTATTGTATGCCAAGAAATTGCTATGTATGAAGATAATTTTGAAGCAACAAATGAAACAAATTATTTTCATGAATTTTTAAGTATGGAAGATGTGGCTGGCTCTATTAAAAGTGTTAAAAAAATTACATTAAAACAAGTAAACGATTTTATTTATAATACATATATACCAAGAAATATGGTAATTTCTGTATGTTCACATTTATCATTTCGTAAGATTTGTAAAATTGTTGAAAAATATTTTGGTATAAAACATTGTTATCTTTCTACACAAAAAGATATGCGTAAGATATGGAGTGAAAAAGCGGCTACTGCTTTTAATTTAGATATAAAGAAAAAATCTCCATATAAACAAAAGAAAAATACTGCACAAGTACAAGTATTACATGCATATTATTTAAAAGATATTATGACTACACCAAGAATGTTAACTATATTAGAGGTTGCTTTATCAGGTGGATTATCTGCGCCTTTAATTAAAGAGATTCGTGAAAAATATGGTATTTGTTATAGTATTTATGCAGATGGGGTTGTTTTATATCCAAATCAGTTTAATAATAAATTACCACAAATTATATTAATTAAATCAAGTACAGAAAAGAAACATTTAAAACAATATTTAGCTGCAGTAGATGAAGTAGTTAAGAATTTACCAAAGCTTATATCAGATATTGATATTGAGCGTAGTGTAAATACTCTTCGTACTGCTGGGTTAAAAGCAACTGATATTGCAAGTACAAATTTCTTTTGGTATTTAAATCCAAAAACTTATCTTTGTAATATTTCAGCTGCAAAAGAAAGTGAACTAATTAACAAATGTGCAAATGATATTATAAGAAGTTTAGCTCAACGATTATCAGTTGCAGATTGTGATATTAGTATTTTAGGTAATATTTAATTAAGGAGTAAACTATGAAAAAACTTATTATTACCTCAATTATCGCTTTAACAACAACTTGTGGCTTTGCTTCAGATTATTATATTCCACAAGAAACTACATCTGAAGTATTTACTCGTCAACAAGTACAAGTAACTAATGATTGTTATGGTTCAGTATGTAATAAACGTGTAGCTATGCCTTCATATAAAATGGCTCCAGTTACAGTTCATACTGGTCGTACAGTTACAGTTAAAGATCATTACGATGTGTATCAACCACGAGTAGTTTATGACAAAGTAGATAGTTATACAACTACTAAAACATGTACATATTGTGATTAATCAGAAAGGGATAAATGTTAATAGGTATTTATCCCTTTTTCCAAATATAAAAGTAAAGGAGGATATTAATGTATATAAGTTTAAAACAAAATAAAAATTTATTATGTGAAGTTGGTATATATACAATAAAAGCAGATAATATAATAGCAAAGCCTTGGTCAGTATCTATACATTCATATATTAATATAGAAAATTATTCAAATGCTTTATTAAAAATTTCAGAAGAACTTCAGCAAGATTTCATAAAAGATTTTAAAATGATCCAAGGTTTTAGGCAAGATTATTTTGAACAAATATCTAAAGAGTTTCCTGTTCCAAATTGCTATGATTTAAGTGATGAAAATTTAACTAAAGATGAATTTAAGATTATTTGTATAATTAGAGAAAAAATACAAAAATTAGCAGATAAATGGAATATGGAATATAATGAAGATTAAAGGAGTTAAAATATGACTAAAACATATAAAAAAATAGAAGTTGAAGAAATCAAAACATATAAATGTTCTGATGGTAAAATTTTTAATACTAAAGAAGCAGCTGAAAAGCATGAAAAAATTTTAGCAAATCCAGATTGTAGAATTGAAATGTTAGAAGAAAGAATTCAAGATTTGGAGATATTGGTTGATTCATTGCGAAATAAAGTATTAGCTTTAGAATTTCATAGACTTAATCCAGCAAAACCTCATCCAGATATTGTAGGTCCACAATGGCCACCATATCCTTATAATGAACCGTTGCGTTTTGATGAAGAAGCTAAAAAAGTTAAATTACCAGCAGAACCCGGTAATGTAGTATATGATTCAGTAGAATTATCTAAATTATCAGATGAAGAATTAATAAAAAGAGGATATAATGTAACTTATGCGGGTCATAACAGATCGATTATTCCACGTGTAGATTTAAGTACTGTTTGTGGTAATGTAACTACTCCACCTGAATATATTGGTAATCCTTTGGATAATCAAGATTGTGGTTCAAATTGTGGTAGTAATTCAGGTATATATGGGAATAATAAATGATAAATAAAATTACTGCTTTACTTTTGTAAAAAATGTACTATATTATATAATGTATTAAAAAACTTCATGTTTTTATACATTTTTTAAACTCTGAATACACTCTAAATCACCAGATTTTATATTTGGTGATTTTTTGTTTTACAATTATTATAAAAAATTATATAATATAAATATAAAGAGGTAATAAATGAAGATCTTGTTAGTTTTAAGAGGTATTCCAGGTTCTGGTAAATCTACTTGGATTAAAGAAAGAGATTTAGAAGCATACGTTTTAAGTACCGATGCTATTCGTTTATTATACTCTTCTCCAGAACAAACTATAAAAGGTAAATATATTGTTTCTAATAAACATGATAAACATGTTTGGGCTTTCTTTAAAGAAAGATTAGAAGATCGTATGAAGAATGGTGATTTTACTATATTAGATGCTACACATACCAAAGAATCTTATTTAAAAGATTATAAAAAATTGTGTAAAGAATATAATTATCGTATGATTATTGTAGATTTTTCTTCTGTTGATTTAGATACTTGTAAAGAAAGAAATTTAATGCGGGAAAGTTATAAACAAGTACCAAATGAAGTATTAGATCGTATGTATAATCAAATAAAAGTACCATTACAAAATAAATATGAAATTTATGATTATAATGAATTTCCTAATTTAGATAATTTTGTATATAAAATAGATGGTAATAAATGGAAAGAAGTAGTAATATTTGGTGATATACATAATTGTTATGATCCAATAAGAAAATACTTTGAAGCATCTCCAGAATCTGATCAAAAATTATACATCTTTATTGGTGATTATTTTGATCGTGGTATTCAAGCTAAAGAAGTATTACAGTTTTGTTTAGACCACTGTGAAAAAGAAAACTTTGTATTTTTACAAGGTAATCATGAAATATGGGCTAAGAATTATGTAAGAGATGGTGAAGCTGCTAAAATGACACCAGATTTCAAAGATTCTTTAGTACAGTTTGGTGAATTAAAAGATCAATTAAGTAAGTTTACTAGAAGATTAAAAGTAGCAGTAAATGTTAGTTTTTACTGTCAGGGTATTTATCATAGATTTTCTATTACTCATGGTGGATTAAGCTTTCCTTTAGATTATCGTACTTCTGCAATACAATGTATTAAAGGAGTAGGTGATTATGATGATTTAGATGAAGTAGAAAAAGCTTTTGGTAGTATTAATGAAAAAATGACTATGCAAGTATTAAACTACAAATGCTATAATGTACATGGTCATCGTAATGTAACTAATAATCCAATTATAAGTGCAGACGGCTATAGTATTAACTTAGAAGGTAAAGTTGAATTTGGTGGTAATTTAAGAATAGTTGAATTATCTTATACAGACAAAATGAATATATTACCAATAGAAATACCAAATACAATTTATAACAAAGATATACAAATTCCTTCTAGTAGACATGATAATCCAATTATTCAACAATTGGATAGTAGTAGTTTAATACATAAAAAAGATTTGGGTGATGGTATAGTTTCTTATAACTTTAGTAGAGAAGCTTTTTATAGCCAAAAATGGAATAAATTAACTACTACAGCGAGAGGCTTATTTGTTGATACTAAGACAAATCAAGTAGTTGCTAGATCTTATCCTAAATTTTTTGAAGCAGAACAGCATCCATCTACACAATGGAGAAATTTAGAAAAGACATTAGTATTTCCAGTAACTGCTTATTTGAAAGAAAATGGCTTTTTAGGTATTGTATCTGTATATAATGATCAATTATTTATTGCATCTAAATCTACAAATCAAGGCGAATATAAAGAAAACTTTGAGCGTATATTAAAAACACATACAAATATTGATAAATTAAAAGAATATTTAAAAGCTAATAATTGTTCCGCTATATTTGAATGTGTAGATCCACATAATGATCCGCATATTATTGAATATGTCAATGAAAAAGTTGTATTATTAGATATAGTACAGAATGATTTTACAGATACATTTAAATCTTATGATGATGTATGGGAATTAGCTAAACAAATAGGATGTAAACCAAAAGAAATGTGTAAAGTATTTAATACCTTTGCTGAATTAAAATCTTTTATTGAAGCATTTGATAAAGATTTTCATGAAGAAATAGAAGGTTTTGTATTTGTAGATCAGAATAATTTTATGATTAAATATAAAACACCTTTCTATAAATTCTGGAAAGACATGCGTAGAATGAAAGAATATATTAATAAAGGTGATAATGATAAATATTTTGCCGCTAAAAATGTAAAGTCTGAACAAACAAATTTGATGAATGATTTGTTTAGTTTTATGACAGGTATTAAAAATGGTGGTATTGATTTAGATACATTATCCATTATTGATATTAAAAACAGTTATTATAATAAGGATTAAAGGAGAAAAGTATGGTAGAAAAAATTACTTGCCCATATTGTGGAGAATCTTTATATAGGCATCCAAAACAATATATATTAGATAAAGAATATATATATTATTGTAAAAAATGTCAACAAGAATTTAATAAAACCATAACAAATGCTGAAAGACTGAAAAAGTTCTTGTATAAGAAGTAATTAAAGGAAAATAAAATGAATATGGAATATATACCTTCAAAGCCAAAAGGTCAAAATGGATATATTAGTGATAACTTAGCTGCGTCTATAAACAGTGCAATAGCTTGTGCTAATCTTAGTATAAGCCATGAAGAATGCGTACAAAGACTAAATGAAACAGAACAATGTAGTAATTGTGCTCATTATGGTTGGGTAGGTAATTATAATGCATGCGCTGATGGTAGCTGGTTTAAGATTTTAAGAGATGGCCCGTTATCAGTAAGTTATTGTGGTTGGTGTAGGCATTTTGTAAACAAATCTTCACCGGAAGGTAAAGCAATTCAATATTCAAAATATAAAAAATGGTTATTAAAAGGCATGGGATTTCACAATGAAAGAGAATCAAGATAATAAACAACCACAACAATCTTCTAAAACTTTATTTTCTATTCCTTTGAATGGATGTTTATCAGTAATTATTTTATCAGCTCTAGCTGTTATAGCGGTTAAGGGTTGTAAAATGATGAATATGAAATATGAAGAACAAAAAGTCCAGCATGAAATGTATATGGATAGTATTAATAAAGTAAGAAATGATACAATAAATTATAGAGGTAAATAAATGAATAAACAAAAAGGAGTAAAAATGTTTCACAAAATAGCACAAATTTGTCAAACTATTTTAATTGCATTTATATTTGTTTATACTATATTATTAATTTGGTCTCCAGATGTATTTGCTGATACTATAAAGGGTAAAGCAAAAGTTATTGATGGTGATACTATAGAAATACAAGGCGAAAAAATTCGTTTACAATGTATTGATACTCCAGAAAGTTCATATCGTGGTAAAATTCAATATTGTTTAGATAATGAAACAGATTGTGGATTTTATGCTAAAAAAGTATTGTTAGAAACAGTTAGAAATAAAGAAATTGTCTGTGAATATACCAAAAGAGATGTATATGGTAGAATTCTTGGTATGTGTCAAGAATATTATTGGAATATAGAATGGGATTATGAAGGTACTTTAAATTATAGAATGGTTACAGAAGGTTATGCTTGGTGGTATAATGGTGGAAAAGAATGTAAACCGTTCAAAGAAGCAATGGAAGAAGCACAGAAGTATGAAAAAGGTTTATGGTGGAGTGGTTATGGTGGATTTAAAGAGCCTAAACTTTGGAGAAAAACAAGGAGTAATGATTAATGGAATATGAAGTTATAGATTTAGAAGAAGCACTAAAATTACTTATACAAGGAAAATATGTATATTATCCAAGTATATATGGTACAGTCTTAATGCAACAAATAGATCCAGAATATTGTCCTAAAGATTCTTCTTGGTCTGAGATAGCAAATTTATTATATTATAATCCATTATATAAAAGAGTATATAAGGAGGATTAAATGATTAGATGGTATAAAGGAACAGATCCAGTAGAACCAGATGAAAGTAAACAGATATTGTTTTATGCTGGAGGTAGTTCGTTACCTTATCTTGGATTTTATTATAAGCATAGTGATAGATTTGGTGATTGGAAAGCAGAAGATGTACAAAAATGGCAATATATAGAAGAGATATTAAGTTTAGCTAATCAAGCTCCAGAAAAAAGATATACTTTTAGTGCTATGAGTTTAGGCTCAAAGCTTTATCCAATGAAAGTAGAAGGTCCGGGCTCAACAGATTATTGGTGGACAGATAAAATAGAAGAAGCTATGACTTGGCCAGAAAAAGAAATGGTAGAAATTATTGCTAATGAATATTGTGATACAGAAATAGTAGAGATATAGTAATGACTTGTTTAAAAGATATTAAATATTTAACTAAAAAGAAGGTTTTATCTTTACAACCGATATATTATGCACAGCCGGGTTTAAATATCGGGAATAAAAGAGGAAAATGGTCTGTAATAAAATTAGAAGGTGAAAAATTAGAAAAGGCACTTGATAACTATTTATTATATAATGATTATTTATGTTTTACTACAGAAAAAGAAGCTTTAGATTTAATAAAAGGAAAATAAAAAATTGGAATACATAGAATAACTTCGGAGTAATAAAATGAAAAAGTTTTTACAAAATTGGTGGAATAAAATAGATAATATTCTTTATTTTCAATTTGTTTTTTCATACAGGTATATTAGTATATCTTTGAAAATTTTTGATTTAGGATTTAATTTTTCATTTTATTTACCGATTACGTTATATAAGTTTAGGCAGATAGATTTTATAGATTATAATTCAAAAGTAAAAAATAACAAAAGATATTTACAGCAATTATCTTTAAGTGATAGTTGTCATACAGGCATTGAAATAGATATACCAAAACCAATTGGTCATCATGGTTTGACATTTGAGATTGCCCTGCTTGGTTTGTTTTATATATTTAATTATTTTGATATGCGGGAATGGGATTATAAAACAAATAGTTATAAAGAAGTAAAGGAGAAATAAATGGGATATAGAAATTATTTTGCTGTTATAGAAAAAGAAGAAGCTGATAAAATTTTGAATTTATCTCACGAAGAACAAATGAAACTTACTGCAAAGCAAGTAAGAGAAGAATGGTCTGGTTGTAGTGATGAAGAAGAAATAGTTGCTAAGTATTTAAAAGATGATGTAGTAAATACCTATGCACTTAGAAATTATTTAAAACCAGAAGAAATAGTAGAATGTGGTAAATATTTTGATTATGATGTTGCACAAAAAATAAAAGAAGATTGTAGAGACTATTCAGATGAAGATACTGAATTTTGTATAGTTAAACCAGAAGCTTTATTGATTTGTGCAGATTTTTATAGAAATAATACTGTTAAATATTATGAATCTGTGATTAGATCTTTTGATATGACTGATGAAGAATGTTTAGAAGATAAAGATATGGGTTACCGTAGACCTAATTTAGTATCAGCTTTTCGTCATCAAATATATGATTTGAAAGCATTAAAAATAGATAAAGAATCAGTATTAAAGCATAAAACATTGATAGATACTTGGGAATATGAATATGATATGTTTAATATGTTGCATATGTATAAGAATATAGATTGGGATAAATATTATTTAATTTGGCAAGGTTATTAAAATGAAACGCTTTTTAGTATTATTTTTAATGACTTCTTTGTGTTTAGGCTGTAGTTTACCGACACCTGGAGTAAAACCTACGCCTTATACAAATGATAATTTACAAGAAAGTGATATAAATAGAGATAATTTAGATGTAGAGTATAAAATCCCTATAGATATACTTATATGGGCAACTGAAAAAACTATAAAATAAAGGTCATTTTGATGGCCTTTTTTATTGCTTTACTATTATAATAAATAGTTTATAATAATATAATAAAAGAGGTAAAAAATGAAAAAGCAAAAGTTACCAAACGATTTAATTAAGAACATTTGTATGATTAATTCTACAAGTGGGTTGTTTCAATGTATGGATGAATGCGCTAATAATCCAGAATTTAATTTTGAAAATCCATTTGATAAAAAAGTATATAGTTTTTCAATTAATGATTGGTTAGATATGCATTTTATTATTACCAAAGAAACAAGTACTCCGGCTTTTCCGGTTTATTTAGATATTAGTACATGTACAGATATTAAACAATTAATATATCAATTATTAAATTCTAAAGAAGATACAATTGATTATACTATTTTAACACTTTCTTTTTGGAAAAGAGCTAGTAAAGAGGTTGTAAAAGAATATGGGTTATTTGGTGATGATCCAGTATTTTATCAAGGTTTAAAAGTAACAAGATGGTTTGTACCTAATATAAAAAATTATCAAATACCTACTGATGAAATGATAAATTCAGTTAAAAGGATATAGTTATGAAAAATAAAACAATATTATGGTTATTATTAATTTTTTGGGCAGCGATATTTTTTGTTGCAGGAATTATAAATGCTAAAGCAGAAAATTGGGTTACTTCACCAAGTAAAATGTATATGCCAGGAAATATTTATAATACAGCAATTATAAATAGTACAAATACTGTAAATACTACTTCTAATAATAAATTTGATAGTTGTAAAAATCCAGGTACAGTAAGAAAAATTATAGTAGATAAATCTGATAAAACTTTACAGCTTTTAGATGTTAATGGATGTATAGTTAAACAATATGATAATATTCGTTTAGGTAAAAATGAAGGACCAAAGCATTGTGAAGGTGATTCTAAAACACCAGAAGGTATTTATCATATTATAGAAAAAAGAAATTCTAAGTATGTTAAATTTTTAGCCTTGGATTATCCACAAGCTAAAGATATTAAAAAAGCAAAAGAATTAGGATGTAAACCAGGTGATTCGATTGGTATTCATAGTTGGATTGAAGGTTTACCAAAAGAAGGTTCACAAGGTTGTATTACTGTATGGACTAAAAAAGATATTCTTGAAATTAATGATTTAGTTAGTGTAGGTACTGAAGTAGAAATTAGGAAATAACTAATGCAAACTAATAGTGAAAAATTTACCATATGGAAACGACAGTTTGAAGATGAGATTAGTACTTATTTAAATACTGTTTGTGAAAAATTAAGACTTACAATGAGTATTAGTTGTAATGGTAAATATAATATTGATATTCAAGTATTTGGAGTAAAAGATAAACTTGACTATTTATTAAAAACAGTTAAAGATCATAAAGTGTGTACATATCTTACTATGGAAAATATTGATAGCCAAATATCACCATATATGGCAATGACTTTGCATTTTAAAGAAAAAACAGAAAAAGAATTAAAAGCTAAACTTACTCTGTTAAAAATTTTAATTTAAATTAGAAATTTTAATTTTACTTTTTTCTTTTTTTATGTTATATTTTTAATATAAAAAAGGAGAAAAGATGCCTAAGAAAAATTTTCAATATAAGCAGCTTTCTGAGGATGTCTGGTATACAGATAGTTTGAAAGGTTGGTTCATCGTTAAGGATAAGCAAGTATATGTTTTAAAGAAAGGTTCTATTATAAGTGATGATATGATTGAATTTGGAACCAAGATATTTAGAACATATCAAAGACTTGCTGATGCTAAGGTGGGACTTGAAAATCTTCTACGAGATAGAGTAGAAATGATAAAGAAGCAGGAGGACCTTTTCAATGAATTACAAAAAAATAATAAAATCGATAAAAAAGAAAATCAAACGAGTATTGACTACGGACAATTGGATAAAGAAGCCGAAAGACTTAAAGCGAAATGGGGGCTTAGGTAAAGAATATATAATTGTTAATAAAAATAATTTTACAGAAGTTATTTTAAATCATTTAACAAGACATTTATATGATATAACCGTAACATTTAAAGGATTGGATTTTTATGAATTAAATCTTTTAATTTGGGGTGATGAAATGCATAATCTTAGAAAGCTTTTACCTTTTGGAATTAAAATAGAGGATATAACAAGTACAAAAAAAGAATATACAATAATAGTAGTAGAATTATCAAAAGATTTAAAAGAAGCATATATACAATTAGATAAAACAAATTTTCTTCTTTATGTAAAGAATTTGTTAAAAGGATATTAATATGGCAATAAGAGAAATAGTTAATCAAGATAATGAAATTCTTCGTAAAATTGCAGATCCAATAATAGAATCTGATAGGGTTGATATTTCTCTTGAAAATTTAATTTATGATATGGTTCAAACTGTAAAAAGTGTAGATGGTGCGGGTTTAGCAGCACCTCAAGTAGGAATATCTAAAAGAGTTATTGTTGTAAAAGATATAAATAAAGAAGGAAATTTTTTCGAAATGATTAACCCTGAAATTATTTGGACATCTTTTGATAAGCAATATGAATTTGAAGGTTGTTTAAGTGTATTAGGAAAAGATGGTAAACCTATTCATGAAAGAGTAGAGAGATATAAAAGGATAAGAGTTAAATGGGAAGATGTTGATGGCAATTTACATGAAGAATTAATCAAAGATCCGTTAACGAGTAGAATTATACAGCATGAAACTGATCATTTAAATGGAAAGTTGTTTACAGACTATTTACAAAAGGAGTAATATATGTCAGAAATGTTACATTGTTGTGATAAAGATTTGAATACTATTCAACCTTATGATAGAGATGTAGTACATAAAGAAGGTATTTGGCATAAGACTTCTCATGTATGGTTTTATGATCGAGAAGGATATGTATATTTCCAAGTAAGAGCGGATGCAGATAAATTATATACTACTGCTTCTGGACATGTATTAGCGGGTGAAGATCCTAAAATGACAGCTTATAGAGAAACAGCAGAAGAAATAGGTATAAATATAAATACAAATAATTTAGAATTAATAGAAATAGATAGCTGGAAATCAGATACAGAAACTAAGCATGATCATGCATATGCTTATATTTATTTATATGAAATTGCAGCAGGATTTATTGGTTTTAGCGTTAATACTACAGAAGTAACTGATATTATTAAGATTAAAGCCGAAGATTTATTAGGATATTTATTAGGTTTACCATTTGAATGTGATCAATATTCGATTTGGGAAAGAAAGAATTTAAAACATAAAAAAGATTTGTTATTAATGAATGGTGAAGTTGGTATATTAAAATATGGTAGAATATTACAAGCTATACATAATAGGACTAAAAAAGAGGACAAATAGGTATGCATAATTACAAATTTGGTGTTACACCTGCCGAATTAAAAGAAGCAAGAAAACTTATTATTCAAGATATTAAATCTAATAATAAAGTTAATAATCCTATTTGTAATATGACTCTTCAAGATTATTTTGATATAATTAAAGAATGTGTATTGGGTTCCTGTGATGAAAATGGTATAATAACTGATCCATATACTGGTTGTTGGTATAGTGAATCAAAAAGACAAGATATGAGAAAACTATCATCTATAGAAGTTGCTAAAGCTTGGATGGATGGTAGAGGTTTATTTACTGAACATTTTAATTCTCAATTATGGGCTGATGAAAAACATCAAGGTAATTGGGATAATATAGGTCAACATGACCAAAATCAATGGTATCATGAAGATAGACTAAATGATCCATTATGGTTTAAAGAATGTGTTCAAGTTATAGGTCATGCTGGACATCCTACAGAAATGGTAACATGCGGTAATTTTAATCCTTATGAATATGAACCAAATAAATGGTGTATGAGATTTGGAACCTTTAGTAGGAGTAGTTATTATATGCTTAAAGGTTATCTATATATGAAAAAGAAAGGTATATCGGTTTTTATAGATGGTGCTAAAGAATATCTTACAATTAAACAAAAAGGAAAATTAAATGGCAAATATTAAAGCAAATGCATATGCAGCGGAAAGATGTAAAACCCCATTGTTTAAACATGAAGATAGAAGATGGCATGTTGATTATGTTGAAAACGATAAATGGACAGAGAAATCTTTTATGGACCCAGAAAAAGCATATGAATTTTATTTGAGTATTTTTCATAAATTAGAAAAAGAATATACAAGAAAAAATAGAGAAGGTAAAGGTAGTAGATAATGGATAAAATACCAGCAATTTTTTGTGATATAGATGGTGTAGTTACGCATAAATTTGCTATTCCTAATTATGATCATTTTGGTGAACCTAATGAAAAGATGATATCTGTAATCGAACAGCTTGGTCAAAAGTTTACTATCGTATTCATTACAGGTCGTTGGGCTATGGGTCAAGAAAAAGTAGAAAAATTACTTAATGAACTATTTCCAAATATTAAAAAGAAAGTATTTTGTAAACCACATGATTACCCCGGTACTACTGCTGAATTTAAACTCGATATGATTAAAAAGTTAGAAGAAAAAGGCTATGAGTTTAATTTAGGCTTAGATGATCACAGCGCAGTAGTTGGTTTAATGCATAATCATGGTATATTTATGGCACAAGTATTATCAGATTAAAACAGAAAATAAATGCTTTACTTTTAAGAAAAATAGTTCTATAATATAATTATTGTAAAAAAATAAGAAAGGGTTTATACGCTTTCCTCTGTTTTAATAAGGAGTTTTTGTGAATCGGTTAAATTCTCAATTTTAAATAAAATATTGAGGAGGTATAAAATGAACATGGTTAATCCATCTGCGAATAAAATTATTTTGGGTAGTTATCCAGGTTTGGTATCTAATTTACGTAGTGAGTATTATAGTCATCCAAATAATAGTTTTTGGACATTATTAAATATTCCTACTAAAGATAAAGATGATAACAAAATTTCTTATATAGAAAAAATAAAAAGGTTAGCAGAAAAAGATATTGGTGTATGGGATGTATTATCTGCTTGTTCTAGATTAGATAAAAATAATAAAGAAACAAGTCTAGATAAAAATATATCTTTACAACAATATAATAATTTAGAAAAACTAATTAATAAAGATCTATATTTTAATGGACAAACTGCTTTTAAAGAATTTTCTAAAATCGTAAAACAACAAAATTTATCATTTGATTTAGATAAATTACAAAAACATGTTTTACCTTCTAGCAGTGGTTTGTATAGAAATAATCTAGATAAAAGAAAAGAAATATGGAATAACTTTTTTAATTAGTAACTAATGGGCGAGCGCCGGAGTCGGAGAGCCGGGGCAGACTGTAAAAAATTGCAGCCTTATATAGTAATATATAAGTGAAAATTTGGCTAAGTCGGGGAAAGCTAAGTTAAATGATATGCTAATCCCGAGCTAGGAGAAATCCGAGTGTAGAGACTTTACACCAGACATCTTATTGAGATGAAGAGAAAGTCCAGACTACAATGTGAAAACAATGTAGCAATGAAATCTGTTGTCTTATGACTGAGTTGGTTCGACTCCAACCTCTCCCACCACAAATGAAATCCTAGAACAACTGCTATGACATCTTAGTAATGTTATCAGCTCTAGGTAAAGATACAAGGGGATGAGTTAAATTCGACAGTATATTTTTACTGGACTCGGTTTCAATACCGATATCTCCACCATAAAGTTTGGTGATATTTAGTTTATTACGAATAGAACATTTGGTACTAGACCAAAAGAAGCATAAGGGACATTGCAATATCACCGATACAGTTTACTAAATAATTACAAAAGATTATTTAATTGACTGGCATGATAAATGAACCAGCGAACGATAACTATAAATTAAGTGCAATAGCTGCTTGATTTAAATAAAGTTATCAATCGGAGCTGGGTAGAGCTTGGCAACAGAATCTACCAAATTTATTTGCGGGCTTAGCTCAAAAAGTATAGAAAAATATTTGGCTCGTGGGAATGCATAGTGTGTTCACCTGACTGTCACTCAGGAAATCAGATGGGGGCGGTACCCATACGAGTCGCCATAAAGTTTGGGTAAGTAGTGTGAAGTATAGCACACAGCACACTGGGCTGAAGTGTTAGGGGAAGTGCCTAACCAATAATCCCACCCTCAATTTAGCTGAGACTGCAGTAGTAGGCTAAATCCCTTGACTAACGTTCCTGGTCAGAACGATCGTCACTAGTCGATAGTAGTCGGAGTTTAATGCAGGTGTGACTTCGTTAGGTTAGGCCAACTAAATTCTGCATTTTTAATGTTTATACTTATTTCGAGTGAAATAGTCTCGAATGTATTGGTGTTCGACAATACAGCTTGCTGTAACAAGTCCAAGGGAAAGAATAGGAAACCTGAAAGAGCTCTAGTAAGGTGGAATTGGAAGTATAAATGTTTACTGTTGATATACTTTTATGTATATTAATTTCGGGTTTGATAGGCCGGTTAGCTTGTACTCTTACAAGTCAGTGATCTAAATTCCGGGTCTTACTATCATTCTCCGCTTAAATTCCTATTAGCATTAGCTAGTATGGATTGCCAGAATGTAGAAATGCATTTTTGGTTTTTGGGGTAAAGTTTCAACTACTGATTGGACACCTCAATCCGAACATCACGGAGTTCAGCTAGTGATGCTCGACTGAACATATTTCTGGGCCTTGACCAATGGTCGAGGATTTGCCGAGGCTTTTGGTGTTATTGAGCCATCGTAGAGAATCAAAACACCTTTATATTGGCGTGTAGCTCAACGGCAGAGCTTTCGGCTGTTAACCGAATGGTTGTCCGTTCGAATCGGACCACGCCAGCCATGTTTCTGGCCCCATCGTCTAATGGTTAGGACACCGCCCTTTCAAGGCGAGAATCCCGGTTCAAATCCGAGTGGGGCTGCCAATTTATTGGAGCATAGTTTAATGGTAGAACCCGGGATTTTGGTTCCCGTTATCTTGGTCCGAATCCAGGTGCTCCAACCATTAAGTTTTACAGAAGTGTCTACTATTAGTTACGTATGAGGCTATAAAGGTAGGAATACGTATCAAAGACAGCCTACTAATAAGCACGAAATAATTTTGGTAAGACTTATTAGAGGAAAGTTTTTCTTTTAGCATTGGCTAGAAGTATTACCTGAAAGTTAATATGAAAAAGTTATTAGCTTTCTTGGTCTATGCTTGTTTAGCTCAGTTGGCTAGAGCATCTGCTTTACACGCAGAGGGTCAGGAGTTCGAGTCTCTTAACAAGCACCAAAAAATTTAAAAAAAGGAAATTAATGAAAGCAATTTGTCCAAAATGTGGAATAGAATTTGAAAATGATACAAATCGAAAATTTTGTTCAAGAAAATGTGTAAATAGTCGTAATATTTCACAAGAAACAAAAAAGAAAATTTCAAATAAAATGAAAGCCAGATATCAAGAACCTGAATACAGAAAACAAATTTTGAATTTAAATAGAAAATTAGGTAATCATTTACATGAAGAAAAATTAAAAAGATTTGTAAAAGCAAAAAATGGGCAAATTTTAGATATTACATATGGGGAATTAGAAGAATACCAAAAAACTCATTTGGTATGTGAAATTTGTGGTAAAACTGAAATTGCTTCACATAACATAATAAAAAAGATATATCGAAATTATGTCGTGATCATGATCATAAAACTTCTAAATTTCGTGGATTATTATGTAGTAATTGTAACAGAAAGTTAGGTTGGTTTGAAAATTTTAAAGATGAAATTTTCAAATATTTGAATAAAAAGCACCAGTAGTTTAATAGTAGAATGTAACCTTGCCAAGGTTAAGACCTCGGAGCATAACCGGGTTGGTGCACCAATGGACAGATGGTAGAGTGGCTGAATACACTGGTCTTGAAAACCGGCATACCAGCAATGGTATCGGGGGTTCGAATCCCTCTCTGTCCGCCATTTTTTAAAGGAGTGGTGGTAGAGCGGTTTAATACAGCTGATTACTAATCAGCCGAAGCAGTAATGTTTCCGGGGGTTCAAATCCCTCCCACTCCGCCATTACTTTATTAATTTTGGCCCTGTGGCGGAATTGGTAGACGCTGCAGACTTAGACGAAAATGAGTGTATCATAATTTATTGAAAAAGTAGTTCTATATCATAAGGAGTTAATCCTATGAAAAATAGAATTACAGATCAAGAAATGATTGATATTATCATTAAGTCTCAAACAATGGCTTTAGCTGCTAAAAGATGTGGTATGGCATATACAACATTTATTAGGCATGCTAAAAGATTGGGTATTTATAAACCTAATCAAGGCGGAAAAGGTACTGAGAAAAAAAGATCTGCTAAAATATCTATAGAAGAAATTTTAGCAGGAAAGTATCCTCAGTATCAAACATATAAATTAAAAACAAGATTAATAGATGAAGGATATAAAGAAGATAAGTGTGAGAAATGTGGGTGGTGTGAAAAATTAAAAAATAGCAAATATACTCCATGCGAATTACATCATATCGATGGAAATCCTGAAAATCATTTATTATCTAATTTAATTATATTGTGTCCAAATTGCCATTCCTTAACTAAATCTTATAGGTTTAGAAGAGGTAAGACTAATGAGCAACAAGGTAGGAAACTTCTCGATTGAATGCTGTCAAATTCGGTGAAAGGTTTTATAATCCTAACGCCGAGCGAAGCCTAGAAATAGGAACGTGTAGAGACTTAACGGCAGCCACCTAAGTAGAAATATATGGTGAAGACAAAGTCCAGACTACAAACAAGAAATTGGTAGTGAAAGCTATAGTAGTAAGAAAATCTGTTGACAGTTAAATGTCGTACCGGTTCGATTCCGGTCAGGGCCACCAAAAAATTTATATGGGGTTGTAGCTCAGTTGGTAGAGCATCTGCTTTGCAAGCAGAGAGTCGTCAGTTCGAGTCTGATCAGCTCCACCATAGGAAGGTAGTTCAGATGGTTAGAATGTCGCTCTGATACAGCGAAGGTCGTGAGTTCGAATCTCACTCTTCCTACCATAGTTTATGCCTGCTTAGTTCAGTTGGTAGAACGACTGATTTGTAATCAGTAAGTCGGCGGTTCAAGTCCGTCAGCAGGCACCAGAGATTAGTAGGTAATCGTAGTATAGAGATAAAAGCCTTGAATCGTATATCCAATATATTTGAATGGACGCCGTAGTCAGTAAAGGGACCTACTAAGTAAGAGATTTTGATAATAAAAAATAGGTTGAGCACATAGTGTTAACTCCAGGTTAGTCATGACTGCTGAGCACAGACCGATCATGAAGTAACATACTTGAAACGATAGAGTAGGGTTACAGTTATCAAAATAGTGTTGGGGTAGAGTCTATATAATATATTAAGCATGTTTATGCAATCCTTGGATGTTTATATTTGATTGACTCTACAACAATTTTAACCGGATATTAGTGAATGATAATTATTTATTATGCCTAATATCTATAAGTCTAAGAAAAACATAAGGAAAAAATATGTTTATTAATACAAATGGAGGTTTGATTGATACTCCAGAACGCTTAATCAATCATTTTGCATCTCTTCCTGAATATACTGATATTCAGAAGTCTTTAATTGAAGATCATTGTGCTTGCTGTGCTAAAAGCTTTGCTAGAGGTGTTGGTAAAGTTACAAAAGAAGAGGTATGGTTTGGTGCTTTAGATGTGTTTCCATATATATCTAATAAGCATGAATTTACCAATGAAGATTTTTTAATTAAAAGATGGGGTATTGATTGGCAAAAAGCTAGGTTAAAAGAAAGACCAGATGTAGATATTGATAAATCTACTAAAAGTCAATTAGGAAAGATTTTTTACGATGCCTTATTGAGAGATAAAAACGCTATTTATAAATGGCGTAGAGTAGAAGGCAAATATTTTGAATATTGTCGTATAAAATAGTTCAAATATAAAAGGGTGGGACAATTGCTATGATGTTTTAGTAACATTATCAATCCCACCCAATGAGTTTAAAATAAGAGGTAAAATCATGTCATTTAACCGTAAACAAACACCAATTGCAACAAACGATCATTGGAATTTATATTTATTAGGATTTTGTAAAGAAAATGTTCGTAAAGCTGTGTTAATTAATTATCTTACTAATGATGAATTATCTGCAAAAGTTAATGTAGGTGCAGATATTACTGGTAAAAATACACAATATACTGTAATTGAAGCGGTTGATGAAAAAACAAATCATTTAGTTGATTTTACTAAAACATTTGTTGTTCCGGGTAAATATGTTAAAACTCGTGGATAATAAATATTAAAAGTTTTGGTCTTATAGGTCAAAGACTAAAATGACGGGGACAGCCTGAAGATAGGAGGCTGCTGCTTGGATCGGCAATATAGGGTCTCACAAAATACATAAGATTGACCTCACAGTGTTTTCACGCTGATAATCTTATGGTGAGTGTATGCAAAACCTGATTGAGTTGGTTCAAATCCAGACAGTTAGGTAGGCAAGGTGTTGGAGCATGAACACACTTAGATGGGTTGCTCCTTATAGTTTTATAGGAAGGATATGATATGAAAGATATATGTACTGAAATTATAAAAGAGTTAGAAAAAATGGGATATACTGCATTTCAAATAACTCCAGAGATGTCTATTCATGAAGATTTAGGTTTAGATTCATTAGATACTATTGAATTGGTTGCTAAATTAGAAGAAAAATTTGATATTCGTATAAAAGATGATGATTTAGTAGATGTAAAAACGATTCAAGATATTGTAGATATTGCTAATAAATATTTAAAATGAGAGTTTAACCGATAAAAGAAATAGTTCTATATAATATGAAAAAAATAAATGTATGTTTTTGGCCATGCTTTCCTAGTACCTTTGGAGGTAAGTGTTAATCATACTTTTATAGAAGATTAGATACCTCCAGAAATAAAAAGCTGGAGGTTTTTTAATTGAGTTTGGTAGTTGTAGTATAATCAATACACTTCCCAATGGGGTAGAAGAGATGTAAGTAAAATCTTATCGATTACCACAGTTTATCGGAATGTAGGATAATCTGGTTATTCCGCCTGTTTTGGGTACAGGAGACTCCCGGTTCAAATCCGGGCATTCCGACCAGTTTTTGGCTGGGTAGCTCAGTTGGTAGAGCAAGGGACTGAAAATCCCTGTGTCAGTGGTTCGATCCCGCTCTCAGCCACCAATCTTGGCCAGGTGGCAGAATGATTATGCAGAGGACTGCAAATCCTTGTACATCGGTTTGATTCCGGTCCTGGCCTCCAAATCTAGGTCATTAGTTTAGTGATAAAACAAAGATCTCCAAAATCTTAGTCGGTGGTTTGATTCCATCATGACCTGCCATTATTTTGGAAATTTAGTTAAAAAAAGTATTTACAAATAAAAATAAATGTATATAATATATAATATCTACTTGCTGCCATACTAGATTTCCCAGTTACCATCGTAGTAAGTACAGCAAGTAGGTAGTTTATCGCGAGATAGAGCAGTCCGGTAGCTCGTCAGGCTCATAACCTGAAGGTCGTAAGTTCAAATCTTACTCTCGCAACCAAGATTTATAAGGTCTTGAAAGTTGGTGTCAATGCTTTCTGGATTAAATTCCAAAGACCTTGCCAGTTTAAGGGTTATTGTCGTATTTAACCAATTATTTTTGCTCTTCAATAACCCTTAATTCATTGCTTTCAAGAAGAAAACCTCGACTAAAGTTCTATTAAATATAGGATTTTTATCGGGGTATTTTTTATGTCAAAAATGCAAAAAGAATCTGTTGGTTGGCATAATAATTATCACATGTATAAACTCGTTGATGGTGTAGGGCAAGAACACTACTGGGCAGAGTCGGATTATGTGGGAGAAGGTTATGTAACTGTAACAGGGGAAAATGTCGATCAACTTAAATTAGCAATAGATGATATAAATCTCCGCATGAAAATCTTTTCTACTTTACATCGAAAATATAGAAAAAGGTGTAAGTAATATGCCTGATCCACAACCTAAAAGAAAAAGAATTGGCTTTCGGTTTAATGGTGAAGAGGATCTAGAGCCAATGAAAAATTTAAACACAGTGGAAGAAGAAGTAGAACCTAAAGAAGAAGGAAACGAAGAAGATACACAAAATAATTCAACTGTAATGTTAGAAGATTATATTCCAGGAGCTATTTATGATGGTAATGGTAATATAGTAACATATGAATTATTTAGAGCCAAACTTAGAAAAGTAAAAGCTGAAGCAAAAAGTTTACGCAGAACATCTTTTGGAAAAACTCTTCTTTATCTATCATTAGCTGCTTCTATTGCACTATTAAGTTATGGAGTATATAATAAGTATTTAAGTAGTAATGCTAAAAAAGCTACTATTACAAATACAGTTGTAAAAGAAAGACAAAGATAAAAAGTAGGTAATTATGAATAATGGTATATCGGCATCTAAATATGCTGAAGGTATGATTTGGCCTCCTCATTTTGATTCAGGTTTAAAAAAGTGGATTTTGTCATATAAAAAAGATGGCAAAGTTTGTGTATTACAATTTGATAATCCTACACTTGCTTGTGCTACATATATAACTAAGTTTAATCAATATAAAAATAGTTACTTGCAAGATTTAAGTAAGCATAAATAAGGAAGAGTTATAACATGTATGATTTAACTACCATGAAAGCTATTATGGAAAGTGATAAATATGCTTTATACATTATAAAAGAATTATCTAAAAATAAATATGAAGGTATTCGTTTAGATAAGAAAAATAATCATCAGGTTGGTGTTTATATAGAAAAAACTAATACTCCTAAACCTCCTTATAGAGTAATTGGATTTATTCAAAATAATAGATAAAAAATTAATTTAAGTAATTCGGTCATATATTATTTATAAAGTTCTATTTAATGTAATATTGGTAGTATAGAAACGCAATATTCTTATTTAAATAGAAAACTGCATTTATAAGGAAAGAATTCTTATATCTATACTACATGATATAAGAATTTTTTTTTATATTAGAAAGGAAAGATAAAATGGCAACAAAAGTAGAATTAAACAAAACATATCATTGTCAATCTCCAGCTATTGGAAGTGGTGTTATTCAAGTAATCGGTGGTTCTGTAACTTTAAAAGGATCTAATATTACTGAATATGATACAAAGGGTAAATTAATTGTTCCAGCTTTTTCTGAATTGGTAGCAACTGGTGATACTTTAGAGGAAGGAATTCATACATTAACAGGTTTGTGTGAATGGATTGGTTTTGACGGTAGTGCTACAGAAGTTTGGATTAAAATGGGTGTAGATCAACGTATCGAACCAAAATAATTATAGGAAGGAGACAATACGATGAGTTTAGTATTAGGTCAAGGTTTAATTTTTAATGGATTTGGTGGCGGCGGTTCTGATCCACATAATTTAGGTTGGTATGTAGATCTAAATGCTTTAGAAACTGCCCATCCGGTTGGCACATCTGGTGATTATGCTATTTTAGGCTCAACAGATACTGTGTGGGTATGGGATGAAGATACCATAGCTTGGGTTGATACAGATACAAAAGGTCAAGTAACTACTGTTAATAACCAAACAGGTGATGTTGTTGTTCAAGAAACATTAGTATCTGGTACTAATATTAAAACAATTAACGGTAGTAATGTTTTAGGTTCAGGTAATTTAGAAATTGCATCTTATTTAAATTTTCCTTCTAGTTGGCCAACAACTTCTGCTACTACAACTAAAGCTTTTTGTGATGTTGTAGCTGGAGATTCTACTGCTATAGAAGGTAAAATGTATTTAGGTGAAGTTAGATGGAATGATTTACCAGCAGAGATGGTAAATGCAGAAGTTACCGTTAAAATCATGAAAGGCTCAAGTGCTTCAAATAAAGTTATTTTACTTGAAATGACAAGCGGTAATCGTGCTCCATATAAATGGCAATATACATATTGGAATCAAGGTGGATCAGTAAGTGGTTGGATTGGCTTTCAACCTGAATTACCAAGTCAAACTGGTCAATCGGGTAAGTACTTAACAACTAATGGCAGTAGTATGTCATGGTCTACTGTTGATGCTTTGCCTTCACAATCTGGTCAATCAGGTAAATATTTAACAACCGATGGTACTACAGCAAGTTGGACAGAAGTAGATGCTTTACCTGCGCAAACTAGTCAATTGGGTAAATTTTTAACAACTAACGGTACAGCTGCTTCTTGGTCTGGATTAGCTCTGTCAAATATTAGTGATGTTACGGCTACAACTTCAGAAGTTAATAAATTACATGGTGTAACAGTAACAACTAATGAAATTAATTATTTAGATGGCGTTTCAAGCAATATCCAAAATCAACTAACAAATAAAGTTGTATTTAGAAAATGGACTACAACTCCTAATAATTAATAAAATACAAAAATAAAGAGTATTAAATATGGCTAAACTTATAATCGGTGAGTCTAATCCAATCCCAGCTAAAATTTTAGAGCAAAAAGTTCCTTTGCCTTTTAGTGAAATCTCTTCAAACTATGAAGTAGTAGAAGGTAAGTTGTGTAAAAGAACTACTTCAACAGAAGAACTTTTATCTATTTGGCCCAAACCTGGTGATATGGAAGGAGTTACCAATTTAGGTGAAGGTGTATTTAAAGATGCGGCAAAAAATTGGACAGCGAATCAGCGAGATGCTCTTACAAAGATAGATTTTTCTTCTTTGACTAGTCTTACTAATAAAAATGTTTTATATGATGCATTTTATACAGGTCAATATCCAAATGTAACTGAAATTGATTTTTCAAATTTAAAAGAAATAAATGTAGAAGGGGCTACTGGTAATGCGAATGGTACTTTAAATTATACTTTTTATCAGTTACGTACGACTACTTATGGAAAACCAATAACTATAAACTTTAATTCCTTAGAAAAAATAAAAGGTAAATATACTTGTTGGTATACTTTTTATGGATGTAAGGATTTATATTATGTGGATTTTCCTAAATTAAAAGAAATAACAACAGACGGAACAGGCAATGCAGCATATTATATGTTTAGTAACACAAAAGATTTAATAGAAGCTAGATTTGAAAGCTTAAAAAGAATTGAAGGTACTACGGGTCTCTTTGGTGGAGGAAATGCTTCTGGAATTCAAAAAATATATATGCCAGCTTTAAAGCAAATAGAAAATTCTAATGATATGTTTAAAAACTGCGCAAATTTAACCGAAGTTGTTCTTGGTACTTCAGATTTGATTTTAGGACCTAGTCATGAGGGTATTAATGCAACAAATGGCTTATTTTATAATTGTACAGGTTTAACCTCTATTAATTTAGATAGCGTAATAAAAATAGATGAAAGAGGAGCTTGTTGTGCGTTTAAACAATGCTCTAATTTACAGCATGTTAGTTTAGCTAACCTTAAAGAAATTGGACCGGCAGGTGGTTGGGAAATATTTCAATATTGTACATCTTTAACTTCTATAAGTTTTGATAGTTTGATGTTATTAAAGGATAATCAAGCATTATATTTAGCATTTAGAGGATGTACAAGTTTAACAGATATATATTTTCCTAAATTAGGTGATATAGATGCTCCTGCTGTTGAAGGTTTAGTTGAAGATTGTACAGATGTAAAAATACATTTTTCTAAAGATTTATATCCACTACTTATAAATAAATATGGAGATTGGTTTATTGAAAATTTATTAGCTAGGGTAAGTGGAACAAATACTTCACTTTTATTTGATTTACCTGAATTAGAAAAAGTAAAGGTTACAATTTTAGCAGATTTTGTTAAAAGAAGTTATACTACTACAAATACATTTTGTAAGACTATTATATATAATAGAGAAACTGATTTTTATGAAGAATCAAGTAATGTTGATATCGTATATGATGATAATTTAGGTTGTGGAGTAAGTACAATTGAAATATTTAAGGATAAGTTAACTGAGCAAACAGAATTATATATACATAAAACTGATAAAACAAATTATAGTATGTATAGATTAGAAGAAGCTTTTATTACTATAAAATTACCTCATGAAAAAGGTACTCCTTGGGAAAATAATATAGAAGTAGATTTACGTGCGGCAACAAGACCTTTTGATTTAAAATGTATAAGTATTGAAGTAGGCAATGAAGATATTGTACATGGTCAAGGTGGATTTATGGTTGGGCCTAACTTAGGTACTGATAGAATAATAGCATATGATGGTCATCCTGCTACTAATAATTATCGTACATTTTATGTTGGTCATACAACAAATGATTCTGATTTATATATATATTATAATTTGAGTCCAAGAGATACGTATAACTATGAGTATTTAGAGTCTTATCCATACGCATATAGTGTTAAAACTCCTCAACCTCTTTTACTTAATTTTCCTGAATATACAATTCATTCAGATTGGACCGCTAATGATTTTATAGTAGTTACAACATTTTCACCTAGCGAAGCAGGCGAATGGTGGTCACTTGCAGAAAGAATTGAAGGGGCTAGCACGCCTGTAATGTTAGCTAAATTCTGTTGTACTGATGGAAGTATAAATTCGAGTTTTAGATCAGTAAATTTGTCTAATTGTATTTCTGATAATTTATTTAAACATGGTACAAAATTACAAATAGACATTGATAGTAGATTTGAACATTATCCAGAATTAGATGATGCTTTAGTTTATATGGGTTTAGTAAAAGAACCTAATAGAAATTATACATACAATGAAGTTGTTCAATTACAGTGGTCAAATTTATTCTATCATTCGACTGCAATTTTAGATTCTCAATTTGCTGGTACTGTTAGTAATGGGGAAATATGGTCTCCTGATGTTCCGGGTGAAGGAAAGTATGTAGGCATGTCACATTCATTTTGTATAACTAAAGAAGCTTTATTATTACAAGGTTGGGTAGAGGGTGATCCATTATGGCTACAAATTGGTCAATGTAATGCTTCTAATGTACAAGATCCAGCGTCGATACAACTTTATATAAAAAATATTTTAATAAGGGAAGATTAAGATGGCTAAATTAATAAATGATGATTCTGTACAGACTTTAATTAAAAATCTTAATGTACCTACACATATAAGTGGTACAAAACAGGTATATCATGCAGATGAAAATGGCGTTTTAGTAGTAGGTCCTTCATATGAAGAGCTAGCTTCATCTATTTGGCCAGATTTTGATATGACAGGTGTTACTGATTTAGGTACAGAAGTATTTTATAGTGTATATGATAAGATAACTGATCCTAGTATTAGGAAAATTAATTTATCTTCTTTAACAAGTATTACCGGGGATAAATGTTTAACTTATGCATTTAGAAGCAATTCTAGTACACCTGGTTGTTATAATATTTCAGATATTGATTTTTCAAATGTAGTTACTATAGCAAATACAGGAACTACTAATTATGGGCCATTAGAAGGAGCTTTTCAGTATTTTCATAATAATACTTCAGGAGTACCTGTAAGACTACGCTTTGATAATTTACAAGAAATTACAGGTGCTTATGCAATATCTCAAGCTTTTCAATATACCAGAGATATTTATGAATTATCTATGCCTAAATTAAAACGAATATCAACAGGAGCGCAAGTCGCAGCAAATGCATTTAGTTATTGTTATAATTTACAAACAGTAAATTTTGAGCATTTAGAATATATACAAAATGCATATAATATGTTTATGAGTTGTCCAGAATTAACTAGTGTAACTTTAGATAATATAAGTTATATTGAAAATTGTTATGGTATGTTTAAAGGTTGTTCAAACTTAAATCACGTTGATTTTGGATCAGAAGCGGATAATCTTACATTATATGACAATCACACTAGTGGTACTGCACCGACAAGCGTGACAGGAACTACTAATGGTATATTTGAAAATTGTTATTCTTTAGAGACGATTGATTTAGAATATATACAATATATTGAAGAGCTAGGTGCAGTTGGAATATTTAAAAACTGTACTAGTTTAAAACATTATGATGATGAAGGATATGATAGATGGGGACCTCTTGAATTTACTTCATTAAAAAGAATTGGTAAGAATGGATTAAATCTAGGTTTTTATGGATGTAGTAATACTCCAGCTATATATTTTAATATGCTTGATATAGTAGAATCATATGGATTACGTTTTGCTTTTGGTAATTGTACATCTCTAAGAGATGTATATTTTCCAAAATTAAGTGATTTCAATATAAACTTTTTAGATCAAGCTTTTTATAATTGTGGTAATGTAAACGTTCATTTTTCATCTAGCTTAGCTAATAATCAAGATATATTAGATGCTATTGCTGCAGCTGGAGGTGAAAATATAAATGCAATATTTGATCAACCTGCATTACCTACCTTTAATGTAGTAATTTATACATATGAACCTGCACAAGATGGAATAGGTTTTATATATAAAGGTAAAAATTATTCTAATAATTTTCAATCAGAATGGGATTCTGAACGGTCTTGTTATAAATTTTATCAATCTATTGTTTATTTAGGCGAAGATGATAATATATATGTATATAATAAACGTACAATAGTTACAACACCTGGAGTAGTATGTATAAAAACAGTAAATAATGATAATTCTGATATGGAATTTGATTTACGTGTTCCAGATCAAGATCCTAATTTAGTTACTGTAAATTGGCAAGCAAATCAGCTTGTTAATTCAATTTTATTTAATGTTTATAATACAGCTGGTACGACACTTATATGTGGAAATGTATATGATATAACAGAAAGTACTAGTGGTGCATTTGGATATTTTACACCAAATTCTTTCTTAGTTGAAGGAGATTTTACTACATCTACTGCGGGATATTTACCACAAAGTTATTCTATAATTCCAGCACCTGTTACAGGTGAATTAATCGATATTGCATTCCAACCTGTTGAAACTATTATGACTATTACTGCTGCAGATTCTAATTTATTAACTCCAGCAATTGCAGAAGGTGATAAATGGTCTATAGAAAATCTTCAAGATTATACAACGAGTGAATATGAAGATGTAATAAGAATACATCAAGACAGTTATGCAAAAGCCTGGGAAACTGCTAAAGGTATAGAATTTACTATGCCAAATAATATAGATAATTTTATATTCACTATATATGCTAATGCAGATAGTGAAAAGAATTATGATTTTGGATATATTGCTTTAAGAAATACAATAAGTACTATACCAGCAACCACTGGTAATGCAAATGGTACAAATGTTAAATATTGGAAAGATTCTTTAGGTATATTACTTATGAAAGATACAGATAATCATAATGGTTGTAATATTCAAGAATGGAGTGCAACAGCTACTAGAAGTCAAATTGAATCACTTTTAGGTAGTGGTCCATATTATATACAGATAGGATTTAGCCAAGATAGTAGTACTACTAAATGGACAAATTCTTTCTATGTAAAAGAAATAAAAGTCCAAGGTTATTAAAGAAAATTAAACAAAATAAAACAAGTTCTAACTATAGAATAATAAAGTGAAGGAAAGTAGAAAATGCCAAATACATATACAGATACCGCAGTTGCAAGTCTTGTTATAAACAAGATGACTCAAGAACAGTATGATGCTTTAGCTGAAAAATCAGATACAGAGTTATATTTGATTGATGGTGGTGAAACTGCAGTTTATGCAGAACAAATGATAGAAATGCCTAATGCTGAAGCTGCTAAATTGGGTAATATTATACAATATGCAGGTTTAACTGATCAAGATTACACAAATGGTTATTTCTATAAATGTAATATTACAAGTGGTTCACCGGCATCTGTTACTATAACACAAACGATAGGTAGTAGTTTAAGTGATTTAGCGGTTAATATTACTACTTTTGAAAACTATGTGCACCCTTCTGGTGATGAAACAATTGATTTTGAATATGTAGTAATACCTGGTACAATGAATTGTGTAGATACAGCAGGTGAAATAGGAATTGCTTGTAATAATGTAGATGAATTTATTGCAGGACTTGCTACGGCGTGTGGTTATACAGTAGATCTTACAGTAGAAAATCTTAATGATTCTAATTCTATTTTTACCTATTATCCTAATAATGCATCAGATGAACGTTTGACTTGGAATATGGGTAATGGTAGTTGGCTTCCAGACACATTGTTAGCTTATTTTAGTTTTGCTGAAACACCTTTAAATGATATTAGTTGGACTACTTCTCCAGTTACACAAGGTTCCTATTATTGGAGTGATGGTTTTGATGAAGTAAATCTACTTAATTATGGTATTGTATATTCAGGTACTCCAGTAGGTGGTGATGAAATTGAAGTAGATTATGTTGCTTCAACAGCTGTGTATAGTTGGGTACAGCTTAATGTACAACCGGGCGTAACAGTTGTAGATAATTATGGTTCAACTTCTACTACTTCTGCCTTGTCTGCAAATATGGGTCATGATTTAAATGAACGTTTAACTTCAGTTGAAGGTCGTGGTCGTTATTTGTCAACTTGGGATTGTACAACTGGTTTAGCCGGAACAAATCCACCGGAATCTCCATATACATATAAAGCAGGTGATTATTTTATTGTAAGTACTGTTGGTGTTACAAATTATAAACCAAGTGGTAGTAGTTATACAACTGGTGTAGCTTCCTCTACTGTTGAAACAGGTACAGTTAAAATAAATGATACATATCAATTTGATGGAACAAATTGGACATTATTAAATAATACAGCTGGTGATGTATTACCTTCACAATCTGGAAATAGCGGTAAGTTCTTAACAACTGATGGGACAACAACAAGTTGGGGTGAAGCATTAGTTAATAAAAGATTAGCTTCTCAAACTGGTGATTTAGTAATTGGTGATAATGCTTCCGCAAATGGTGCGCAAGAAGGTGCTACAGCTGTTGGTCAATACGCACAAAGCGGTTCAAAAGGTACATCGGTTGGATATGCTGCATCAGCAAGTTCTCGTGGTACAGCTATTGGTAATAATGCACAAACAACTGATACTTATGCTACAGCTATTGGTATGAGTGCTAAAGCTACTGCAACTAATGCAATCCAATTAGGTGTTGGTGCAAACGGTGCAGATGTAACTAATGCTAATGCAAATACATTTAAAGTCGGTAATGCAAACGGTAATTTTGAATTGATGAGTGCAGACGGTACAATTCCAGAGGCTCGTTTAGCAAGTATGAGTGGTGTTAGTGCAGGTCAAGGCTTAGTATTAGATAATAATTTAAATGCAGTATGGGGAAACATTGATCCATTACCATCACAATCTGGTCATGCTGGTAAAGTATTAACTACAAATGGTGTATATACATCTTGGACAGAATTAATTAAGTCTCCAACTACTGCTCCTGTATTATTAGGCGGTACTGGTGCAGGTGCTTGGGATAGTAGTACAAATACTCAAACTGTAACAGTACAAGGAGTAACCTCTACTAATGCTATCTTTATTAGTCCAGCACCCGCAAGTTCATTGGATTATGCAACAGCCGGGGTGATTTGTACAAATCAAAATTTAAATAGTTTAACATTTAGTTGCAATACAATACCTGTAAATGATCTTACTGTTAATGTAGTAATTTTAGGATAAATAGGAGTATACAAATATGACACTTATAAATAGTTATGTAACAGCATATACACAAGATATACAAGTTACTACAATGCCTACGGCAAATGCTGATAATTTAGGTAGAGTAGTACAATTCGTAGGTACTACTACTAGTACTTATACAAATGGATACTTCTATGAATGTGTTTCAGATGGTGATCCTACACCTACATATTCTTGGACACAACTAGATGTACAACCTGCATCTGGTGGATCTCCATTACCAAGTCAAACAGGTCAAGCAGGTAAATTCTTAGTAACAGATGGTACTAATGCATCTTGGAGTGATGTAACAAATAGATCTAAAGTTACTTTAAGAACATGGTCAGATCAACAATAGCATATATATTTAGGAAATAAAATATGCTTAGCTATTTAGCACATGGTACAAAAAGAGTTTCTCTAGCAACTATTATTAAAGTACTCACTATACCTGCTGGTGTAGCATCTCGTATAGTACAAAATTGAGTAGTAATAGGCTCAGTTTGAAATAATAAAAATTTTAAAATAAAGATATAGGAGTAATAGATATGGGAAAACTTATGATGGGAACTTCAGCAATAGCACCCGCAGTAACTTATGTGCAAGAAGTTGAAGGTATGCCTTCCTATATTCCAACCTCTAAGGGTTATACTTTTGATAATAATACTTTAACTAGTTATGATTTATTACACAATCAATATAGTACTTATCCAGCTAAAGATATTGGAACAGATATTTTATCTCGTGCATTTTCTAAAGAATCTTCAAATGAAATGGGGGAAGTTAGTTTTAATGGTGATCCTAATTTAGTAGCTGTAGATTTGGATTCTTTACTTACAGTTACTGGTGATAGAGCAATGTATGCAGCTTTTGCAGCTTGTGAAAATTTGGCTACTATTTCTATTGCAAATTTAAAATCTATAAAAGCAGATTCGGTATTTGCAAGGGCTTTTTGTGGTACTTGGCAATATATGGATGAAGAAACTTGGGAAGAAAAGCCTGGTATTCATCCTGCATATACATCTTTAAGTTTTCCTGAATTAGAAGAAATTGAAGGAGATAATGTATTTGAATATACATTTTGGTGTTGTGAAAATTTAACAAGTGTTACCTTTCCTAAGTTAAAAAAGATCACCGGTGATTGGGTATTTAAATATACATTTGGTTATTCACAAATACCTTCGATTGAATTTACAAGTTTAGAAGAAGTAAATGGAGACCGTGTATTTAGTTCTGCATTCGTATATAGCGGACAAACTTCACCTGCAACTGGAGGTAAAACAGGTCCTGCAATTAGAGTTACTTATCCTGCATTAAAGAAAGTAACAGGTGACTATACAATGTATAATACGTATAGTTATCGTGGTTCAGATATTACTACTTTTGCATTACCTAATCTTCAATATGTAGAAGGTACCTGTGCAATGGGATCTCTTGCTTCTAATAATGTAAATTTAGTTAATGTAGACTTAGGTAAACTTGAAACCGTTAAAGGTGATAATGCAATGTCATATTTCTTTTCGGGTTGTACAAGTTTAACTGAGATATCGTTTCCATCATTAAAGAATGACTTTGGTACATATAAAACTCAATTTAACAAGATGTTAAATAATTGCACAGGTGTAACAGTACATTTTCCAAGTAATTTACAAAGTGTATTAAGCTCATGGTCAGATGTAAGTAGTGGATTTGGTGGAACAAGTACAACCGTATTATATGATTTACCAGTAACCGCATAATAAGGGAGTATAAATTATGGGAAAAGTAATGTTAGGAACTTCAGCAATAGCACCTTCGTCAATTCAAATTTATGAAATGACTAGAATGCCAGCATATATTCCTGTAAAGATTGGATATGAGTTAGATGAAAATGATAAATTAATAGAAAGCCCAGATGCTGAAATTAATTATAATTGTGCACCTGCTACTGATTTAGGCGCAAATGTATTATCAAAAGCCTTTGGATTAGGAAATGTATATGTAACCGAATATGACTATTATAAAAAAGGTAATCCATATGTAAAAAGTGCTAATTTTAGTACTTTGACTCAAATAACCGGGCAAGCCGCTTTATATGAGGCTTTTTATGCATGCGAAAACTTAGAAAGTGTAGATTTTAGTAATTTAGTTACAATTAATGCTGATTCTGCTATGGGTTATGCTTTCCAAGGTAGAAATGCACAAAGTTATGATGATGGTTATGGTAATACAATTGTAGTTCCAGCTGAAATACCTGCATTTACATCAATATCTTTTCCTAAATTAAAAACGATTCGTGGTAATTCTGCAATGAGTAGTACTTTTAGTAATTGCTCAAATTTACAAGTTTTAAATTTAAGTGAATTAGAAGTAATAGAAGGAAATTATGCATTATTTGATATTTGTGGCGGATCTCATGCTTGTGTAATTCCAAATTTAGATAAATTAACTACACTTAGTGGTCAATATCTATTTGGGTATGGACATAGTGCAGATTATGTAAACTATGGTTCATTTATTGATTGTTATTTTCGTACAGGTACTACTTTTAGTTTACCTAATTTAACAACAATATCAGGAATTGGTTGTTTTCAATATGGATTTGCACAGTATTGTCCAAATCTTCCTAATATGACAACGTTTAGTTTACCTAAATTAACAAGTATAACAGGAAATCAAGGCTTTTATTATTGTTTTTATAAAAATGCAACAGCTTTGACTACTGTAGATTTACCTTTATTAGCAACATTAAATGGTACTTATATATTTAGTCATACTTTTGATAAATGTACAGCTTTAACTACTTTAACTTTTCCTTCACTTAGTAGTATAACTGGAACAAATGCGTTGGCTAATATGTGTCAAGATTGTACGAATTTACAATCATTATCATTTCCAGCTTTAACTACTTTAAGTGAAAATACAATCTTTAATGATATGCTAAAAAATGTGACTGGATGTACAGTACATTTCCCTGCTTCTTTGGCATATACGATAAGTAATTGGTCATCTGTAAAAAACGGTTTTGGAGGTACTTCAACAACTGTTTTATTTGATCTTTAAGCTACCGTTTAAATAAGGAAAAAACAAGTTCTAATACATAAAGAAAAGTAAGGAATAGGAATATGACAGCAACTTATACAGACGTTCAATTAGATAATTTGGTCATTAATAAAATGACCAAACAACAATATGACTCTTTACCACAAAAAAGTGATGAGCAATTATATATTATTACAGATGATGATAGTTATGAAGTACAAGTAAGTACTATGCCAACAGCTAATGCATCTAATGAAGGTAGATTAGTCCAATATATTGGTACTACTACATCAAGTTATACAAGCGGTTATTGGTATAAATGTATAGGTGCAGGTAGTCCAATTGTATATTCTTGGGTACAAACAAATGTACAACCAGCCGGCTCTTCTCTTCCTGATATGACTGGTCAAAGTGGCAAATTCCTTACAACAGATGGTACGGATGCTAGTTGGGCAACAATAAATGCTTTACAAAATACTGCTACTGGAACAGACGCTTTATGTATTTTAGGAAGTCAGGGTTCATATGAAGGTGTTAGTGTTGGTGTATCTAGTAAAGCAGGACAGTGGGCAGTTGCTGTTGGTAAAGGTTCGGTTGCCCACGATAATGGTATTGCAATAGGTAACGGTGCATCTGCTGCTAATAATTTTTGGGGTGCTATTGCTATTGGTAAAACTGCACAGACAACAAGGACTGGTATAGCCATAGGTTATCAAGCAAAGATTACGGCGAGTGGTGCAATTCAGTTAGGTAGTAAATATAATAATTTAGGCTATACAAACAGTGACGAAGATACGTTTAAGGTTGGTAATGGTTATGGTAACTATGAGATTATGAGTGCAAATGGCACGATTCCAACTGACAGATTCACTACTACACCATCAGCAGATGGAACATATGTACCCACATTGACGATTAGTTCGGGTACTGCAACTCGTTCTTGGACTACACCTGGAGGTGGTGGTGGTGCAACTTCTGCTACTGCGACATTGGCAGTAAATGATTGGAGTTCTAACACACAGACAGTAAATGTAACAGGTGTAACTGCAAGTAATAACGTGATTGTTGCTGCTGCACCTGCAAGTCAAGCAGATTATACTAGTGCTGGCATACTTTGTACTGCACAAGGTGCTGGAACATTAACATTCACTTGCACAATGACACCAAGTAGTGCTATAACTGTAAATGTATTGATAATATAGGAGTAACCCTATGATTATAAACCAAACTGTTAGTGGGGGTTCATCCCCTGCCCCTACCAAAAAATATCAGTTATTAGACCGTGTTGTTGATGATAATAATAATGAGATTGGAACTGTTGCTGGTTTCTTTTATGATGCGAATAATATTGAATATGCACTTGTTTTATTAGATGCACAGCATCGTGCAACTGATAAAAAATTTTTTAGTAGCAAAACATTTATCCCGGGTTTAACTGGTTTTACTACTAGTAATAATGAAGGTTCTATGTATTATGATTTTGGTACAGCAACAAATGCTTGTGATTTAATTGTTTCTGCTGGAACATCAACTGCTGTAAATCATTGTCGTAGCAAATCGTTTGTTATTGGTGGGGTAACTTATTATGGACAGTTACCAACTATTAAACAATGGGGAATTTTGTGTGCAATAGATGGAACACGTTTGAATAACTTAGACCCAACTAGTAGTTCATATGCTTCTGTTACAATATCAACATCTTCTGTTGATAGAAAATTTTGGTCGTCTTCACAGTATCCAGAAGGTGATATGAGCAGCTATGCTTGGTGGTGGAATGCTGGTTATATGCGTGGAACTAATAAAACAGATAATGCTATTGCTGCACCAATTCTAGAAATACCAAACGCAATTTAAGGAGTAACACTGTGATTATAAATCAGACAGTTAGTGGTGGAAGCAGTTCTACAGGACCAAACATTCCATATAGTAGAGACTCTCAGACTGGTGCACTTAAACTTGGTTCTACCGGAATTGATATTGGTGGAGCTACTAATATTGATGTTCCATATTTTGGCTATCGAATTCATTACAATGACACAGATTTTTCTGGAACAGCATTTGTAAACGCACAAAATTTGACAGATATAAATGTAACAAATGACTCAATATTATATTGTGCATTTACTGGGTGCACAAATTTAACATCTACTGGGTTAGATAATGTAGAAACTATAACTATTGGTTCTTCTTTATTATCTAATGGTTTTCAAGATTGCACATCTTTAACAAGAACAGGTCTTGGAAGCTTAACTACAGTAACTGGTAGTTCTTCTCTTCTAAGTAATTTATTTAAGGGGTGCACAAGTTTGACTGATACAGAATTGGGAAATTTAACAGATTTTGTACTTATACCGGGTAGTAGTTATTCTTCTATATACCCAAGTAGTTGGTTTGAAGGTTGCACAAGTTTAACTTCTACGGGTATAAACTGGGCTGGAATTATCAACTTACCTTCTAGTTTTTCAAGTATGTTCAAAAGTTGCACATCTTTAACAAGCACCGGATTAAATCGTAGTGTTTCTACTTATTCATTCTTAAAAAGACTAAGCTCTACGTTCATGGGATGTACAAGCTTGACTTCTACAGGTATAGATTTTGCTCCCGATACAGAAATATATCTTGGAACAAGTAATAATTCTGATGCATCTATGCTTGTAAGTGCGTTTAGAGATTGCACATCTTTAACAAGCACTGGGCTAGATAATTTAAAGAAACTAAGCGGAGGAACATCTTATAATGGTACTTATGGATTAGCTCATGCTTTTGAAGGTTGCACATCTTTAACAAGAACAGGTCTTGGAAATTTGGTAGAACAAACGGCTATACATGGATTAGATTATGCATTTAAGGATTGCACAAGCTTGACTTCTACCGAATTGGGAAATTGTAAAAAATTTCATTATCTGGAAGCTCTTTATTATACTTTCCAAGGTTGTACGAGTTTGACTTCTACTGGTATAGATTTTTCACAAGTTACATTTACTTTCAATCCAAGCCAGAGTAGTTTGCGACCTTTTGAATATACATTTGATGGTTGCACAAGCTTGACAGACACGGGATTGAGTAATTTAGAGATTGTTACACAGAATAACATGTTTTATTATACATTCCAGAATTGCACTGGCTTAACAAATTATGGTATTGGAAAATTATTAGCTGTAACTGGGTCTTATGCTTTTTCAAGTGCATTTAGCAGATGTGGTGCAACAAGTATTGAGTTTACAAATTTATGTATTGCATCAGGAAGTTCATGCTTTTCATTCTGTTTTTCTAGTTCACCAAATTTAACAACTATTTCATTTCCAGCATTACATCCAGAAGGATTACCAGCTTCAAATCCGTTTACTTATTTGGTAAGTTCTGTAACAGGTTGCACAATCCACTTCCCAAGTAACCTTGAAACACAAATAAGTGGTTGGACATTTAGTGGAACAAATACTGTAGTACTATTCGATTTACCAGCAGTTCCAGTAATCAAATACATGCCAACAGGTCAAAGCACAGCTGTTACATTATTTAGAGCTGCTACACATGATACAGGTTCAAATATGGGTTGGTATTTACAATCTAGTCCAACGTGGGCATTCACTAGTGGAACAACTCAACCATCGGTTGGAGACAATGTATATAGTGATTCTGCTTGCACAACAGTAATTGGAACAATAGATTCTATTGCATAAATTTATATGATAGAATAAAGGAAAACTAAATGAGTATAAGCCCTTCTATGATTAAATTAACTCCAAAAATCGAAGAATTAAATATTATTCCTACTACTTCTATGCAAACCATCGGAGTAGAAACAGGTATTGATGGTTATGGTCCAGTTAAAGTTTCTGCAGTTACTTCTGAAATAGATAATAACATACAATCAGAAAACATTAAAGAAGGAATTAGTATACTTGGGGTTAACGGATCAGCTGTAGAATTAAAAGGTGAAACAAGAACAGTTACTCCTACTACAAGTCAACAAACTATAACTCCAACTAGTGGTAAAAATGGTATTACTGAGGTTACAGTTAATGCAGTTACAAGTAGTATAGATAGTAATATTATACCTGGAAACATTAAAAAAGATGTAACTATATTAGGTGTTACAGGTACGCATGAAGGAGGTGGATCAACTAGTTTAAGTATACAATATACAAAAACTAATACTACACTTCAACTTCCTACTACTTTTATTGATTTGACAGGAATTACAAACATAGGTAATTTTGTACTTTATAATGCATATACTGCAAATTCAAGTATTTCTGGAAATATTGATTTAAGTGGCTTAACTTTAATTTCTGGACAATCTGCTTGTGAGAATATGTTTTCTGCACAAATAGGAGATGAATGGGAAGGTGGATATGAAGCAGAGAGTTATATTACTGGTATAGATTTACGCAATTTAACTGAGATTTCTGGAAACAATGCTTGTAAAAAGATGTTTAATTGTTGTAAACGCTTAACAAGTATCAATTTAGATTCTTTAACTACTTTATCTGGTGATAATGCAGCATATGGAATGTTTCAGAATTGTACAGCACTTACAACTGCGGATCTAAGCAGTTTAACTACCCTATCTGGGCAATCTGCTGGTTCTAGTATGTTTTCTGGTTGTACTAATTTAACTTCTCTTGATTTAAGTGGATTAACTACAATTTCTGGTAATTCTGCAGCAAGTAGTATGTTTTATCAATGTACTGGCTTAACTGGACCATTAGATTTGAGCAATTTAACTAATGTAACAGGTAATTATGTAGGAAGCTCAATGTTTTATGGGTGTACTGGTATTACTTCTGTAGATTTATCTGGTTTAACTAATATAGATAATAAATTTTCATATGGTTTTGCAAGTTGTACGAATTTAGCTTCATTAAATTTAAGCGGAGTAACAGCTATAAATGCTAGATTTGGTCTTTTAAATAGTTGTACTGGCTTAACTTCTGTAGATTTAAGTAATGTAACTACGATTAGTGGAAGTTATGCAATGGAAAATGCATTTTATAGATGCACGAGTTTACCTAGCTTAGAATTTCCAAAATTACAATCCATTCAAGGATCTAGAGCATGTTGTATAATGTGTCAAGCATGTTCTAGCCTAAGAACATTGTCATTTCCAGCTTTAACTTCTGTAGGATATTCTGATACATTTAATCAAATGTTAAACGGATGTTCCAATGTAACAGTTCATTTCCCAGCAGCTTTACAAAGTACTATAGGATATTGGTCAGATGTAGTAAGTGGTTTTTATGGAAGTGGTACTACAGTTTTATTTGATTTATAATTAAAAACTTTTAGAGGAGTAAAGAATGAGCATAAGTCCAAGTATGATTAAATTAACACCTAAAATAGAAGAATTAACAGTAACTCCTACTACTTCTATACAAACAATAAATGTAGAAACCGGCATTGATGGTTATGGTCCGGTAAAAGTAAATGCAGTAACTGCTAATATTGATTCAAATATACAACCCGAAAATATTAAAGAAGGTGTTAATATATTAGGAATTACTGGTACAGCTGAAGTTGCTCCCGAATATTATTTTGAACTACAAGTAGATATTTCTGGAGTATTACGAAGAAATAATAGTCAAATAGTAAATATGAATGGTGTAAAAGATATTTATACAAAAATTTTAGAGACTACGTATAAAGATAATAATAGTATAACTGAAATAAATTGGCCGAGTTTAACTTCTCTTACATATTCTGATTCATTACATAATGGTTTTAATAATAGTAGTATTACTAAAGTAAAATGGCCAAATCTAACAGAAATAACAGGAAATAATGCTTTAGATCAGTGCTTTTATAATTGTATAAATTTAACAGAGGTGGATTTTTCATCTTTAACAAATGTTATTTCTAGTTGTGGAATGTATCAATGCTTTACTAATTGTAAAAAACTTTCTACGATATCTTTTCCTAACTTAACAAAAATATCAGGTAAACAGGGTTTATATAGAGCATTTTTTGGTTGTGATGCATTAACTACAGTAGATATGCATTCTTTACGGGAGCTTTATGGGGAAGATAGTTTACAGTGTGGTTTTGCTGCTACACCTATTCAATCGGTTGATTTGTCTAATTTAACTGTAGTTTCTGGTAATAGAGTAATGGGTGGATATAATAGTGCAAATGTAGGATGTTTTGAAAATTGTACAAATTTAACAAGCCTTGATTTATCAAAATTAGTATCTATAGATGGTACAGATGCATTAGATAGAGTATGTTATGGTTGTACTTCTTTGAGCCAAGTAGATTTTTCTAGTTTAAAAAAAGTGGGCGGTAGCTATTCTTTGGAAAATGGCTTTACAAATACAAGTCTTACACAGTTAGCATTTCCTGCTTTAACCATTGGTGATAGTGGCCGTTTTAATAAGTTATTATCAGGAGTAACTAATTGTACTGTACATTTCCCATTAAATAAACAAGCGGATTTTGGTTCTTGGGCTAGCGTAACAGATGGTTTTGGTGGTACTAATACAACTGTTTTATTTGATTTACCATCAGTTTTAATATTAACGGGTGTAAATGAAACAAATTATGAAAGAAATCCAAAATATGATACAGCAACAGCATTGGCTTGGCGAGTTCAAGATGTTGGAACAACGATAGATTGGACACCGTATTATACCTCTAGTACAGCAGATCCTATTGTTGGTGCCACGATATATAGTGATTCTACATGTACAACGGCTATTACAACAATTGATTCGATAGCTTAATAAATTGGAAAAATAAATTACTAAATTATAAAAAATAACAGTTCTTAATAAAGTATATATACAAGGAGTAAAAACAAATGAAAGAACGTAAATCATATAAAGGTACTTTAAATGGTATTTTTGGTATTTGGACAGATACAGTTCCTGCTGAAGTAGAAGTTCAAGAAGAAATCACTTTTTATACTGCAGATGAAGGTAAAACCTTTAAAAAAGGTGATGAAATGACCGATTGTGTGATTATTCGTGATGGTGTAAGTATTGAAGATTATGAAGAAGTAGATGCACCAAAAGAAGAAGAAACACGCGAAGAAGAAATGCCTAAAAAAGAAGACGAAGAAAAGAAAGATGAAGAATAATTCATCTATTTTTGGATAAATCAAAGCACTCTTTTTAGAGTGCTTTTTTAATGGAAATTTTTTAAATTTAATGCTTTATTTTTATAATTCTATATTGTATAATTAATATAGATATATGGAGGTATTTATGAAAGATTGGCAATTTTGGGGTATTATGACAGTATTATTCTGTATTTTACTTACTGTTACAGGTATTACATTTATGGCATTTATATATTCTTGCTGTATAGCAGTTTGTTTATATAAATTAGTACAAACACAAGGCTTAGAATGAAAATACGATTTATATCTGATCTTCATGCTGCTTTAAATATGACTTATGAAGCTACAGATTTTGTAGAAATTATGAAGTCTAAAACACCTGCAGATGTTACATTAATAGCTGGTGATATGGATGCAGATATTGAAGAAGCTAAAAATTTTTTGGATACATATTTTAAAGATGAAAAAGTTATTTTCATTGGTGGTAATCATATTACTTATCATTCTAATGCTAAACCTTTTTTAGAATTACTTGAAGATTATAAAAAAGAATTTAATGGTAAATGGAAATTTCTTGAAAATGACTATATTTGGCTTAATGATGATATAGCAGTTATTGGATGTATTGGTTGGACTGATTTTTTATATGGACATCAAACTAAAGCTCAATATATTAAAGAAATAAATACAGAAAAAGCTTATCAGGAAAAAAATAAGTTTATAGACACAGGTAAAGTGTTTGGTAAGGGTACTGAATTTGATAAAGGTATACAAGAAGTACATTTTTGTGGTCCAAGTTTACCTGATGATCCTGCAAAAGAATATGATGAATTAGATATGGGCAATAAAGATTCATATCGTGGTCGTAGAATGAAAAATGCATTAAATTGTATGAATGATTATAGGTATGGTTATTGGCGTGATGAAGATGGTAAAATAACACCTATGTATCCTAGTTATACACATGAAATGCATAAAGAATCATTAAAAGCAATTAAAAGATGTTATAAAGAAATTATTGCCAAGAATCCTAATGCAACAATTATTCTTATGACACATCATCCTTTTACATCTAAATGTGAAAGTCAAAAATATAAAGATGATCCATTAAATGCAGCCTTTATGTCTAATCATGATAATTGGCTTAAACAATTTAAGAATATTAAATATTATCACTGTGGTCATGTACACAATAGATTTTTTAACAAATTAGGTCATATTCAAGTTATATGTAATCCTATGGGTTATTTAGCTTGGTATGAGCATATACAAGAAACAAAATTTAATATAAATTGTATTTTAGAGGTAGAATAATGAAATCTGTTTTAGTTATTGGTGATTTAAATGATAAATTAAAATCTGTTTTAGAAAAGGCTAAAAAACAAGATATTATTTATCACTATGTAAATTATGAAATTTATAATGAAATACATGAAACCGCTAATGAACAATTACGCTTGACTACACCAGTATTGTCAAATGAACAGTTTTGTGATATGTTTATTAACACAACTAAAAGAGATGAATTACTTAATGAATGGATTATATTGAAAGGTAATATTCATACCAAAGATTTTATTAAAATTTTGATTAAATTTGAAAGAACTTTTGATCCTTTAAATAGATATGATTTGTTTTTATCTCATGTTGTAAAATTAGTATCTAAAAGAAAGAATATGCCAAGTTTTTATTTATCAGATGCTGCATTAAATGTTAAACAAATGATAGATCATAACGTTTTAGGTAATGTTATAGAAAATGCTAAAGATTTTGTATCTAAGAAAATAGAAAATCCTAAAACAGTTATTATTTTAGCAGCTGATAACAAAAGTATACCTTATCATGACGTTATTACACAAACATTAGATGTTCATTTTTGGAATAATAAAATAGAAATAAAACAATTTGATGAATGTTTTGATTTAGCTTCATATTTGAATAAAAATCCTAATGCTGATGCTGAATCATTTACATATCCAGATTTATTGATTACAGATATTACAGTAGGTAATTGTATTTGGAAATCATTAACTATTTTAAATGATTATTATGCAATAGGACAAGTTATAGGTGGTCAATTAAATACTATTTTATTAAGTAGATCAGATTCAGAAGAATCATATCTTGAATCAATTAAGAATAGTGCAGGAAAATAATGGTAAAAGATGAATCGACAATTTTAGACTACATAATAATAGGATTAGGTATAATAGTTTTATTTACTGCAATATTTGTATCACCAGAATTATAAGGATTAGATATGAAACCAAATGAAGTAAGTAAATTAGAAGATTTAGAGTTACTGACTGAATTTTTAAATATTAAAATAGAATATGAAACAAATTGTAATAAAAAAGTTAAGAAGTTATATGAAGCATTAAAAAAAGAGATTGAAAAAAGGAGCAATGAAGATGAAAAAGAATAGATTTAAAGATTTTTTAGAAAATGTAGTACATTACGGGTATTATAAGGGTATTCGTAGATTGATTCCTAAGTATCAAGGTCGTACAATATTTACACATTTTTATTGGCGTACTTTAAAAGATCGCTGGACTAAAGGATTTGATGAAACAGAGCTTTGGAGTTTGGATTATAGTTTAACTAAACTTATTGCACCACGTTTAAGAGCTTTTAAAGATGTATATATTGATAATCCAGCATATGTTCCAAGTAGCTTTTTATGGGATGAACAACAAAAATCTTTAAAAAAGGGTTATAAATGGGATTCTCATTGGAGTAGATTAGCCGATAAAAAAGAGGATAAAAGATGTTGGAATCGCGCTATAAAAGAATGGTCAGATATTTTAACTCATATGTGTGATGCTTTTGATGATATGGAATTAGAAAATACTGATTGGGATGGATGGAATAAAAAATGGGAACCTATGGTAAAAAAATGCAATAAACAATTAGACAAAGCCAAAACATTAAAAGAAAAGAAAGAAATTTGGGCTAAATTAGTATCTAATCGTGAATATAGAGAAGGTTATTATTTTTGTACAGAGGATATAGTATATAATATGAGAGAAGTAGGTAAATATTTATTTGTAAAACATTATGGAAATTTATGGAATTAATGGAATAAACGGTTAAATGCCATTAAATCATCTTCATAACGAATACGATAATAAATAATTATATTTTTAATCTTAGTTATATCATCAGTGTCTACAAAAAACCATTCTCCCATACATTTTGTAGACACTTTTTTTAATTCTTTATGTACAATTTTTTCTATCTTTAATAAATGTGCTCGGGTACATTCAAAAGCTTCTGTATATAATAATGTAAGTTTATGTGCATTACCAGTTTGTAATTGTCTTAAACGGCGATCTGGATTATTAGATACACCTACTTTAATATAACCTTTATCATTTGCAATAATATACATATAATCTGACATATTATATAGAACTATTTAAAATATATAGTTTTTGGAAAAATTTTGTTTTACAATATAATCTTTTTGGTATATAATTATAATAAATAAAGAGGATTTGAAAAAATGAATGAAAAAGACCTTGTGTTAGATTCGAATGGAGCAGCACCTTGTAAGATATGTAGGCGTAAAAACATAATAAGTTATCCTACCTATTTTAAGGTAGATAATTTGGTATATGCTAGATGTACTAATTGTGAAAAATATAGTCCATATGAATTTGTTGGTGCTAATAAAAAAGGTGCAGTAAATCATTGGAATTTAGTAATGCAAAGTAGAGATACAGATACTTCGACAAACACAGATGAATAAGAAAATAAAAGATATTATTAAAGCCGCTAATCTTGCCTATTCAGAAGGTGGGGTATATGTATTAACTCAGGAAGATTTGGTACAAGTTAATAAGATTTTAAATTTAGAATTAACTGAAACGCGCTTAGTTGATAGTATATATGATATTATATATACTGAAGCTAAAAAGAAATGGCCTGGCAATAAATTTTTTAAAGAATTACAAGCTGAAAATGCGGGTTATGGTAAAGAAGTAATTCATAGTGAACCAATGGGAAGTATGGAAGAGTTAAAAGAAGGAGATTGGGACAAATGGAAAGTAGGTCATCATTTGTTTTTATTGAGTGAAAAATTAGATGGTTGTTCTATCATTCTTACATATAAAGAAGGTAAATTATATTCAGCTGCAACTAGAGGTAGAGGTATAAAAGGAAAAGATATCATGCGTCATATTCCTTTTATATCTAATATACCACAAACCATAACAAATACTGATACGTTAGTAGTTCGTGGTGAATTATTATGTCCTAAAGATGAAATATCTACAATGTTACAAGAAGTAGCAGAAATAGAAGGCAAAGAACAAAAGAATGGACGTAATACCATTGCCGGTGCTTTAAATAGAAAAGAAAGTAATGAAGCTGTATTTAAGCATGCACATTTTGTTGCATATTGGAGTTCAAAAGGCAAAGGATTAGATATAGATGATTATTTAGACGAACTTGGATTTGAAACGCCTTGGAATTTTGAAATAGATGATACTACTACAGAAAAAGAATTAATTGAACAAGTAAAAGAATTCTTATTTATATCTAAATATGAAATAGATGGTATTATTTTAACACAAGTAGATAATCCAGAAGAAGGCTTTATATCTGGTACTATTAATCCTAAATGTAGTCGTAAATTTAAGATTGGTATTTATGATAATAAAGCAGAATCTATCGTTAAAGATATTACTTGGCAACCTTCAAAATCAGGTAAATTAACTCCGGTATTAAATATTGAACCAATTGAATTATGTGGATCTACTATATCTAATGTAACAGGTCATAATTATCAAAATTTAGTAGATAAACAATGTGGTATTGGATCTAAAGTAATAATTAAACGGGCCGGATTAGTTATTCCATATCTTGAAGAAGTATTAACACCTTCAACTGATTTTAATTTGCCTAATGATATTTATCAAGAGGGTGTAGATTTATATTTAAAAGATAAAAGTATAAAAGAAGTAACTATTCAACGATTAATGCATTTTGCTGAAACATTAAAATTAGATCAAGCAGGTGAAGCATCTATGAAAAAGCTTCTAGATATGAATCCACAGCTTGAAAATCCATTATTTTTGTTATCATTTAATGAAGCAACATTTGTAATTGCATTGGGAGTTAATGGTAGTAAATTATATAATAGTATTCAAAAAATTAAAGATGAAATTACTGAATCTAAACTTGCAGATGCTTGTGGTGCATTTGGTCCAGGTTTTGGTGAAAGTTTATTATCTCAAATTGAACAAAAATATGGTGAACTGGTATCTTTAACTGAAGAAATTGAAAATTTTGGGTCTAATAGAGTAAAGCAATATAACAATAACTATGGTAATTGGTTAAGTATAATTAGTCTATTTAAATCTTTTGGATATCAATTTAAGAAAATACAGAAAAATTCGACTTTACCTTTTAATAAATATGTGATATGCTTTACAGGTGTTAGAGATAAAGAATTCGCAAAATATTTAGAAGATAATGGAGCTACAGTAACTGAAACATTTAGTAAAAAAGTAAATGTTCTGATTGCAAAAGATCCAAATAGTACTTCTAGTAAAATCATGAAAGCAAAGGAGCAAAAATGTTTGATTCTATCCTTAGAAACGGCCAAGCTTCAGTTGATGAAGAAATAAAAAAAGAAGATCTTTGTACTATACCAGTAGGTACTTCAGCTTGGGTAGATATACATGCTAATAATGGTATTTACGGTACAGTTAATTTAGATCCTCCGCATCTTATAAATACATCTTTTGATGGATTTATGATAAATTATATGGAAGCAAAAGAAAGAAATGACTTTGCTAAGATAATACTTCTTGGTTATGAGATAATTTATAATAATTTGTGTAAAGTTTGTCCAGATAAAAAAGAAAGTTTTGAAGTTTTATTAAAAATGAATGCATATAGTTATGTTAAAACTGTATTAGCCATAGAAGAACAACTGCTTAAAGAAACATCAACAGAAATGGAATAATTTTTTATATAATCCTCGTTTATATAATGTTCTATATATTATAAATAAAGGAGTTTTATATGTCAGATGCTGTTAGTACATCCGCTCAAGATGCTTCGTTAGCAAAAGCTTTGGGAATGCAATTTAATCCAGATGGTTCACTTTCTAGTGCATCAAATGTTGGTAATACACCCTTATTTAAAAGAATGAATCGTAAACAACGTCGTGCAAGAGGTATGTATAGCCATAAATTTGCAAAGGTTCTTAAGCATAAATCTCATATTTAAAGGTTATAATTATGGATCAATTTGAAGAATTATTAGAAGTTGTAAAAGATGAATTTAAAAAACGTCTAAAATTAAAAAAATTAGACGATTATGATAGTATTCCTTTTGATACAGCTAAAGAACTACTTGAAGAAGATGATATTTTAGTTTATGGTGAGTTTAAAGATACATTAACTACACCTTGGTCGGTTGCTAGATATATTAAATTGTATTTAGAAGAAAAGGAATTGATTAAGCAAGTAGAAAATGATCTTAAAAATATTTCAGATAAAGTAGAGTATTGTTTTATTAAACATTTATCTTGTAATATTCAATTTACAAGTAAATTTGAAGAAGGTGTTAAACGTCAAACTTTAATTGTAAAATATTATTTAGATGAAGATGATAAAATTCAATATAAATTAACAAATATTGGTACAAATGCTTGTTGGGATATTACTAAAGCTCAGTTACGAGCATTATTAAGTAATGAAATAATTATTGCTGAAAAAATAATAGATCCAAAAGCAAAAAAGAAAAGTTGGTTTAGCTATATTAAAAAGAAATTAGGATTATAAAATATGCTTACTAAAGAACAGTTTGTAAATGCTATGAAATTCTTTGATGAAGAAGATCGGCTTCGTTTAGATATTACTGCATTTGCTGAAAAATTCTTTGATGGAAATGGGTTACTGTTTACAGGCTTTGATAAAATGTGTAAACGATATATTACATTATTATGTCAAGCGATGGATTTAGACCCAGATGATCCTTATAATCTTATTGAATATTGGTTATATGAAGTTAATAATAATATTTATGGTGAGCCAGATGAGGCAGGCATTTGTAAAAAAATCGGTGAAGCAGATCATAAGTTTTTTACAATAAAAGAAGGTGATGTAACTTATACTATTAATAATGTAGAAGAGTTATATGATTATATATATCATTGTTATGCATAAACCGTATTTTATAAACAGTTTGGAAAATTAAGCGAAAAAAATTTTATTTTTCGCTTTCTTTTTTTATGAAAAGGCGTTATAATACAATAGGAAAAAGAAAAAAGAATATACTTTGAAAGAAAGGTTATTCGATTTCGATTTCAAAACCAATGAAAATAAATTTTACTACCAAGGAGGACGCACATGGGAATAGTAAAAATAAAACTTCATACATGGCAAAGATGTGGAAATCGTGAAACAAAATTCAAAAGAGGTACAGCAGCACGCGAAGCCTTTGTTGAATATGATACAGCAACAAATCAAGTAACTCTCAAAGAAGGTTCTAAGAAATGGAAACCTTGGGATACTTCCCTTCCACGCGGCAAAGATATTGGCTACATAAATGAAAGAAAAGAATTGTATTCTGGATTATGCTTTGAAAGCAAGAAAGATGCAGTAAAATTTATGCAGAAGCATCATGCTGAGTTGGAAGGATTCGCAAAAGCGAATCCTTTATTCGATCACTGGAGTGTAATGAATGTGATCAAACGCTTTGAACCAAAAAATAAAAAAGTTTATGGTAAAGATATTAAAGAAGATTAATATAGTTATCGTAGAAAGGAGAGTATGATGAAAAAGGTAGCGTATAAACAAACGATTGAACATATCAATCAAGAGTTTAATATTCCTAAAAATTATAAGATAGGTAAAGTTTCGGATATTTGTAAATCTTACTATAATCCAGATTTACCAAAAACAAATAATTTGGAAGAATTTTATAAAAGAGCTCCTAGATATAGTTTTACTGTATATTTGCGTGGCTCTATTACGCTACCTTGTCATACATTTTTGTTCAATACAGAACAATCTGCAAAAAATATGCATAAAAAATATCTTGCTCGTTATATAGATCAAGAATTAGAAAAATACCGGAAAAGAGTTAATTCCGGTAAAAAATTGAGTATAAGTGAAATAGATAAATGTAAAGAAATTCAAGCATTACTACCTGAAGATTGAGATATTAATTTTTTCTTATCACGTTTTTGTAATGCTTTTTTAAATTTTTCATAATTTTCAGGGTTTTTATACCAATTGGCTCTACGTGAAGCAGCCGTTTTATATGCTTCATCATATTTACCCTCTTTACGCTTTTTTAATTTTGTTTCCCGTGCTTTTGCCTTAGCTTCTTCACTGTTACCTAAACCACCTTCATACATAATACGACGAATTTCTTTATCTTCATCAGGTTTTGACATTTGATATTTATGTTTTTGAAGATCACCAAATGATTTAAATTTACCTTCATATTCTAATAATTCTAATGTTTGATCTAATATTTGTCTTAATGTCATAATTACACCTTTTAATATAGATTATCACCAGGACCTCTATAAAAACGCCCATTTGATCTTCTTTTTTTATCGTCATCTTCCCAAACAAAGAAAATTTTACAGCCAATACTTTGAAGAAAATTAAATCTTTCTATCGTTTCATTGTATAATTGATTTGGTGATTTTTTAAGGAAAGGTATAATTGCATCTCTATTTCTAGAATAAGTACGATGAGAACCATGCCAACTACAACCTAAATATTCAAAACATGTATTAGTTTTAGGATCATAACCATCAACTATATAAATCTTTCCATGAAAACCTCTTATTAACTTAGATCTTTCGGGTACACCTAATAAATTAAGCCAATTTATTTCAGATTGAGATATTCCATGTTTAATATTTGTATTGCCTACTTTAATTAATTGCTGTCTAGGAATAGCTTTTTTCCTGTTTAGTATAGATTTAATTTTAGCTCTTGTTTTAAATGAAGTTCTGCTATACATGGGGTTTAAATTTTTAAAATAATTTCTATATATTATATAGAACTGAAAATTTATAGTTCTAATAAAAGTAAATACAGAATAACCTGGTTTACGTTTTAATAACTTACTATAAAAATAGGAGTATGATATGACAGAAAAAAATACACTAACATTATCCCGTCCAGCAAACGCTATTTCAGAATTATTGCGTGATTTTGACGGTTTTTTTAATTTTAATCCCTTTATTAATTGGGATAATGATATTCCAACATTAAGAAATACATTAATAGATCGTACCGGATTTCCTCGTGCTAATGTTAAAAACGTATCTACAAAAGATGAAGAACGTTTGTTATTTGAATTGGCTTTACCAGGATGGAATCATGATAATAGTAAATTAGATATTACTATTGATAAAGGTATTATGAAAATTGAAGGTACTTTTATGGGTGATAAAGAAGAAGAACCTAATACAAAAAGTGAACATTATGGTAAAGAATATGAACATAATATCTCATCTAAAACACAGTTTACTTGGTCTCATAGTGTAACAGAAGATACAGAATTTGAATCTGCAAAGCTTAAAGATGGCTTATTACGCGTAATTGTTAAAATACCTCAACCTAATAAGCCCAAACCAAAATCGATTACTGTGGAGTAATTATAGAGCTTAAAAGGAGGCTAAAAAGGAGCATAGTTTATACCCCAAACTCTATATTTGGGGTATAAATTTTATTGCTTTACTTTACCTTTAATTTTGTATATAATTATAAATATAAGATAAAGGAATAACCTATGTTTAACTGGCTTAAACGTAAAAAACAAAAAATGTTACTTGATAAGCATTTAAAAAACTTAAAACAATTAATTCTAAATGTTGATATTTCAGAAAAACCAACAAAAGAAGAATTAGACAAATTTTATAGTCAAATAGAGGCTTGGTCAGATATTCTAATAGAAAGAAGAGAACACGTTGTAGAAGTAATGAAATGCTTTTCAGTTAAAGATAAATTAGAATTATTTTTACATCTAGATACATGTATTAATAATTATGGTAAAGCTATGATTGAATTAAGTGAAGCTTTACATACATGTCTTAATAATGAAAAGATTTCTAATGAAACCAAAGTAGAAATAGCTACCTTTGGTAAAGATAATTTAATTAAAGCAGAAGAAACTTTGAAAAAAATACAAGCATTAGCTAAAAGTTTAACAGAATAACGGAGTATATAAATGGCAAACAATAATAATCCAACAGATCCAAATTTCGTTCGTATTATTGTACAGGGTATTGATGATCCTCGTGTATTGGATTTATTACCACCAGAAATTCGGGAAGCTATTCAAAAGGATATTCAAAATGGTGGCTCAGGTAGTATGCCAACTAAAGAGCAAGATGAACCAGAAGTACCAAAAGAAAAGATTAAATTTGATTTTGGTATGGTTAATTGTAATACAGATTTAAAAGAATTGACTAAAAAATTAAAAGCTTCTAAACATACAGATTATGGTATTTTATTATATGGTGAATCTGGGTCTGGAAAGTCATATTATGGACAATATTTAGCACAAGAATTGGGTATGCCTATTATTAAACGCCGTGCATCTGATCTTATTGATAAATGGGTTGGTGCTACCGAAAAGAATATTCGTATGGCATTTAAGGAAGCAAAAGAAAAGAAAGCTATTTTATTATTAGATGAAGCAGATACTTTCTTATTTGATAGAAGAAAAGCTGAAAGAGATTTTGAATGCGCAGCTACAAATGAAGTATTAACACAAATGGAAGATCATCCTTATCCATTTATTATGACTACTAATTTAAAATCTAAGCTTGATCCTGCTTCTTTGCGTAGATTCTTATTTAAAATTAAATATGATTATATGCAAGAAAAGAATGTGGTATCTGGAATTAAAACTTATTTCGGTAAAGATTTTAGTTTAACTAAAGAACAATTAAAAGAATTAAAGTATATTACAGCAGGTGATTTTAAAATCGCTAAGCGTAAAATGGATGTACTTGAAAATGAAGTTTATACAAATGAACTTATTTATGAATATTTAAAGCATGAGCAAGATGAAAAAGAAATAAAAGAAAGTACACCTATTGAACTATAAAGTTCTATAACCTAAGGAGTAATTCTTAGGTTTTTTATTACCAAAGGTTTTAAGATGGAACAACCATTAGTTTCAATAGTTTCTTTATTATATGATATAAAAAAAGAATATGTTAATGAATGTATTGAAAGCATACTAAATCAAACATATCAAAATTTGGAAATTATTTTTATCGATGATTGTTCTCCTAACATAAAATATAATTATATAAAAAAATTATCTCCAAAGATTAAATTAGTAAGAAACAAAACTAATTTAGGAATGAATAAAACTGCACAAAAAGTATTTAATTTAGCAACGGGTAAATATGTAGTTAGAATAGATAGTGACGATATAATAGATCCAACTTTGATAGAAAAAGAAGTAACTTTTTTAGAAAATAATCCTAATTATGGGGCGGTATGTTGTGAATTAAAAAGATTTGGTAAAAGACAACAGTATATACATAGACCAGTGCAGTGGAATTTAAAATCTGTATTATTTGGAAAGATTAATGGTTACGGATATGCCGGTGGAATGATGTTTAGGACTTCTTTGTTGTCAGAAATAGCTATTAATGAAAATTATAAAATGTGTGAAGATTTTGATTTTCATTTACAAATATTAGAAAGGATGCCAATAAAAAGTATTCTTGAACCATTATATTATTATAGAGCGCATGAAACTAATTTATGTAATACTATCAAAACAGAAGAAAGATTACAAATTAATGCTACAATTTTAGCAGTGCATAGAAAATTATATACAGAAATGCATCTTTCTAAATTAAAGAAAAAAAGAGATAGGTATTTTTAATGAATACAAATAATATGGATTTTGTATATATAATTAAACCTGGCGAAAAAGGTATAGATTTAAGATATTCTCTTAGATCGATTGCTAAATATTATCCTAATAATAAAGTATGGATTATTGGATATAAGCCAGCTTGGGTTACAAATGTGGAATATCTTCCGGTTGAACAAAAAGGAACAAAATGGGCTAATTCTACTTTAAATGTAATCAAAGCTTGTGAATGCCCAAATATTTCAGATAATTTTATCTTAATGAATGATGATTTTTTTGCAATTAGTCCAATTTTACCGTTAGAAAAAGTAATTGATTCTAATCTAGGAAAATTAGATGATATTATTATTAGGTATAAATCACATGTTGGTGGTTGGGCAGATGGATTTGCTCATATAAAGAATTTATTAAATGAATTAGGCATTAGAAAACCTTTATATTCATATGAAGCACATTTACCTATAAAAATTAATAAACAAAAATTTTTAGAAGTAATTAATTTACCACTTGTTCAAGAATTTATGAAAACTTCAAAAGTATTACATAAACGAACTTTATATAAAAATTACGATAAACCAAAAAAACCTTTTATATTATCATTTGATGTTAAAGTTACAGAAAAAAGAGATGATTCTTTAGATTTACTTAAAATATGTGGTTGGTTATCTGTAGCAGATAATATTGTAAATAATAGCAAGTTTAAAGATCTAAATACTTTATTAAATAATACTTTATCTCAACCTTGTAAATATGAGTTACAAAATATTAAAATACATAAAAAAGAAAAATATTTTTAAGATAAAAAAACCTCCGAATAAAGGAGGTTTTAATTTATACTAAACATAAAATTATTCAGTAACTGGTACATAACGTAGTACAGCACGAACTGCTAATTTACCAGCATCTGCACCGAACAAAATTTTCTTTGCAGATGTACGGAAAGAACGCAATTCTTTAACATCTGGAACAGATTCACCAGATTCAACTTCAATGCCTGCAATTACATCAGCCATTGCAACGGGTTCTGTTAATGTTTCTACTACATCAGAATATACTGCATGTACCATTTCATCTTTATAAATATGAGATTTAACAACTGCTGTCATTTTATTTTCCTCTAGTATTTATTAGCGCCTTATCAAATCTGAGGAATATTATTATTACGGCGCGCATAATAATAATTCCTTATTTTATAGAACTAAATTCGATTATAGCTTTACAAGTTAATAAAATTTGTATATAATAAATAATGTAATTTAAATAGAAAAAAAGGTTAAAATAATGAAAACTTGTGATTATATTGAATCTATTGTTGCAATAGTACGCTTACAAAATACTATTACTTTTACACATTATGCAGATTTCTTTCTTAAAGGAGGAGGTGATGCAAATGGTTGTATACTAAATAAAATTATATATAAAGCTAATGATATATTACCAATATATGTAAGTCAAGCTGCCATAGATGAATTTACAAGATTAGGTATATCTAACTATAAAGAAATGATTATACATGAAGTTTTAAATAGAAGTATGAAAAATCGAGCAACTCAGCAACAAACATATGCTATGTTTCGCAATCCAAAAGCAAAAATTTTTCATTTAGATCATAATGCACCAATGGCTTATATTTGTAAAAAAATAGCAGAAATTGATTATAAACAAGATGAAGAATACATCAGAAATGAAATACTTAATTTACTTACAAAAGAAAGTGGGATTGATTGTATTACGGTTGCTGAAAATAAATTACGTAATAAGGGTACAGATGCAAATAATAAAAGCCGAAAAGAACGTATTAAAATGAGTAAGTCTATAATGATTCGATTAAAATAAAGATTATACTTTTTTTAATACATGAACACGTGAATCTTTTTCGCACAAACTAGTAGCTCCTACTCTAAAATTTGTAGGAGTTATTATTTTATTCCGTACAAAGTTAGGTTGTGTATCATTTGTAAAAACTGCCCCACAACACCATACCATCAAATCATTATTTAAAGTATCAATAAAGGCTATTTTAGAGCGATGATCTTTTTGATTACCTTCAAAATTTTCAAATGTATGCAGCATTTTTACTTTATCAGATAATTTACCTGTAATAATCTGAGATCCTCCCAAAAAATAGCATTGATCAGTTAAAGACAGTGCTTTTTTTATAAAGGGTTTTAACAACGAAAACGGAGGATTGCCTATAATAAAGCAATCTTTTAAGCTAGTACAAGAATCATTTAAAAAGTCTTGCTGTATAACGGTTGAATCTAATGGGCATAAATCATAACTTTTACAAGTTATACCTTTACTACGAATATATTTTTCCCATCTACCATCTGCAGCACAAGGATCTACCCAAGTTTTTTCTCTTAATTCAGGATATGTATCAAGTAAATCATCTACAATCAATTTTATAATAAAATCGGGAGTAAAATATAACTCACGATTTTTACCGCGTTTACTTGTATTTCTATTTTTAAAATAATGCTGTTTTGTTGAATCTGACATATAATATAGAACTCTAAAAAGTATTTTATATAAAATATTATTTTTCCAATTTATCTCTTTTTTCTCATTTCTCTGTCATAGCACTGACGACATACAGATTTATAAACAACATGTCCATCATCAATATCTATAGTTTTACTTTCTCTAATTAAATAACCAGAAGGATGATATCGTAAATGATGATTTGCAGTATTCATACAACCTATCATTTGACAAGTAGTCCTTAATTCGTGTAATTTAGCCCCTACTTCAATTAAATGTTTAGAAGCAGGAAATAACTTTTCGTTTACATCTGTTAATAAACCATAACAAAAAATTAATCTATCATATGTATCTGCAAGTTTGACTAAACTATCTATATCTTTTGGCTTAAAAAATTGAACTTCATCTACCATATATATTTTAGAATAAAATTCTCGCATTTGGATAATGTCTTCCCATTTAATCTCTTTCATAATAGTTGCTGGGCATTCTAATCCAATTCTAGAAGTAATTTTTGGTTCTTCTGTCCTGCTATCAGCTTTAGGTTTAATTACCCAAACATCGGCATTTTTTTGTTCAAAGTTATATCTTTCTTGTATTAAATGAGAACTTTTACCTGCTGCCATTGTTCCATAAAAGAAATGAAGATTTGCCATTGTATACCTTTTTATTAAAAAAGAGGTATATTTCAACCTCTTTTTTTGAGAAGTTTAGATTAACTGTTCCTTAAGTTGTTCTGCTTTAATAAACTTACGATTTGGAAAATCTTCTTTTCTACGAGTAGGATTCCAGTTTTCTACAATTGAAAAATATCCAATTACACGAGAAAAATGATTTAATTTTTTACTAGCACAGTGTGGACATATTTCAAAGTTACCTTTTTCTACTTTATGGCATTCACGACATTCTGTATAAACACAATTCAAAGCAAAATGTTCTGCACCTGCATCAATTGCTTTCATAATCATATTTTTAGCTTGTTGTGAAGTTAATTTACTATCTACTGAATAGTGAACAATAGATCCACCTGTCATAAGTGAATTAATTTCACCATCTCGTTTCATTTTTTCAGAGATTGTAAAATCTTCCCATAAACTGCACCATTGATTAGCATATATATCTTCCATTTTTCTTTTACGCATTTTTTACTCCTATTCGTATAAGTAATCACCATTTTCATCAGCAAAAATTAGTTTATCTGCTTTAGCAATCTTTGGCGCAGCACCTTCGGCTGGGATTGCTTCAATATTAAAAATAATGTTTTCTTGAGTAGCAATTCTTTGACATTCATCATTGAAATACACTAAGAAATCTTTCATGTAATCAAAATCGATATGATCAAATTTAAATTTTAAGATCTTATCAGCTTCTACATATCCGACACAACCAAAAGTACTAAACATATGAGACATATCAATCCATCCATTAGAAATCCAAGGTTGCTTACCTAATTCTTCTAATTTTAAGATTAAAACTTTATGTGCTTTTAAAATCTTACCCATTCTAGCAACACGCTCTGCTACAATCTTTTTAAAGTCATCATAAGATTCGGCTTCATAAGCACATCTAGCAAAATTAATAGTTACTACACGATGTGAGCCTAAAGAGACCTGTGAACCACCAAATGAATTAACACCACCTGCATATGCTAAAAAGTCAGAATCGCTTAATAAACGACAGCATGAAGCAACTTTTGAACCTTCTGAAGCATAAATATTATAACGAGAAATATCTGCATTCTTGGTCAAATAATCAAGCAATTTATTATCTTCATATGTTAACTTATTATTACCGCTTTCATCTTTAGTAGTACCAAAGTTACAGGTAGTTACAGGAAATGGAAATTGTAAACCACCACGTAATGGATCACCTTCATCGAAGACATCAATATAAATTTCTTGTAATTCTTCAATATAATCTAAAACAAATTCTTTCCAAGCTTCTTTTGTATCTTCTATATTATTATCTTCGCATACTGCTGCTTTTTTAGGAAAATACCAACCATAATTATCATCTTCGATTAAACCTTCTAATTTGTTTTTATCAAATAACGATACATTGGTAAAAGGTGATTCTACAGCATTACGAGAATAATGATTTACTGTATGAATAAATTGCTGGAAATGATTTGCCATAGATTTCCGTACTTTTTTGTCATTTCTAAGGTCATCTAAAGCAATACGTTCACGGTAAATTGCCAAATGACAAACATCCATAAAGAAAGTACCAATGGCTACAGCACCTGCAATATTAAAGGAAATTTCACGAATTGTATCTCCTAATACTGAAATATAAGTAGAAATACGATGAGCAGGTGAAGAATGTACTTGACCAAAATTACGACCTTCTGTTACAATTTTAGAAGCATCGATACAATAACAATATGGAATAAGGATTTTAGTAGAATCGTTTAAAAAAAGACTAAAATCATACATATCTGCTGTACATTTTTTAGCCTCTTCTTTACCATATAAATCTTTAATAGTTTGATATAAATAATCATATCCTGCTAATTTTTGATATGGTAGAAATGATTCTACACAAACACCTGTCATATTTGAATCTGTTTTATTTGCATTATCATCAATAGATACATCATTTACAGACTGAAGATTACCAAATACTTGTTTGGAGATATTAGCTAATGGATCAAAATTTTCAGCAGATAAACCATGTAATTTAAGTAATTCATTTACTTTATCTTTTAAAACTTCTTTATCTTTAATATCATACTTAGACCGAAGCGCTTTCGTTAATGTTTCTGTAATATTTTTTAAAGTACGAGTAGTTGTAGCATCAGACAAATTTGCATCAATAAGCTTATTCATCTCATCCTGATATGGATTTTCCATATTATTATCGAATTCAGGAAACTTAATTTTAATCGCTTTCTTTTCTTCGGTCATTTTTATACTCCATGTTATTTAGTAAAATAGTATCTTCCATCTTTAGATATTTGATTATAGTTTTTATCAAATAAGTTTTGTGTTGTATTTACAAATTGGATATATTCATCTGTTTTTTTAGATTCGCGCATAGAATGAGCATCAAATTTACCACACTTAATAAAAGTAAATCCATTTAAACCCATTTCCTTAACTTCCTCTATATCATATCCTGTATAAATACAAATATCATATTTATATTCTGTATTATTACCTAAAAGTTCACAAATATGAATAGTTAAATTTCTATTACATGGATTTAATGGATCACCACCAGATAAAACTATCTTATTAGTCTCATTTCTTAAACACAACTTTTGAATTTCTAATATAATAGATTGTTCTTGATCATATGTCCATTCTTCATGTAATTCTTGTAATTTTGGATTTTGACATCCTAAACAGTTATGTGAGCATCCAGACATAATTACTACAACAGCGAGATCGTCTGGATTAGGATAATCTAAAAATGTAGTTTCAAAGCTTATCATATTAAATTATAAGGATTTTAATGTATCACGTAAAATTTCTTGTTTAACTACTATAGTATCTTTACCTTCTTGTTCGATTACAAAAGTGGGTGCAGATTTAATACCATATTTAGTAGCATATTCCATTGCTTCTGGATTTTGACCAAAAATTAACACATCATAAGTATTATTTGGAAATTCTGCTTGTATTTGCTGATATTCTGGCTCAAACTGCTTACATCTTTGACAATTTGGTGTTTTGATCTCTATAATATGTGCCATTATATTACTCCTTTTATATACTTTGATATATTATAGAACAGCTTAGATATCATTATCTAAGTCATAAAAATTTCCATTTTAATTAATTTTTCCGGGGATATTTTTTAGAAAATTTTACTTATAAAAATCAGTCTCGTGACTAAAAGGCTTTTTATGGCGAGGCTTTTTTTCTAGAGAAGGTTTCTCTATTTTTTCTTCTTTAGTAGTAACTGGATTAGAGAAAATTTTTTGAAAAGGATTAGATTTTTTTGCTTCAGACTTAGTACTTTCTTCTTTTATAGTAGATTTTTCTTTTATTTCTGGCTCGATTTTTACTTTTTTCTTTAAAATTTTCTTCTTTTTTGAAGGTTTTTCTTTAATTACTTCTTTTTCTACTATAATTTCTTTAACTACTTCTTCTTTTTCTGGATCTTTTTTATTTTTACGAGTATTTACGGCTAAAACAATAGATAATTGAAGATAATCTAATCCACAAATAACTAATAATATAATAACAGTTAAAGCAGTTTGTAGTCCATCATAGGTTTTACAATCGGTGTTTGGTAATATACGACAAACAGTGGTTAAAACTCCAGCAATTTCACCTTGATTCTTTACATTTTTATTAACAGCTTCTTGGGTGGTATCTAAATCTTGGTTTGCAGTTTTCATTGCTTCTTTTAAAGCAGTAGAAGCATTACGATCTAATCTTCTTTTAGTATTATTACACTTGTTTTCAGCATCTACATTGCCATTAGCACGTTTCATACAATTTTCATAATCTTTTGAATTCCAATCCATACTTTTTTGATATTCAGATTGCGCAATAGATGCCAAATCTGTAGATCTAGTTTGTTTAATTTCGGCATTGTCTTGTGCTTTGTTATAAGAAGCAGCTTCAATCATAGCCGTCTGTATAGATTCTGGTATCATAGAATTAAGTTTATTATATACACCTACTGCAGAATAAACAAATAATAAACTTAGTATTAATGTAATAATCCATTTAATAAATCTAAGATTTTTCCATTCATCAACAACAAAATTTAATACAAGGAATCGACCTAAATCGATAATTAAAAATATAATAAATAACCCTTGAAATAATTCTGCCATTCCAAGAGCTGTTAAAAGTGATGAAGTTAAAGCTAAGATACCCGCTACGAGTATCATCAATTTATATTTAAAACCCATAGTATTATATTAGAACTATGGGTTTTGTTATGCTAATCTAGTAATAAAAATAACTTTTTCAAAATCTGCTAAGCAAATACTTTCATCAAAAGGTTTTATATGTGTTCGTACAGAAAGCTGTTTATATTTACGATCAGGAAATCTTTTTTTTACAGTAGCAATGTTATCAGCAACATATCCATTGGATTTTTTAGTCCATATTTCAGATCCAACTGGCATATCTTCTAATTTTGTTAGTAAACTGTCTAAAGAACGCTTTTTTACCATAAGTGTCTCCTTATTTATTAACTATATATATTATACAAGCAATTATTGAAAAAGTAAAGCATTATATTAACTATTTTTTATATATAGTTAATGGACTAAAATTCAAATAAGCGATTGTTTTTAGATAAAAATTACTTAGAAATACAACCCATTGGACATACTGTTGCGCATGAACCACAATTTAAACATTTACTTTGATCTATTTCAGATTTACCATTTTTAAACCGAATTGCACCTGCAGGACACATCGCTTGACATGCACCACAACCAATACAAATATTTTGATCTACTTGCATAATTTCACTCCTTAAATATAAATATAGAACAGATTAAACGGCTATTTCAAAACTTACTTTTTCTCCATATTGATAATTTTCTAATTTAGCCATATCTGGTAAGAAATTAAATACTGTTGCATTTGGATCTAAGATTAAATTAGGCAAAGGAATTTCACATTTTTCCCAAGTATTCATATGCTCAGCAATAATAGGAAGATGATTATCATAAATATGACAATTACAAAACTCTAATGTTAATGTACCAACCTGCATACCAACTGTTTGTGCCATTAAATGTAATAATAAAGCACCTTGAACCATATCTGATGGTACACCTAAAATAGTATCTGCACTTCTTTGAATTCCTGTTAGATGTAATTGATTATTAAGATAATTAAATTGCCATGTATGTAGGCATGGTGGTAAACCCATTGTATCCATATGAGCAGGATCCCACGCTGTCATAATCATACGACGATCATATGGATTTGTTTTAAGAGTATCTACAATTTGAGAAAGCTGATCAATACCTTGTCCTTTATAACCTGTATCATAGCTTTCATATTGTGCACCAAAATAACGATAATTCCAACCATAAATATTACCTAAATCTCTCTCTTCTTTCATTCCTTCTTTATTAAAATATGGAACTTTTTTAGGATTACACCAATAATCCCAATAATTACAACCACGCTCTTTATATATTTGCTTATCTGTAATCCCTTCTAAAAAGCAAGATAATTCACCTTTTACGCCTTTAAAAGGAATTTGTCTAAAAGTAAGAATAGGAAAGCCTTCGTTTAAATCCCAGGTAAGACTTTTATTTAATCTTACAAGGACTTCGTTGCCTGTACGGCAAGGCGCATTAAAACCTTCCTTTAAAATTTCTTTAAGCAAATTTAAATATTGTTGGTTGTAAGCATTCATATATAATCCTTTTATTTTTTTGCACGATTACATATATCTAGAACTTCATACTCTTCCAAATCTCTTATTAAATTACCATCACTATCTACTTCACATACTGATACACTATGATTTTGACCTTTAGTAATATTATTAATAAATGTATGATAAGAACTATTAAAATACTGTAAATCATCTAAATCATTCAAATCAAAAGGGATTACTTCATTAGATATAAAAGAACATTTACTTGAACGTACTTTACCTTTTTCTATATATAAAATTTTATCATAACGACCTTTACCATAAAATAGAAAACTAGGAGTTTCTGTTCTATGATTCATTTCACTACGCTCTAAAGCATTTTTATATGCTTTCTCTGTAATTACTTTGTGTAATACTTTCATTTTTTAATCCTTCTTTTCATCATTTTCTTTTTTAATATCTTGTAATTCATAATATACTAAACATATCATATTCCAAAGTGCTGCTTGTAAATGAGTAGATGGATGTTCTTCAAAATTAGGATCTTCATCCCAACGATTACCTCTTTTATATTCCATAAAATGTCGCATTAAAGCAGACTCATATCTTTCTTTACCATGATCTACTAATGTCCATGACCAAGGTTCATATTTTTTTGCACCAACTGTATATCTATTTACTGCCGTTTCAATAACTTCCCATGGTAATAAAGACCAATTAAGTTTACCTTGATCATATTTAATTCCACCACCTGGTTCTTTTGCAGTAATTATTTCTTTATATTCTTTCTTAGCCATAGTAATTCTCCTTTCTTTTAGCAACCGAATTTTTCAAATTGTTCTACACAAACTGATAAACATTGTTCTGGTGTAATTTCAATATATCTAGTACCAATATCAACACCAAGCAAAAATACAACAATAGTAAAACAAATACCTAAAATAATTTTTGAAATTATATCTGTCATGTTTTAGCTCCTTTATATAATATAGAATTTAAACTAGCCAGATAAAAATCAAACAAAATTTCCATTATATAAAAAAAAATATCCTTAGCCCATGACAACTAAGGATATTCACGCACAGGAACTTTATTATTTTGAACCAGTACTTCCAAAACCACCTGTTGCTCTTTTTGTTTTTGGACCCTGATCATATACTTTATTAGGTACACCTTTTAAAGCTTCATTTGAGATGTTAATAATAATACCTTGAATAATCTTATCACCTGGATTAATTACAGTTGCCCATTCTTTAAATCCTAACCAACCTAAAAATCCTTTACGACGAACTCGAATATCTTCGGTGCCTTTTACTACTTTAAACATATTCAAATGAATTTCACCACGATAACCTGCATCAATTACACAAGCACCAAATACTAAACCTTTCTTTAATGCTACACCAGATTTATTCATCATTTGTAAATATTGATTGCTTTTTAATTTAGTTTTAATACCAGATGGAATATTAACTTGTTCACCTAATCTCAAAATATAAGATTTACCTTCATTCCAATCATTTGGAACGAAAAAGTCAATACCAGCATCTTCTTGGCGATTACCAATTGGATCTTTAACATCCTTAATTTTTGTATAAATCATAAAAGTACTCCTTTGTTATACATTATATAGAATGTTAAATTTGATAACCTTTTTTAAAATAAATTTCCAAAACAGATTAAAAACCCCAAACCTGTTTTTGAATACGTTGGCGTTTCATTTCATTACGTACTTGTTCTTTTTTACGTTGAACTTTGCGTACATTTGGTTTAATATATCTACTACGGCGTTTTTGTTCAAATGAAAAGCCTTCTTTAAGACCTTTACGTTTAATCTTTTTTAATGCTTTTTCAACATTATTATCTACAACCAATACTTTAACCATTAAAATTCCTTTTGGTTTTAAATTGAATATTATTAAGAACTTATCCTTCTAACAATTCTTTTTCAATTTCATCTTTATGCTTTTCATAATATTTATATTTATTACGAATTACAAACTTATGATCTTTATCTAAACAATCACCATCAGGAATCATCTTTAATAATTCTTCCATAGGTACTTGTGATATTAATCTTGGAGATAGTTTTTGACAAGCAGCAAAGCGATTACCTTCACTCCAGTCAAATTTTTTAATATGTCTCTCCAAGGCTTTCATATCAACTTTACCTGTATATTCTTTAAATGGTTTTATACTTTCTTTAATTCTTGGTAATTCGGCTAAAATAGTATCAACATCTAAGACATTTTTATCATATAAATATAAAGTAGCCATTTCACCAGTTTTTGGATTCATTTGATCTGGTACTCGGGTATATTTAGATGGTACATTGGCTTGTTCATCACATCCAATAAGCTTATAAGTATACATAATATAATACCATATATTCTTATATTGCAAAGCTGTTACAGGATGACTTAATTTAACTACACAATGATATGATTTACTACCCGACCAAACAACACGATACCACAAATCTTTATGTTTATTAATTTGTTCTTCTTGTTCTTCTTTAGTCATATCATCACATTCAAATAGTAAATTTTGTGCATATACATTACTATTAGTTGGATATTCGGCTGTATTATCTTTAAAATTATTTAAAGCTTGTAATACATCTTTTTCTTCGACCTTTTCATAATCTGCTGTATAATATGGACCAAATTCACCACTATTATCATCTAATAAATTTCTAGCAAATGCGATATATTGCATAGTATTAATTTCATCCATAGTTAAGGTATTTAAATCATCAACTAATAGCATATGATCATTAAAACCTGTAATCTTACTTATAGTATGTACTATTTCTGTTTCAGGTTTACCATCTTTATCTAAAACAGGATTACCATTTTCATCTTTCTTAGCAACACTTCTTGCGTTTTTACTACGACTATAATAAGATTGTGTTCTTGGATCATTAGGAAAACCTACTACAAAAGCTAAACTACGACCATCAACTTTTTTATTAGTTTTACCATCATAAATCTCACCAATCGCATGTTTCTTATATAATACAAAATCTCTTGGTTCTACACCATCTAATAACGGCTGATCTGTTACCATATTACATAAAATCTTAGAAGTAGCTTTACCAAATTTTTCGTTTGATAAATAAAACCCTTTAGACTTTACTTTGCCATTAGTAAACTTACAATAGTAATTATTAACATTATTCTGAGCTAAAGTATCAATTTCATCAAATTCCAAGACTAATCTCGTTTCTTTTTGCCATTGATCAGCAATAGGCATAAAATCTACCCCTTCTTGGCGTTCAATCATAATACCATCAGTGTTGGTTTGAATAATATTAAAACCAGCATCATATAAGCGTTTTACCAAAATAAATAATAGCAATTGTCCATGCACGCAAATTGATGAATTAGACCATGTATCATATAATGGATTAAATTCTGATAACATAGCACCAATAGCACCGTTAAGAATCAATTTAAGACCTAAATTAAGAAGTGTTTTTCCTTCTTTTTTAGCTTGTAAACGTGTATGATATACTTCTTTATATGATTCAGGATTTTTAGCAGCCCCTCTAGACATTAATCCATATTCCACCAATAAAGAAGGATACAATGAAGCAACGTCCATATTAACTAAATTTTTACTTCTATATCCAATCAAAGCTTGATGTAATCCACCAAATCCAAATTGATATTTATGACCTTCATCAAAACCACCAAGTTGTACTTCAAACTTTTCTTTAATATAATCCGGATTATCTTGATTATCTAAATAGAATTGTAAAAGTTTTGTTGGTGTACCATCATCATTTACTAATTCTTTCATTGCTAATTCTGGAATAGAATAATATTGTTTCTTGCCATTTACTATTTTATAAGTATTTTGTTTATTAGCTTTAGCATCTTCACCACACAATAATTTACCTGCAAAAGACGATGATTTATTAATAAGAGTTTTAGCTTTCATCTTATATTCAACAATCATATTCCAGCGAATATCATATGATTCTTTTGCAAATGTACGTTTTGGATTATCAGGATCTGGCATAAATAATGCTAAAGTATTATCAACGTCCATTTCGCAATACTTTTCAACATCCAATCTTTCTTTTGGTGTTAATTTTCTTGGAGTATCAAATGAAACGCTACTATCATAATTACGTTTATTTAATACAGACATAGTAAGCTTTTTTAATGAATTACGACGGATATCAAATGGACCATGAAAACTAATATCCCAAGATAAGAAATTAGGATTCCAATTTGATTTTGGCTTCATTTCAGGATATGCAGGTTTAGCTCCATGTAAAATTAAAGCATCTGAATACTTTTTAACAGTTAGGCTTTGATCAATTAAAAATGGAAAACACATAGCATGACGAATAACTACATCGTCATATGCTGCATTATTAAATCCAATTAAAATTTTATTCTTGGCCCAATCATATAATCTTTCTGGATCATTCCAACAGATTAATCTATTTTTACCATCTAAAGTTTTAGCAACAAAAAGCCAATCATCATGAAATACTTCAATATCGTATATCCATTCAAATTTTTGTTTAGTATTATAACCTTCTCTTTCGATTTCTTTATCATCTAATCCTAAAGTTGGTAATACTTCTTTATACCATTTATAATACCATTCTGAAGGTTCAGTACCATTTCTATCACCTGTAATTTCAAATTTACTAGCTTTACCTATAGTTGTTACTTCTGGTAAATTATTAACATCAGATATAGTTATTTGATCTTTAAATGGAAATAATTGTATTAAATTTTCTACATTATTACCAATTACAGGAATAGTAATCAATACTTTTTTTAATATATCATAAAACTTTAACTTTAACTCTTGAGAATCATTTTTACAAATATCATCAGTAGGGCAATACCTTAAAGTAATTTTAGTATATTCATCATAAATACTAAAATATTCAATCTTACGAGTTACTAAATTGGCTTTACCTTCAAAAGTAAAATAGGATAAAATATTGTCTTCATAAGCTTCTAATAAGAATTGTAGTTTAGTAATAATTTGATTGGTATCGCAATAAGGTGATAAAACTATTTCTTTACTAAATGAAATATTATTTAATTGTTGTACAATATTTGTATAATCTTCTGTAATATCAGGTAAAATTACATATGGTACTAATACATCTTTTGGCTTACCTTTTTCGTCTAAAACCAATCTATTTAACCATACGGCTGTAATTCTAAGAATCTTTTTATTTTCATTTAGATATAATTCAATTCCACCCATATCCGGTTGTGATAAATAATCTGCTTTAAATGCTTCAAATGCTTTTTGACCTACAAATGCAATAACTAACTTATCAGGCTCTAATGTACCTCTTTTAACATAATGCCCTAAAAGATTAAAAAATACATTTCGTGCAAAAGGTTCATTTGTAGAATCTTTAACATAAGTAATATGTGTTTCTGCTGATTTAAATCTACTTTTAAATACTTCAGTTAAATAATTTATAGCTATAAAAGAATCAAAGATTTCTTCTTTATCTGTTTCTAAAGGTTGTTCAGCTATTAAAAAAAGCTTAGGTCCTAACTCTGACTCGTATTCTTTCTTACTTCTTTTAATAAATGGACAACCCTGCATTTGTTCCTCCAAATACTTTTAGCTAGGATAGAATATAAGGAAAATAATGGATTAAAAAACCTTATACTCTACCCTAATCTAACTCTCTAGTCTAAGCCTGCTGCTTTAGAATATGCGTTAAACAATTCTTTTTCTTCAGCGATTTGATCACGATCTTTTTTGCGCTGACGAACTACATAATCAATACCTTTTTTAGCAAAACCTTCTGCTTTTGCTTCTTCATAAATTGCCTTTTTACTAGCATTAGCATCAGTAATTGTATCGTTATATACTTCAATTCGTTCAACATATTGTAATAAGCGAGCTTTATCTACTTCAACTGTCATAATATTTTCCTCCATTAAATCAAATTAGATACATGAAAATCACAAGGATTACCATTTTTAAAACTAGTAGCACCCATGTATGATTTTAAAGTACCCATATATTTATGATTTTTTGTATTAAACAATTGAACACTGCCTTGATTTGTAATACTTACACTTATATTATTTTCTTTTAATTGATTATAAACTTTAGTGGGTAATATAATATCACAACCACGACGATTCAATTTTGTGTATTTAATAGACCATGCCATTTCGTACTCCTTTTTTAATGTTACACATAATTATAGAATAACATAATTTATTCATTTTCGGATGAAGAATTTTCCGTTTCTACAATTTGATCTTCCAAACCGAATTGCTTAACAGCTTCTTTATAAGGATCTTCTGAATTATAAATAGCTTCAAGATCTACACCGTGCTCGTCTGTAGTAACTTCTGTATCATCTTCTACTTCACCGTTCATTTCTACATTTTTACCAGTTACATATGATAATACGGTTTCTTTAAAATGTTGCATACGATCTGGATCTTCTTTTAACCAAATCATAGCTTTTTCTTTACCTTGAGCAATGTTTTCACCTTTATAGCGTACCCATGCACCTGCTTTTTCTAAAATACCAAATTTTACAGCAAGATCAAATACTTCTTCTTCTTGAGATACACCTTTACCATATCTAATAATAAATTTAGCCGTACGGAAAGGAGGAGCAACTTTATTTTTCACAACTTTAACTGTAGTTTCAACAGATGTAGCGACTTCTTCACCATTAATCTTTTCTGTAGTAGGTGATTGCTTTTTCCAGATTTTCATAATAACAGTACTATAGAATTTTAATGCTTCACCACCTGACATAACATCAGTATCACCATACATAACACCAATATTCTTACGAGTCTGTGAAATAAAGAAACACATACAACCAGCATCATAAGCCAATGGAGTAATACGTTTTAAACCATCAGACATCATTTTAGCTTGTCTACCAATAAAGTTATCACCCATTTCACCTTCACGCTCTTGCATTGAAATCATAGTAGAAACAGAGTCAAATACAATAACTTTAACTAACTTTTGTTTTAATAAAGCTTCAGCCATTTGAAAACATTCTACACCATCATTTGGTTGAGCAAATAATAAGTGCTTCAAATCTACACCTAAAGCTTGAGCATATCCAAGATCAACCGCGTGTTCTGAATCTAAATATGCACATAAATATCCTTGTTTTTGAGCATTTGCTACTAATTGTAATGCAATAGTAGATTTACCAGATGATGATTCACCATAAATTGTATTAATTCTTCCCATAGGTAAACCACCAACTCCTAAAGCAACATCAAGATTTAATGAACCAGTAGAAACTGTATCAATTTTCTTAATTGCTGTAGTGTCATCAAAAGTTAACATTGAATCTTCACCAAATTGTTTATGAATCAATGCCAAAGCAGCTGCCATGTCTTTATCTAATTGAGTTTTTTCAACTTTAGCCATGTATTACTCCTATTTAAATTTCATATATATTAGAATTTAATTATTTTATTAACTTTTTCACGAATTTCTTCTAAACACTGCCCAATAAACACACTACAATGTGCTTTTATTTTAGGTAAGTCTAAGGTTTCCATAATATTTTTAGTTAATTCTTGTGTATTAATATCAAATAAATTTTTTCCAATTATTTGTTCACAGCCATAAGAAGTACTTGATAATGAACCATAACAACCCGTAGATAAAAATTTAGCATCTAATATAGTATTATGATTAGTATCTAATTTTACCCATAAATTTACAATATCACCACAAGCAGGTCCTCCAAAGGCTCCTTCAAAAACTGATACATTATCTTCTTGTAATATTAAATTTAAATTATCATCTCTATTCAAATACTTACCATCTTGTGCGTATTGAATAGCCAAAGATGAATAAGAAATACCATGACCTCTGTTACTTATTTGATCCAAAGAATGATCAACTGTACAAGTATTACAATTTCCAGAACAACTTTCCATTTTTAATCCTTTTTATAAGTACTTGCTTTTGCTAAATTTTTTACCGCTTCATCAAAAGTAGGCTGAAAATCTTCTACAATTTGATTTATAGTTAAAGAACTATCATAAGAAATACGAACTGCACTATTTGCATAAGTATCTAAAATATCTTCACTTTGTACACCTAAATTTTTATAATAATTCTTAATTACTTCACTTCCCGATAAGTTTTCTTCGCTACATGCACTTCCAGTTGAAATACATATTTTATTACCTAAAGCACTAACTAAACTTTCACCTTCAATACCTAAAATTGAAAAATTAATAATATAAGGCGAATATTCATCTGTATTTTTAGAAGTAAATAATAATTCTACTGCTTTATTATATTTATTTACTATTTCTGGAATAATTTGATAAAAAGCGGTTTTAATAATTTGAGCTTTAGTATAATTATTATTAAGGTTATTCATATGATCTTCAATAAGTTTATTTAATAAATATACAAATGTTGGATTTTCTGTACCCGATCTTAATCCATTTTGTTGCATACCACCTTTAATCAATGGATTTTTTTGAATATACTTCTCTACTATTCCTTTTTTATAAATTAATCCACCGAAACTTTTAAAAAATCCAATTTTATGAGCAGAAAATGAATAGCAATCAATATCTGTCATATCATAAGGAATTTTACAAAAGCCTTGAGTAAAATCTAAATGTACAACAATTTCAGCATCTGGAAATTTAGAATGAACGTATTCTTTTGCTGATAGTACTTTATCTACTGGAATAATTAGACCTGTTTCATTATTTACTGCAATAATAGATATTAAAATACGTGTATAAGAAATAAGTATACCATCTAAATATGTTGGTGTATTTGTAATAATATCAAATAAATTAATTTGAATCCAACGAGTAATACCATTACTAACAACACAAGCACTAGAAGCGGCTTTAACTGCATGATGTTCAAGATCTGTTGTAATAATTAGTTCAGGATTAAAAGAATAAAAAATGGTATTAATCGATTCTGTTGCACCAGAAGTAAATAAAATATTCCAATCTTCATTATGATTTAAACATTGTAAAATATTTAATTTACTCTTTTCTATTGCTTGATATGCTTTTTCACCTTCTTTATGAAAAGAAGCAGGATTACCAAAAATATTTATAGCATCATAATAATTTCTACTAACAATATTAGAAACAGGTGCAGTTGCTGCATAATCTAGATATAATACTTCATCTTCCATAATACTTTTACTCCTTCATTAAAAAATTATATAACTTTTTTAATAAAAGATACAGACGTTTTTTTCCAATTCCAAAATAAAAAGAGCCTAATAAATAGGCTCTCAGACAACAAGAACAAACAATTTTTTATTTTTTAACTTTTTTAACTTCATCACAACCACCATATTTTTTCCATTCAGTGGCAGTTAACCAATAATCTCTATCACAATCCTTCTTTAATTTATCTATAGGTTGATCTAATCTTTTAGATAAATATTCAAAGATTTCTTCATTGGTTTGTTTAGCTTGATTCATATAAATTTCCATATCTTGAACTTTACCTTGTGCTTGACTTGCTACTGTATGTAACATAATTTTAGCATGTGGTAAAGCATAACGCATACCTTTTTCTCCAGATACTGCAATTACAGTAGCCATACTAGCAACATCACCCTGTACAATAGTAGATATTGGACATTTAATATCATTCATTGTATCAATAATTGACCAACCGGCCGAAACTGAACCACCGGGACTTTGGATTAACATTTTAATTGGTTTTTCTTTATCTTCTGATTCCAAATAACGTAATTGTGCTACTATTTCCATAGCCATCTCATCTTCAATTTCACCTTGAAGAATAATAATACGATCTTTAGCCAAACGAGTAGCTAAATTAATAAAACTATCATTACCCTTGGAATCTGTCCAAACAACACCAGGTATACCTAACATATATAAACTCCTTAATTTAAGTTAATTTATATTAATTATATATGTATTTTAATACAATGTAAAGCAGTTATTTATAAAATTCACCGACTTCATTTAATAATGATACAATAACAGATGTAATTTCTTGCTGATCACCTTGTTTTAATAAAATACTAGCAATTACTTTACCTAGGGTATTACTCATTTCTTCAGTAAAACCACGAGTTGTAATAGCAGGTGTACCTAATCTAATACCTGTACATTCTGAAGGTTTAGTATCTCCGGTAATCATATTTTTATTACAAATAATATGGTTTGCTGTCAATAAATCTTCAGCTTCTTTACCTGTAATTCCTGCACCTTTAACATCGAGTAATATCATGTGATTTTCAGTATCAGCACCACTAACAAAACGTAATTTATGTTCAGTATCTTCTTCTTCAATACCTTTAACTAATGCTTTTATATTAGTATGTACTTGATTAATATAATCTTTAAATTCAGGCTGTAATGCTTCAATAAACGCTTGAGCTTTGGCTGCTACTGCTGCTTGATTAGTACCACCTGCATTAGCTGGAAATACGGCTTGATTAATTTTCTTACAATAATCTGGATTATTCCATAAAATAATTGCAGAACGCGGGCCTCTTAAAGTTTTATGAGTAGTTGTAGTTACCACATCTGACCATTGTGTTGGATCATATTTATCTTCCCATACATGAGCAGCAATAAATCCACTAAAATGAGCCATGTCAGTCCAAAGAATACATTTTTTAGATTCATACTCTTTTTCTTCTTCTTCTGGTGGAAATCCCATACAATGCTTAATGTTTAATAATAATTCTTTATTATATTCATCAACTATTTCACGTACTTTTTGAAAATCAATCTTTTTTGAATATGCAGAATAGCCCATAATTAACAATCTTGGGCATACATCATATAATTTAGATTTTATTTCATCATAATCAATTCTTTCATTAATTAATTCATAGTTATGATTTTCATAAAAACGACCAGAATGTGTAAATTTACTTCCATGAGTTAAATGCGCTAATTCATTAAGATTACCTGATAAGGTACGATCTCCTGGTTTACAAAAAGCATAATATACACAAGTATTAGCATGTGATCCAGACATTGGTTGTACATTAGCAAATTTAACTCTAAACAATTCACATGCTTTAACAATACAATATTCTTCTAATTCATCAATAACTTCACAACCAGCATAATGACGACCTTGTTTAGATACAGATAAAGGATAACCTTCTGTATAAGGTACAGAACAAGCAGAACCCATTAAATCTAATATATCTTGAGATGGATAATTCTCAGATGCAATAAGTACTAATTCACTATTTAATTTATCTTTTTCTTTATTAACAATTTGATTTAATGTTTTGTCTATCATTAATTACTCCTTTTTAGAGAATTGGCACTCCCTGAGGAATTCGAATCCCCAACCTGCAGATTAGAAATCTGATGCTCTATCCGATTGAGCTAAGGGAGCATTATTTCTGTGTTTGCAATGGTTGACCTAAAAACTTTGCTTTTAATTCATTTAATTTACTATAAAAATAACTCCAAGCATCTTCTTGCAAATTAAAATCGATTGGTCTCCATTTTCCATTATCATTAAAATTTACTATCCATCCTGCTTTATTTGTTGCTTGTATTGGTAATGCTATATATCCTTTAAGCTGATCTACTACCGTATTCATTTTCTTTCCTTATCATACTATAGAATTAAACATTAGTAAAATAAAAATTAGAAAAATTTTCTGTTTATAAAAAAATTCCCCAGAATTAACTGGGGAAAATTTTTAATCATTGGACATATTGTCAAAATAGCCTTGGACATATATAAACGGTGTCCCTTTATCACCCGATCCTGAAGTAAGATCCATTAACGAACCTAATAAATCAGTATATCTACGCGGTGTCGTACCTTGACTCATCATATTGCCTTTCAAGTTAGAACTTTTATTTTTAATTTCTTCTTTGATAGCCGTATTTAATTCTTCACCATGTAAATCTTTATACTTTTCATCAGCAAAGTTTTTAATTTTAATTTCATTTGGAGTACCTTGTAATCCCATAGTTGAGGCAGGACTTACTACTGGATCAGCAAATTCCCAAATTCCACCAACAGGATCTTTGAAACAGCCATCTCCATAAATCATAACCTCAATCAGTTTTCCAGTTGCATCTTTAATTCTTTGTTGAACTTCTCTAACTAAATTTCTTGAATATTCACCACTTGGAAATAGTTTTAACATTTCTTCAGATGCTTTATTAGAGCCATATAAACCATATTCACATTTATTTCTACAAATATATGCTAACGTACAATAACCACCGATATTATTTTTCAATTCTTTTATTTCTTCTTCATTACTCGTTGTAAAATACATTCTAGCATCTATTACAAATGGATTCTCTTTATAAATAGAAAGTAATTCTTTATTTTTTATATCATCAATAATTTCACACTCTTTACCTTCGCCTTCTACAATTGATTTATAATATTCATCATAATTTAATTTAGTAAAAGGATGATTTCTTATTACATTGCCAACTTCATCAACTGGTGGCATAATAATAACTACTTTTTTACCAGTTCCTCTAGCAATTGCTTTTAAAATCATAGCAAAACGATTACGGGAATAAATTGGTCTATCTATAATAATAACATCCGCATTATCACTAATTTTTCTAACTTCTTCTGCTACTTCATCAATAGTAACATAATTACCTTGACATCTAGCAACGATAGATTCTGTAATACCTAATACATCTCTATCTTTAATTTCTAAACCAGAATTCAAAACCGTATCAACTACAATCTGAATTAAATCATCACCTTGTTTGATAATAGGTGCTCTTAAACCATATGAAGCTGTTCCAATAGTTCTTACCATTTTATTTTACTCCTTTTAAATTTGTTTTTAACTTTCCATTTAAGATTATCTAACTTTATATAGAATCTACCATATAACTTCCATCTACGAATAATTTTGTCCATTGCCCAAGTTTCTGCTGCAGAAATAAAATCTGATTCTACATTATTAGATTGTACTTTTTTAAATTTACCATTTTTTTGGCGTTTATAATCACAAGTGAAGTCATCATCAAAATTTTCAGGTACAAAATGACTATCTTGATACCAACTCAAAAAACTATTAGGTAACAAATCAGTACCAAAATTCTTAGCTAATTCAAAGTTACAACGATCTACTATCCATTTGAAATCCATAAAATCTATAGGTAAATAAGTTGTGCGTACAGAACTTTCCCAACCCACAATATCTTCACCTAATTTATATGTTTCTCTTACTTTTTTACAGCATCTAAATAAGATGTATCTAGTACAAGCTTTCATATCTCTAATATCATCACGAAGCCAATATGTACTCATTATACTTGTCATTTTTTATCCTTTATTTTTTCTTTATAAACAACCATTTAATACCATCGATTAGGTTTTTCCACCATGGTTTTAAAAGCATCATTTCAAGAATTTCATCTTTTGAATTTTTAACACACAAATGAGAACCATCTTCAAATCTTAATTCAACGTATGAATAGCCTGCTTCTTTATTTGAAATAGGATGAATCCAAATAATTTGTGATACATTTATTAAGTAATAATCACCTTCTTCTGGGATATTCCAGAGCATATCTTTTTTATTATATGCTATTTTTATTTCTTTAAGCATAATAAACTTATTCATGATTTTTTCTCTTTTCTAATATATAGAATAGAAAAAATATCTAAATAAGTAAAATAAATTTTTTAATTTTTTTCTAATCTCTCTAAAAATAAACTGTTCTAATTAAATAGTATATAAATATTTCTAATTTATTATTTACTTAAAAAGAAGATTAAAAATGGCTATAAAATCCAATCTAGAGCCAGAAACAAAAGTTGAATTACTTATAAAACTGGCTTTCGGAATTCCATTTGATTTATTAACAGCCGAATATGGATTGTCTAAAAATAAAATAATAAATCTAAGGAAAAATAACTATAAACTATATAATACTTTTTTTGAACATTGGAAAATTGATAAACAAATTGCAATATTAGGGTTAACACCAAAATATGAAAGAGCATTAAATATAGTTAAGAAATTCTATAAAGATAAAGTAACTATTATATCTGAATACAAGATTCTATTTAAAGGAGAATCAAAAGGATTAAATGATATAGTAGATATGGCAGACGAAATTCTAAGAAAAGATAATATTTGTTGTTTTAAAGAACTAACAGACATTAAAAATTTTTATTAAAAGGAGTAATTATGTCTAATTGGAAAATTAAAGAGGTTATGGTAGGTTCACTAAATGAATTAAATACCTATATTAAAGAAAATAATATAGCGCCAAGTGATGTATTAAGATACGATACTGTATTTGATCATATAAAACAATCTGTACGCTATACTCTTACATATTGGACAATAAAAGATTAAAAGGAGTTATAATGATTACTAATACACCAATTGAAATTCCAGAAGGATTAACTGAACAAGCTTGGGCTGAAAAAACACCTGGTGTATGGATGAATTTAATTGGTCTCGCCGGTAAAAATCCTATTGATAATAAATTTCACTTTGCACCAATTAAATATTCTGATACAAATTTAGAAGGTGAAAAAGTTAAATATCCAGATGGGCGTGAAGCTACTGTATTATTTTCTTGTTTGGCTATGGAATACAAAAATAAGAAAGAAGTACATGATATGTGGTGGGCTAAAGCAAATGAAGCAATTAAATCATTACGCGAACAAGAACAAATTGAAACATATGTTAAACAAAATAATATTGATTTGAAAGATTTGCGCAAACAAGGAGCTTTAAACGAAGAAAATGATGCAGAATAAAGTAAAACTCATTTCTGAAGCTTTAAATATACCAGAATCAACAGTATGCTTAGTATTATATTCATATTTAGCCGAAACAGTACAAGAAATTGTTGAAGAAGGTGAAGCAAAGACTTTATTTGGTAAAATAAAGCTAGATGAAAATAATCAATTGCAATTAGAAAGAAAAAAATTTGGATTAATTGAATTATTAGGTAAAGAAGACATAAAGGAAGTCTATAAAATATGTAGAGATGGACCAGATTACAGCCTCTTTTAAAGAATTAGATGAATTATATGAAGTAATTGAAGATACTTTTGATACTTGTTCATCTTCTAGAGAAGAATTATATTGGTTAATAGCAATTCTTAAGCTGTTTTTAAATAGTCCAAATAAATATACTAAATTTACATCTGATAATATGCAAATTAACTATTGGATATATTCATTATATCCTATAGTAGAAGGATGGAAAACAAAATACCATCATTCTACAGCCAAATATACAAGAATAAAGAGAAAAGTACAAAATGCAGAAAAAGCCTAGAGGATATTTTGAAGTTTCAGATGAAGAATATAGCTCTTCTGAGTTTGTATTTACTGCTTTAAGTATGTTAGAATCACGGGGTTATCCAGGTTTCTTTGAATTAATGAGCATCGTTCAAGATCCTGCCCTTATAATGAAAATAATTAGACTATTTTATGGTATGACAATTAAAATACCATCAATAAAAGAATTTAAAGAGTGTTTACAAGCTGCAGAATATACATATCTAGATATGCATAAACATATAAATGTAAATCTTCCTGCTAAAAGTAAAGATATTCGTCAATTTATGAATATTACAGAAGAAGAAGAGAAGCATTTATTAGAAATTTTTGATGAATGGTGTGTTTTTATGAACAAAAATGGAGCTGATGTAAGAAATTATCTTCATTGTAATAGAAATAATACTAAAAAACGAATTGAAATGGCAGTACAAGGTAAAAAATGGACTAGCCGTCATTATTAATATAATGAAGTAAAGGAAATAAATAATGCCACAAATTGATGATCAACCAAAAATATGGACTGGTGATGATGTATTTGTAGATGAAATACCTGAAGAAATTCCAGGTACAGATATTGCTACTATTGAAGAACCACCTCTCCCTTCTTTGGAAGAACAAGAAAGTATCGTTGCGAACAGTAGTTTAAAAGAAGAAAATAAAACTATGCTTGGTGCATTAGTAGAATTGAATAAAACTGCTGCTATTCTTGCACAAATTCAAAATGATGAAACAATAGAAATGCAGAATAAGGTTATTCAAGCCACTTGTACTAACTTTATTCAATCTCGTATGATGAATAATACTACTGCTGAAACTTTAAAAAATAAATTATTATTAAATCTCATTCAAAATATTGATGTATTAGATTTAGAAACTCAAGCTAAGATTTATAATGATTTAACTGAAGTATCAGCGATCGATGCTCAACAAGCTTTGGCTAAAATGTCAGGTAATTCCGGAAGTATACCTGGAAATAGTGGTCAAGGGGGTATTAATTTGACTATTAATAATGCTACAGCAGAAGGTGCTTCTATTAATAATCCAAGCCTAAATATTGGTACAGGTTCAGCTCCAGTACAAAATTTAGACACATTAAACAATTTAAGTAATGCTATTGATACTTGGAAAAGAGCACCTAAAAAAGTCACACCTATTGATGTAGAAGGCACAAGTAAATAATGACAATTGAAGAAAAATTAGCAGCTCTTCCTATTGTTCCATTTGATAACTCTGAAACCTTTCAAGAGGTATTATTTTCACCTTTGTTTGATGAAATTTTTCAATATTATATGGAAAACTATTCAAACGATCAAATTAAAAATCAATCTTTATTAAATCAAAGATTATCTTTATATTTATATATTACTAATCAAGATGAAGAATTAGTTAAAAATATTGATAATCTTATTTATAGAAGACCTTGCCCTACAATAGAAGAATTTCTAGATAATCCTTTTTATATGGGAAATATATCTGGTACTATATATCCATATTGGCGTAAGAAATTATGTGAAATATTTAACCCAGATCATCCAATGAAAAAGGTATTATTTGGTGGAGCTACAGGTACTGGTAAATCAAGAACTGCTGAAAAAGCATGTGTATATGCTTTATATCGTTTATTATGTTTACGTTATCCAAGACAAATATTAAAAGTTGAAGCACAATCTACACTTGCTATGTTTATTTTATCGGTTACACAAAAAACTGCTTATCAAGTATTATTCCAACCATTCATTGAATTATTAAGTAATATGCCTTGCTTCCAAAGAGTAAGACAAGCCCGAGCTTTTGAAAACTTTGATCTAACTAATCCCAAAGTCCCTGTACCTTGGTATGTAGATAAAAGTAATATGACTATTATATTTCCAGATAATATCATATTAACACTAGGTTCTCAAATATCTAATACTGTAGGTTATGACATTCTCATTTCAGAATGCGACGAAATGAATGAAAAAGGTACAGAAGAAGGTATGGAATTGATTAACTCTATAGATGGTCGTGTTGATGGTCGTTTTATGGGTTCACCTTTTACATTCCAAGCGGTTATGTCATCTGCTCGTGCTAAAAACTCAGTTACATCTGAATATAATAAAAAATGGTGTAAAGATCCTAAATTCTTATATCTTAGACCTATGCGATTTGAAGTTAAAACATCAGAAGAATTTATAGGAAATAGTAATGATTATTTCTATGTAATGGCAGGAAATGGTAGTATTCCAAGTAAAATTATAACAGATCCAGGTGAATTAGCTCAATTAAAAAATTATGAAGATGAACATGATGATCATAGGTTAGGGTTATTAGATTATGATTTAGTCTCTGGATGTGAAATTGCTAGAGTACCTGCTATTTATAGACCTTCTTTTGAGGCAGATTTAGATCAGTCTATTCAAGATATTTTAGGTATTAGTACACAAGATCAAGGAATTGTATTTAGAGATACTACTCAATTAGAAAATATTAATCTTATACCCGAATTAACTATAGAAGCTAATTTAAAAGATAATGTAAATATATTTGATAGTTTACCTTTAGATAAGATATTCATAAAAGAAGGTATGAAAGATGAATGGCGTTTAAGAAGATGCCCTGGTGTACCAAGATATATGCATTTTGATTTGTCAAGTACTGGTGAATGTGATACAGGTATTTGTATGTTGCATAAAGAATATAAAATCAATGAAATAACTAGAGAAAAAGAAACAATGTATGTAGTTGATTTTATTATATATGTAACAGCTAAAAATATGACAGATCTAGATGCAGTACAAAACTTTGCTATGGAATTAGTTACAAGAGGACATATACCTATTCATACTATATCTTGCGATCAATTTCAATCTGCTTTAACATTAAATAATTGGGAACAATCTAAGCTCTTTGATAAAGTAGAAAAAGTATCTGTAGACGTTAAATTAGATCCATATTTAAATGCAGCTGCTTTAATAGAAAATGGAAAAGTTAAAGTAGGTCAATGTGAAAAGCTTAAAAGAGAACTAGAAGCTTTAATCATTGATAGAGGTAAAGTAACAAGGACTACTCAATTAAAAGATGGAGCAGATGTACTAGTAGGTGCTATATTTAATGCTCAAATGAACTATTTAGATGTACCGCAAAATGAATATTATGAAAAAGAAGAAATTCAGAAAGAAATTCAATATGATAAATATATAAATACAGAACAAGAAGAATTAATTGATTTGTAAACAATTATAGTAGTTCTATTATTAAAAGATAATATATTTTTAATACATAAACAATCCCCGGTATATATTTATCATGGCATTACATACATTAAATGAAATTCGTAATTTAAATGATCCACTAAGACAGTTTCAGGTTAAATTTACTATATCTGAATGCCCTGCTATGAAATTAGCTAAACTTCAACAAAAAACATCAGATGCTCTTACAAGTTGGATGAGTGATAATAGAGGTGAAAATAAATCAACAGTACATGCTGAAACCTTAGAATTACGTTGTACATCTTTTACTTATCCTGGTACTAAACTAGGTCAAAGTAGTACAACTATCGCTGGATTTCGTCGTAAATTAGGTACTATTCAAAATAAATCAGGCGTTTGGGCTTGCAAAATTACAGAAGATCAAAACGGAGGAGTACTTAATATAATACAATCATGGTGTGATTTAATTCATAATCCCATGGTAGGTACAAGAATTCCTTCTAGTTATTATGTATCTAGTTGTGTAGTAGAATTTTTACCGGCATTAAAGGATATGAAAGATAATCAAAACATTACTAGAAATATTTGGTTAAAAGGTTTTTATCCAATAGAATATACAGTAGGTCAAATTGATGCAAGTAGTTCGGCTCCAGTAGAAATAGAAGTTAAATTTAATTATGATTGGTGGACTGAAACAGCTACAAGTATATCTGCACTAAGTTTAACATAAAGGTATAAAATAATATGTCATTAAGATTTACAAGCCAACTTAATATTGATAATTTACCTGATGAACAGCTTAATGATCAGTTTGAAGTTATTATGCCTGAATTAGATTTAACTTATGTACCTAGAAATAATACAATCGAAGCAAATTCAGGACGAAGTTTTTGGTCATCTATAACAGGTATGAAGTATCGTCCAATTGTAGAAGAAATTACATTCGGTTTTAAAAATTTTACTACAGACACACGCCGTATTCGTACAGGTTGGTATAATGTTCCTCGTGATATTGAAAGCTATCATGATGTTAAGCTTACAATGTTTTGTCCATCTACTATGGAAACACAGCATTACTTAGAAGCCTGGCGTAGATTAATGTTTAATGATGCTGGTGAATATTATAATTCATTTAGATTATATAAGAAGAATATTGAAGTAATTGTATATGGTCCAGGAGGTTCAGGTGTAGTTGGTAATGGACTAGGCTTATTAAATAATTATTTAAACACACAATCTAGATATACTTTACAAGGATGTTTTCCATATAAAGAACAAGATTTTGAATTACAATATACAGATGATCCAAAAAGAATGCGTATATTAGCTTGGTTTAAAGTAGATAACATTAAAACAGAAACACCAAAATCAAGTGCGGGAAGTCTTATTTCTTCTCCATCAGCTATGATAGGTAATGTATTATCTGGTTTAACAAGTGAATCAGAATATGATATATCTGCTACTTATGGTGGAAGAATAAAAAGTACGAGTAAAAATTAAAAAAGGAGTAAATAAATGGCTATAGAATATAAAGCTACGGATCTACCGGGTAAGATTGCTTATGAAAAACAATTTAATGTTTCAATAAGAAGTATTACCCCAATTGAACAAAAATACATCTTATCACTATCTCAAAAGGAACAAAAAACTACTAAGGATTATTTTGATTTTTTAAAAAAATTAGTAGTTATTGATAATCCAGAAGTTACTTTTGAAGATTTATATTGGTATGACGTTCAATATTTACTTTATAAAATTCGCTATTTAACTTATGCTAAATATCCTATTAAGCTAGGTTTCACTTGTGATGATTGTGGAAACGAGATCAAAGTAGATTTAGATATTGGTGCATTAAAAATTGATGAACCGAGTAAACCTGTTTATACTATTAATTTAGACGTATTAGGTGAAACTAGAATCCGTCATAAAACAGTTAAAGATGATTTAATGATCGAAGCTTTTATGAAACGTCGTAAATTAGATGAAACTGATATACAAGCTAGATTATTATTAATTGATTTATGTTTAATTTCTAACGGTAAATCATTAGAAGAAATGTATGCTTTAGCTGAGCAAGGCGATATTACAGCTTCAGATATTGCACAAATAGAAGAGTGGATAAGTAAAGAAGTTTGGGGTATTGATGAAAATATCAATATCAAATGTAACCATTGTGGAAAGGAGGTCTCTAGAGGATACATGTTATCTATAGAGGACTTTTTTTCCGTTGTTTACTGAGACTGATATAAATGAAAGATTATATTGGTTAGTATATCAATTACATCTTTCCTATGAAGAATTAATGAATACTCCATGGGAAGTTATAGAATGGTTATATAACAGGCATTTACAACAGTTAATTGATGAACAAAAGAAACAAGAAGAACGACTTAATAAGTTTATATAAGAGAAGTAATCATGGTGAAGATAAAAACAACTAATGATGATAGTAGTAAAAATATACTAGTATTAAAATCAAACTTTGAAGAATTGCTTAAAACTTTAAAGCAAACCAATGAACTTTTATCTTCTAAAACTGCTTCTACTAAAACTACTACAACTACTAAAGATGATACCAATAATAAAAAAGCATTGGCTAAGGAAATTGCACAAGAATTAAGTAAAAACAAATCAATTAATGAGTTTAGACAAATTGCACTTGGTGGTATAACGGGTATTTCACCTGCTCTTATTGAAAAATTAAGTATTGATAAAGTTATTCATACAATTACTAAACATAGTTGGAATAAAGTTACTGGTTTATTTAAAAGTGACAAAGACAATAAAATAGGTTCGGCAATAGAAGCTAATAAACAAGCTCCTGTTACAAATCGTTTAGATAAAATAATTGGATATTTAGCTTTTTGGAAAAAGAATTCTACTCAACAAATCGGAGACAAAGAAAAAAGAGAAAGTTTTTTGGCAAAACTAGGTAAATTTATACTATTAAATATAGGTACGCTAGGTAAAATTGCAGCAGGGGTAGTTTTACTTAGAGGAATTTCTATGGCCGTACGTAAAATTGCAGAAAGGCTTCATATAGATTTAGACGAAGAACCAGAAACTTTTGCAGGTGCAGTAGGTACTGGAGCAAAAAATGTTGTAGAAGGAGCAAAAAAAGGAGCCGGAATAGCTAAAAGATCTGCTGTAAATCAAAGAAAATCTATATCTGCAATAGAAAGAAGTATAAATGATACAATTAGATGGCAAGAAGAAACTGGTAGATTTACTCCTTCTGAAAGAGCTTTTGCATACAAAGCGGATGAAAATATTGATGCTCTAGCTAAGAAAAAAGGTATGTCCACAGAACAAATTACTAGATTAAAAGAAGCTCGTGCTAATTTAACTGGAACAAATTCATATATAAAAAATAACTTTACTCTTGAAGAACAAGGTAGAATTGGAAAGGCTGCGGAATCAGGAATACGCAAGGGTAAATACACTTGGGTAGAAAGTCTATTACCTAAAACTAAGAATGGTGTTCCTATTACTAGAATGAAAGGCGGTTTAAGAGCCTTGTTAGGAACTACAGAGGGTGGAATTATTGCAAGTAGTTTAGTCGGCGCTAGTAAACTATTACAACTTGCTTCAATAGCAGGTATAGCACTCGATGCAGGAATTTCAGGATATAACTATTTTAATGCATCAACTCAAAAGGATGAAGATAAAGCACTAGGTGGATTTGCAGCTAGAATGGCAGGAGCTTGGGGAGGTGCAAAAATAGGTGGTGCAATAGGTGCATTAGGAGGACCTTCTGCATGGTTTACAGTTCCTGCAGGCGCACTTATCGGTGGTATTGGTGGATTATTTGGAATGGATTGGCTTGTTAATAAAGGTATAGATGCAAAATATGATAGACTTGCAGCAAAAGGTTTATATTATTCATCTAAAGGTTCTACATTTGATTTAACTAATCCTGCTATGCAACAATGGGCTAATCAAGGATTTGGTTTTACTACACCTATTAGAAAAGATGAGCAAATTTATGAAATTGACTCTACTATGAATAGAACCGATTTAACAGCAGATCAAAAATCACCAATAGAAGATGTAAAAACAGAAGCACATAATACAAACACTATTTTAGACAGAATTTATGATTTACTAGCTAGAGAATTTAATCCAGATAGCTGGTGGAGTCAATTTAGATCAAATATCGATCCAAAAACTGGTCAAGCTGTCGATATGTCTGGAAACATGAATAATATTGGTGTACCTTCCATCAGTTATGTATTAAATAAAGGTAGATAAACTATGGCAACAATAGGACCAACAGAAGCAAAAACTGCAACAGAAACTAAAACTAAAAAGCAAAGTATAGATCCACATGCATTAGTTACCGAAATGGATAAGTTTCATAAAACATATCACTCTGGTGTAGTACCTTCTATGTTTAAAGCATTGGATTTTTCTGATGTTTCAATTTATGGTCAAGATAAGAGTAATAGCACTGATTATGCTGATGAACGTTTTCGCCATTTCCATCAAATGCGTTTATATATACAATATGGAAAAACTAATCATCATAATAAAGCATTAGATCAACAGGTTATGATTGTATCTAACTTACCAGAAAAAGTTAGTTATGCATTAAATTCTAAATGGGAAGCCCCTTTAGATTTTGGTGATGCTGCAACTAATTTATTAATACAAATGGGTTCACAAGTACTTGATTCAGATAGAAAAATCATTCCTTCTGGTACATTACGTGTTTCAAGTCTTAAAGTATGGCAAAAAACAGAACCATTATCTTTAGAATTAACTATTCCTGTATTAGACGATACAAATAGTAATTCTGGCACAAATTTAGTCGAAGCTTTAGAAATTCTTGGTTCATTATGTTTACCAAGATATAGCAGTGAAGATAGTATGGGATTTTATACACCTCCTCCTTCTTCACTATCTTATAAATTACACTATACTAGATTCTGGGAAGGTTCAAATAGACCTGAAGACTTTGAAATGAGTGTTGCAAATAAAGCAAGGATTATATTACAATTAGGAGGTATTTTATTAGTTGATAATTGTATTATTGAAAGTGTAGCAGTAAATTATCCTAATACAAAAGCTCAAATTATGCATAAATATGATGTAAATGAAGGTGATGAAATATTTGGTGAAACAGGTCATAAATATTTACATCCTTTATTAGCTGAAGTACGTTTAAAAATAAGTACTTTAGAAGCGCTTACTTCTGATGTATATAGTGAAATGTTGTGGGCTAGATCAGATAAGCAAGCAGGTCAAGGTACAGTACAATCAGATTTATCTACAATTACAAATCCATTAAATTCATTAAGAAATTATATGCTAGCTGAACCAAAAGCCAGTGATGGTAAACCAATACAATTACCAGAATCATCCCCAGATGGATATCAAACACCCCTTGTTCCAAATCAAATAGGTGAAGTTCCATTTGATCCACCATTAGGAGGTTAAATTTAAATGATAAAAAATAAAAATAATGTTCTTTTTAGCTCTTTCTTTCAAGATAGAATTCTTGATAACAATGGTATTTCTGTTACAGATATAAATGCCGGTTTAAAGAATTTATATGTACAGTATAATGACTATAAAAATAAATTTACAGATAGCGAGCGTTATTATGTATTAGAGCAAGAGCATGGCTATCCTGATTTAGTTGCTAAGAATAGTATATTAGCAGATCAAGAGTATTGGTGGTGGGTATTACTTATTAACAATTTGGTAAATCCTATGACAGATATTAAATCTGACTGGGTATATTCAATCGTAGACATTAATCAAATTGGTAATTTTATTAATAATACTAATGAAAATATTAGTTCAAATAATAATAGATTAGGTAAAGTAGTTGAGCTAAATTAAAATGAATATACAAAGTGCTTATACTGTAAATATTTTTATCGATGGTTTAGATATTTTTCAAGCGCCTGGTACTAGCTTATTGGATGCACGTATTTTTGAATCTATAGAAGATCCTATTCCATATTGTACTCTAACTTTAAGTGTACCAGTAGTATGGATAAATGAACGTTCAATAGTAGATGGTACAAGTATTAGATTTGATATTAAATCAGAATTATATGAATTAGCTGAAAGTCTATATTTTAGATTATATGATATTAAAGAAATTAGTATTAATCAACAGTTTTGTAAAATAGAATTAAATGGTATATTAGATTTTCATCCGGGTTATAGATATTACTCGCAATTTAATCTATATGGATCAAGTTCTGATGTATTTAAAGAAGTTGCAAGACAATTTAAATTAGCAAGTAATATTGATCAAACAAATGATTATCAGTTGTGGGCATCTGGAACTAATAATTTATATAACCATTTAGGGAATATAACAAAGTTTGGTTGGGTTGATGAAACTTCTGCTATGTTCTGGTGTTTTGATAGGCACAAAATCTTAATGTATAAAAATTTAACAAATATATTAAAAACTAAAAGTAAAAGTAATTGGATGTTTACACAACTTCCACGATTATATAATAAAAAAAATAAAATTTATGGGTATTCTTCAGCTATAGTTACAATTCCTTCTGGTACAGAAAACTTATTACACGAAGGTTATGGTGGTGATGATAAATATTTTGATACAGTAGCTTATCAATGGAAATATCCAGCCGCAAAAAAAGTAGTAGCAGAAAGTAATTTAATTAATATTAGTAAAGAACTATCACAAGGCTTAGCTACAAATTGGTATCCATTTGATGTAGGCAATTTCCACAAAAATTATTGGTTAGCAAGAAAACAAAATGCTCGTATATTATCTACATATTCTACAAATGTTATTTTACAATGTGAATATTTAATGAATTATCAACTAGGACAAGTTATTAGCTTTGCATTAATGGATAGCCAAGATATTGAAAATACTGTAAATATGGCTACTGGTAATTATATTATTACAAATATTGATATTCGTATAACTACACAAGCTGTTACTTCTACCCTCAAATTAACTATGCAAGGATTAAATGGTCAAGCTCTTACAAGAGAAACATATTAAAAGGAGTTAATTATATGCATCAATTAGATAATACTTTTGAAAAATATGAGAATCCTTTTTTTATTGGTACCGTAGAAGATAATAATGATCCTACGTATAATTATCGAGTAAAAGTAAGAATAGACCAAATTCATTCTAATACAGTAACTACAGATCAATTACCATGGGCAGCTAAAGTAGATAGTAGTTTTATGGGTATAGATGGATCTACAATATTACATTCTATTCCAGAAGTTGGAAGTAAAGTATTAATTTTAGCGGTCGGTAATAATATTAATTCATTAGTTTATTTAGGTTGTTTATATAAAAAAACGAATAGTACTCCTTCTAGTAATAATTATTTAAATAGTTATGGTATATTTGATCAAAATGGTAATTTTATTAAATTAGATAAAGTACAGCGATTATTACAATTAGTTTGGGCAGGTAAAATAGACATAAGTCAAATTGAAGAAATGAATATTATTGTAAATGGTAATGTTAATTTAACTGCTTCTACAACAAATATAAAAAGTAATGTAAAAATAAACGGTACTCTAGATGTTACTGGTATGATAAAATCAGAAAGTGATGTAAGAGCAAACAAAGGTTCAATTGGTTTAATGACGCATACTCATCCAGGTATCTTCCCAGGTCCGAGTTCAACAATGGTTGGAGAAAATTAACATATGTCTATGGCAGCTGGATTATCGTTAATGCTAAAATTGGGTAGTAAACTTAATAGTATTTCAGTTAAAGGAATACCATTAGACAATATAAAAAGTGCTTTAAAAACCGCAGCAATGTCATCTAATATTTTTGCGTTAAAAATAGACAGTGGTGAAAAACAAGGCTGGTTAATAAAAGAAGCAGTGCCAAATAATAACCCAATAATAGTTGATCCAAATGGTACTACTATAAATGATACACCTAAATCTTTTAATTCGGAAAGCGAAGCAAAAGCATACCAAACAGCTAATAATTTATATACTTATACATATAATGAAACTAGATCTTCAACAATATCTGTTACTGCTTTAATGAAAACAAATCCTGCTGCAAAAACTAATGTAAATATAATGGCAGATAAATTAGGACCAAACTGTAAAATTGAGAATGAAAGAACCTGGGGATTTGATTCAGGGGCAAGAGCACCTACGGCTACTGAATTTCAAACTGTAATTAAGAATACAATATTAGCTGCAGGAAAATAGATTATAAATTAGATTTTATTTATTAAATATATTATAATTTATAAGTTCTATTTTATAAAGATTTAACAAGAATTCCCTTATAAAATTTTTAACAAATCATGGCTTATAACGATTTAAATACCCATTTTTTAAATAAAGTTTATACCGATCCACTACTTGGTAAATTATTACCAAAAAGTAGTGTAAATGAATTATATCCTACAGTGGCAAATATAGAATCTATAAAGCAAGGTATTGAACGTTTATTAATGACACCAAAAGGTAGTAATCCTTTTAATCGTGAATATGGATCTAGTTTATATTCATTGTTATTTGAAAATATAGCTAATGTTAGTGAAATTGAAACATTTCTATATATGGATATTACTAATTGGGAACCCCGTATTAGTTTATCTAGAGGTGATATTTCAATTATACAAATAGATAAAAATACATATAAAGTAAATTGTGAATTTCGTTTAATCGGATCGAATACAGTAAGTAGTTTAAGTACTACTATAACAAGAGAGTAATCAGCATGAAATTAGATAGTATAGTTTATGATTATGGTACATTACAAACTGCTATTGCAGATAGTTTAAATGCAGAATCAAGTACATTTAAAGCCATTTATCCTTCTGATACAGCGACTAGTTTAGTAAATGTATTGGCTAGTTATGGCTCCATGTTACAATATCAATTAGTTTCTAGTATGGCTAATATGTATATGGACTCTGCGTTTTCAGAAGCAGGTATTTATCAATTAGCTGAAACTCTTGGTAATAGATTACATGGTAATATTTCTTCTCAAGTATATTGTAATATCACACGTACTAATTTAAAAGGTATTAGTAATATTATTATTCCAGCTGGATCTACTTTTAAAGTTGAAGATTTATTATTCTTTAATCCTGATTCAATTGTTTTTCCATTAGAAATTAATAGTTTATATAATGTTAAACTAGTACAAGGTACATTACAAACAGTTGAACAATATTCATCTGGTATTTCTGGTGAAAAAATTTATTTCTGTGATGATTTTAGATGCAACACAAATATGGTAAAAGTATTTGTGAATGGTGTACAATGGGAAATCACTGATTCATTTTTACCATATGTTGTAACAGATACTTCTATTGCAGCAGAAACCCAAGTAGTAATTGTTAAAACAGATGCAGATGGTAGAACATATGTAAAATTTGGTAATAATACCAATGGATTAATTCCACCTACCAATTCAACTATTCGCATTGAATATGTAACTAATGAAGGGGCTAATGGTAATTTAAATAATAACGAATTAGATATTCAATTAACCACACCAATTTATTATACTAATTCACAAAATACGCGTGAACAATTAACTGTTGATATTACTGCGATTACTACTGCTTCAGGTGGATTTAATACTCAATCTATTGAAACATTACGCGAGTCTTCTCCTTACACATTTGCTTCTGGACAAAGAGCAATTAGACGTAATGATTATAAAACAATGTTACTAAATCATTGTGGATATTTAACCACTAACGTTTGGGGCGAATATGAAGAAGCCGCAATTCAAGGTGGTTATGATAAAATCATGATGAACATGGTTTATTATACAGGTATTAAATCTATTCAAAAATATGATTTACAACCTGTTAAATTAATTGAAATCAGTCCTACAGAAATCAATTATTCGACTTCTGCAGTATATTCAGTTGAAGGTAATATTAATAGTGCTCGTGGATTCTTAGGGTCTTATATAATTGATATTTCTTCTTTTGATAGTGATGGTTTACCAATATCTGTAAAATATCGTGATAATGATGGAACAGGTATTTTAGTATGTGATCCAAGTGTAAATTCTAATTTGGTTAATTTTGAATCACAAATTTATCCTTTAAATGATTTAATTACAGATACAGTTGCCATTGATACTAATCAAAAATTGGTAGAATCAAGTAATAACCCTGCATTATTAAATATGGAAGGAAAAGAATTTATTAGTAGTGGTGTAACTGAAGATGAACAACCAAGCTTAATTACTTTTGATAATCCTTTCCAAATAAAATTAGATTTCCAAAAGAAAATAAGCATTACAGGATTTGCATTTAAATCTCCTTCTACAAGTGAAAATTATCGTAAGTTTATGCATCAATTTGCTATTTATGGTACAAATGAAGACAATGCTTCTTATGATAACGTAAAAAACAATACTAAATGGCAAAAATTAACAGGTATGCATATTTTCGATACTGATATTGCTTTAAACAGTTTCTCTGATTGGGTTACTACAAATGTATATAGTCCTGGTACAGCTATTGAAGAAAATGAAGATTTATCAGAACAATGCGCAGATACACCACAATCTGTATTTGTAATTTCTCCTTCTTTATTAGAAGAAGAATACAGTTATTCAGTAAAAGTAAATCAAGAAATGAAGCCTGCAAATGAATATTCAATAGATAAAGATGCTGGTACACTTACATTTGCTACACCTGTTCCAATGGGTAGTAATGTAATTTTATATGGTACATTATATGACTGGGCTAGATATAAACATTATTTAATTGAAGTTTATACTATTAAAGATTCTTCTATTAAATCACCAAGAGTTGTAGCATTAAACCAAATTAAAGCCATTTATAAAGAATCTAGCTCTACAATTAATTATACAAAAAATAATGCAATTAATTTAAATCTACCTATAGTTTCTGCAAGTAATGTAGTTGAAGCATATACTATTCCTGGTATACCTCAATTAAGTAGTGGATGGTTAGCAGATAAAAATGGTAATCTAATAACACCAGATATTGGCAAGATATATCATGTTCATGATAGTAATACATTTAATACTACAGTACGTATAAGAACAGCAGGTAGTGGATTTACAGTAGGCGATAAATTAAACTTACAATATTATTTTTATACTATTCAAAGATATGCTGAAAATAATGGTAGTAACTATTTAGTTGGTGAAACATTTAAACTTAATGGTAAAGACGCTATTATTACAGAAGTAGATGCTTTTGGTGGAGCTAAATCTGCTGAATTTATTGGTTTAAATAAATATGGCAGTGATAATATGGCTTCGGCAAGTAATATTTCTATGGATCCAGGTAGTTATATAGGTCATGGTACAGGTGCCAAATTTGATGTTTATAGCACTAAAACTCCACAGATTTATGTAGAAGATGGTTCAGCTATTATAGCTAAAGTTAAGACAGTAAATGGTAGTGGTGGTATTACAGCATTAGATACGACTTCGTATATTACTGCCTATGATGCTACAAACACTACTGCTATTTCTAGCATAAAATCTGATAATACTACAACAAATGCATATTTTAATGCTACTTCTGTATTAAACACTACATTATATAATGATAAAGTGTTCTTATTTAGAGATGGAGCATATGTTGAAAACGATACTATCTTGACTAAAGAATTAGGTTTACCCGAATCTATGCAGTATTATGAATATGATGTTAAGATTAGTGGATTAACAGAAGAAAATCAATATCGCACTGGTAATATTGTTCAATATTCAACAATTATTGATAATACTACATATATATTCCAAATACAAATAATTAATATTACTTCAAAAGATTATTTAATCAGTTTAGCTACAGATACTACTTATCCTAGTTATATTTTAAGAGGTAAAAGTGGTATTAAAGTATCAGGTGGGGATTTAACAAACATTGTAGGTTCTGGATCTGGTGGTAAAATTACAATTACATCTACAAGTACAGTAAATGTATACGGTAGTTATACAGGTAATTTCTATTCAAATACAGATATTCAAGCATTTGATTTACCTATTATAAATAAATATAATCACTTTACTACATATCTTGAATTCAAACAACCTCATATTAAAAATATTAAAATTGAATTAAATGTAGAATATGAGAATATTGTAACATATCAAGAAGTTAAAAATAATATTATCACTGCAGTTAACCAAATGTTTGATTTAAAACCTTTCTCAATTGGTAGTACACTAAATGTATCAGATATATGGAAAACAGTAAATAATATTAAAGGAATTAAACGCTTTAATGTTATTACTCCTTCTGATAACATTACCTGCTTGCCATATGAGTTATTAACATTACCTGCAGAAAACTTGATTATTAATGATATTCTTAACAATGAGTATAAATAATGTCTGATTTCAATAAAATATCTGTAAATAGTACATTAAGTGTAACACAAGCTAATCAAGCCACTTTGTGTTTTAGTGACGGTAAAATATTAGCAAATGATAAATATAGTATTGCTAATAGCCAAGTTAATTTAATAGATACTAGTTTAAATACTTTGAGTGTCTATTTTAATAATGGTGTAGCAAATACTTACTTATTCAGAACAGGTTTGTATGAACCTAATACTACTTTACCGAATATAGATATTAATGGTACCCCTGTTGAATTAAATCAAGTATTAGTATTTATTGATGGTGAATTACAGCTATCTTCTGCATATACTATTATACCAAGTAATAATAATAACAATGGTGGTACTATTACATTTACACAACCATATAGTGATACCCCAGACAAAACTTTTGAAATAGTAATATATTCAAGTAAAGTTAATTTTATTAGAAATTCATATAATCATGATGAAATTTTTAATTTAGTTAAAAGAGATCAAAATAATGCATATAGTGTTAGAAATGAGCAAGATTTTTTATTATCTTTACCAGTAGTATATGATAAAGCTAATACATTATTATTTATTAATGGTGTACAAGTTCCTTTTAATGCTATTCAAAAAGACATTGCCGAACCAAATGTAATAAAATTAAATATTAAAGAAACTTTAAACGAAATAGAATATTTTGAAATTGTAAAATTTGTTAATAATAACACAACTTCTGTTAATTTTACAACAAGTTTTGGATATTTAACTTATGGTCCATATGATGATTTTAATGTAAAAATACCAAAATTATATAATTTAATTTTAAAATTTAAAGATCAAACTAAATTACTCATTGATGATTTAAGACCTGGCTTTATACTTTATTCTAAACTTTGTAATGGTATTGCTGTTATAGTTGATACCAATTATGAAAATCAGCAATTAAAAGCAATACAAATACAGCCTTTTTCTTATTATGAATTTACAAAAGATCAATACTATATTGAAGTACCTGAAACTACAAGTATATTAAATTATTTATCTGTCTTCGATAAAAGATACACATTTTTACCAGAAATATTATCCTGCTTTCAAAGAATTCTTTTAGATGAATTACAAGATAGTATTCAAAGATTAAAAAATAGTAGATCAATTCAAAAAGTAGATTCTTCTCAAATTAATAATTTACTAAAGTTATTAGGTTTTGATGGAAATATTAAAACACTAACACACAAACAGCGTAGAGAATTAATAGAAGAATTAACAGAATTTTATAGAATAGTTGGTACAAGAAATTCATATAATCTTGTTAATATTTTACAAAATGATTTAAAATTAATTAATATGAAACAATTATTTACACCATTAGGTAGTGTAAATAAAAGTAAAAGAACTATTTGGAGTTATAATACAAAAATAGATACAGGAAACGGTGGTAGTGGTTATAAAGTTGGTGATTATTTACGTGCTATCACAGATCGAGATCCTATCGATATTATTGTTACAGATGTAGATGGAAATGGAAGTATTAAAGAAGGAGCTCGAATTGGTTATACACAAGAAACTTTAGATGGTTATACTGAAACTAATGGTGATTTTCCATTAGAAAGTGGAATATCTGCCTTCTTTAATATTAGCACTCCAAATACAACTTATGATTATGATTGGTCGATTAGAGATGATGGAAATGTTAACTTTTCTGTGGGTCAAAAATTTACTAATCATACTAATAAGTATTCATTAATTGTAGATGAAGTAGATAGTAATGGTAAAATTATTAGATTTACACCAAATCCAAAAAGTGGTTATAATAGAATTAGTCTTTCTGCATTAGATTTTTATTTAAATCATTCTAATATTTTACAATTAAAAGTTACAGCTAGTCACATTGAAGAAGATAAATATTTAATTGGAGAATGGACTACAGGTGGGCAAGGTATTAATTTAGTACTAGAACCAGGTACATATTTAATTGAAGTAGCTGGTGCAGGTGGAGCAGGGGCAGCAGGAGATTCACGCTATGATATAGTAAATGATATAAAAGCCTACAATGGATATAATGGAGAATTAAAAACTATTTATAAATCATTTACTTCTACAACTACAATTACTGGAAAAGTTGGTCAAGGCGGTGGTAAAGTATTTGCAATGGGACATGGTGGAACAAATGCCGAAACTAAAGGTAGTGGTTATCATGATGGTAAAATGGGTATGCTTTACCATGAAATCGGATTCTTTGACTATTATCCAACATATTTTTACGCAGGAGGTCAAGGAGGAGGTTCTTCGGGTATAGAAGTCGAGGGTGAAACTATTATAGAAGCTCGTGGTGGTAATGGAGGTGACACTGAGGTTTCTATAGTTGCACAATTAAACGCATGGATAGCTCAAGGGGGAAAATATGATGAGAATTATGTATATGATCGTACCACAGTAAAAAGTGGTTGGGGTGGTGATGGCGGCGGTGGTGGATATAACATAGCCGGTGGTCAAGGTGGAAAAGGTGGAAAAGGTACACAACCATATGGAAGTTTCTGGTCAGAAGAAGGTAAAGATGGCTGGATCAAAATTTGGAGATTAAAGCATAGTTATAGCTTCGAAATCACAGGAGATACAAGTGGAGTTATAGACAATGAGCAATTCTTTACTGTTGATACATTACCAAGTGGATATAAAGAAACAATTTCACAATTTATAGCTACTGCACATAAAAACGGATCGGCTACTTATTGGGATTATACACCTTCAAAAGGTTGGTATCCATTTAATAATACTTATACAATCCTATCTAAAGCAAATCCTAAAATTATAGTAGATATAGATTCACACTTTATAAAAAATAATTATAAAATTGAATTATTAGGTGATATTGCATATATGAAGATTGGAGATGTATTTAAAAATAATAATACCGATCCATCTAAAAACTTTACCTATACCATAACAGAAATTGATAGATCTATAAATAAAGTTTTCGGTATATTTTCACCGATGAGTGGAATAGATTACTTAAATATTACTAATGAACCAGCAAGTGTAGATACTGGAACAAATGGTATATTAACAGTAAATTCTTTAAGGGCTACACAAAAGAATGAAGATCGATGCTATATTGATTTTTATACACAAGATGAATTAATTGATCCATCTAAAGGTGAAGGTATTCAAAAAGAATATCGTATTAATCAAACAAACTATGGTTATATAAATGAAGGTACACCAAATTCGCCATATTTCTGGCAAGTAGGTTTTCCAGATATAGATTATGGTAATATTTCAGATACCCCAGAAACAGTTATTGATTATGGTTTAATTACAGATAAAATCGAAGGTACTTGGTTAGAATGGGTTAAATGGGATAGAGGTTCTCAATGGTATCCAACTAATCATGTTAATCTAGAAATGAAATTACCAGCAGGTGTTGACTTTAATTCATACATAGATACATTTGTTGAACAATTCTATAATCTTGCTTCTACAGTAGTATTTATTCAAACAATCATTGAATCATTCTACTTTGGTAAAGATATAACAGGAAATACCACTGAAAATGCTACTACAGAAAATAACGGTGCATGTTTTGGTATTGTTACAGGTGCACCAGTATCTGAAGAAGTAATGACGGTATCTTCCGATCCATTATTAC